ACTTTGCAGAGCCTTACTATGTACAAAATCATAAAACCTTACACATTGTTAGCGACCGCGATGCAATGATGATAGGGCTACATGCAAACAATCTACAGCAATACTTGGATAACCAAAGCCTCTAATTACCAAGTACCCATACCGTTCCACGTATATTCAAAACTGTAATCATCCCACGTGTAACCTTCGTTGTCTGGATGTTGTACAAATTTATAATAGTGTGTTGCTGACCAATTGCCCATTGCGTCAATTTTAAATTTATGATTAGCTGTATAGTCGCATGCAAGCCTATCGCTCCACTCACGTAAATCTGCTTCAGGGTCATAAACTATTTCAATTTCATACTCGCCTAATGCTCTCCATAATGAACGCAACAATGGCCAGATTTCATTCACAATACTATCGGCAAATTTATTAATGTTAGGTGTAATTATATTGTAATTAAATTCTTCATATGGAATTTGTTGAGGTTGTATATTTTTTTGATCATACTTAATATTGTATAACTTTAATAATTCAGGTCTTTCTGCACCAAAGAATGGAGTCGTTGAATGCAGGTGTTGAAGGAAAATTAAGAATGATTTTTGTCTAATTAATCGATGAAGTTTAGTATTAACTAAGTCATTTGTAGTCCATGCTTTTTGAAATCTATGTGGAAATATATTAAACTTTTCACCATACATAGTCACTTCGGCACCAGGGCTTAACATCATAGTAATGCCGGGGCTAACATTAAACAGATTATAGTTACGTATGCGCCACACTAATGTTAATGTATCTGCAAAGCCTTGTGGGTCTTCACTAGGAAATCCAATAATCCATGTTGTTGAATGTTCTATACCTACTTCGCTTCCGTGTCGTAAGTTATCCTCAATTTCTGTTACATTAACACCTTTCTTCATATCATCAAGTACACGTTGACTGCCTGATTCGACTCCATAATTAAGTTGATGACAGCCACTTGCTTTTAGGTCTTTAAGATATTCAAAGTCCATTCTGCCATCGCATCGTGCATATCCTTGCCACTTGATTTTTAGATTACGTTCCACTACACCTAATGCAAATGCACGTAATTCTTTAAGATTGCCATTTACAAGACTATCAATGAACCATACAAAATCAATGCCATAAGTTTGGTATTGTATTTCTATTTCGTTTAATACAGATCCTGCCATGCGTCCACGATACTTCCAGAAATGCACTTCTGTACAGAACACACACTTAGCAACACAGCCACGGCTTAACTCACTGCTAATACCGTTAGACATTTCGTAATCAGTCAAGTCATAATGACTGTAATCTGGAAAAGGTAAACTATCTAAATCTAATCGTGTTTTTGGTGCTACTAAAAATTTATCCATTATAGGTTGGTTATTTTCTATACTGTCTAGTAGATTTAATAGTATCTGCTCGCCTTCACCTTGTACTAAATGATCATAAAACTTTTCTGTATACCTAGACGGAGAACCTGCTTGTGGGCCGCCAGCAATTATTTTAGCATTAGGTAACAGTTGACGCAGTTTAAGTGCCATCCAATTTGCAGGGACTTCGTTTGTATAGTATAAACAAAATCCTACTACATCAGGTTTACTAGCGGCTATACTTTCTACATACTCTTGTAGTATTGGCTCGAGATATTGATGAATTTCTCTCATGTATTCTTTGCCAGCCCACATCCACTCTCGACTAGGATGCCAATAATCCAATGGTGCTATTTCTTTAAGTCGTTTCCACGATTTAACATTTACATCTAATACAGTAGTATCGTACCCTGCCGCACGTGTTACACCGGCTAAGCGTGATAGGTTGTATGGCGGAAAATATACACCCCATTCCGGAACCATTACTAATGTTAATTTAGTATTTCTAGTTACTTCATTTAATTCAATTGGTATAAGATTGTGCTGTGGCGTTTTTCTAGCCATAGACATCATTGATTTGATCATTACCCAATCTTTACTTTCTGGGTCGTTGGATGGTAGTTCTTCAGCTAAGTTATTAAACTTACTGTCTGGGAGGATTGGGATGATTGCCATATACATATTTACGCTATATATAGCGCCGGTATAAATTTTATAACGATTGACTTTTAAATATAATTGTGTTATACTGGTTGTGTAATAAATAAAATTCAAGGAGTAACGTATGAAGAAAACACTTTTAGCATTACTGTTAGCATCACTTAGTACTACTGCATTTGCAGATGGACGTTATGGGCGCGGCTATCGTGGCCACGGAGGTGGTGGCGGAAATGTATTACTTCCGTTAATCGTTGGAGGTACATTAGGTTACATTATTGCACAGCCGCGTCAACAAACAATTATTGTACAAGAACCACAATATGCTCCACTACCAAGCTATGTACCTGCAAACGAACCAATCTACCGTTATGAGAACATTTATGACGCAAATTGTAACTGTTATCGTCAGGTTTTAGTTCAAATCAACTAAGAGAATGTATGTGTGATAGTAACCAATTGCGTAAAGGCAAAATAAGTAGTTCCCTATTGGTTATTATTGCATAGTTGTGTTCTACTGTATCTTTAATAGTTTTTTGTACCACAGTTGGATCCATTTTACTCAAATTGATTATTTGTTGGACAGCTTTAGCAATCCGTAAATCGTCATCTACTTCGTTATCATACGATTCATCTATAATATCTCCAAATGTTTTAAATCCATATTCTCGTAATTTTTTTAAATGATGATATGCACTAAACATTACAAATAATCGTTTTGCAAGTAATGGCTTCACTGTTTTTTCAGTGAAAAATATAAACGAATTCCATTGAGTTTCTGCAACAATGCTGTAATAACTATTTTGATATACCCCTACCGGAAGTTGTCGCGAAATTGGATATACTATATGCGGCACTGTCGGGTGAGGAAATGTAGCCTGGTATGAATTAAACACGCCATTATTAAGTTCCTTAGCAAGCACAGCCTGGGGTTGCTCAAGAGTATGCAATTCAGGAGAATAATATATTGTTGATTTATTTGATAGATAGTCCAAATTATTTAACGATACCAACGATACATATGATTTATCTAGTAAGTTAGTTGTGCGCAATGCTTCGACTATTGTAGCTCGATGAGGTTTGTAAATCCCAAGTAATGCATCAAATAATTTTAATTTCGGTTCTGTGCCTGTTTCTGTATATGTATAATCGCAGGATGCCTCTATTAGAAATAACGGAAATATAAAAATTTTATCAGTGGTCAACGTTAAATTTTGTTTAATTGCACCAGTAACAATAATTACATTTTTGATAGAAAATCGTTCTCGGGTTAATTCTAAATATTCTTCAGGATCATCCCCGGGCAATATCTCTATATCAAAAATTATCAATAGATCAAACCTACTCAAATTGATAGTAGGAACACGCGAAATATCAAAACAATCGAGTACATAATTCGCTCCAATTACAGCTATTTTTTTATTAGATTCTGGTAATTGATTAAAGTCATCTAACCAATATTTTTTACAATAAGAAAAATTATTCCCTAAAATCTCATGTTCTGTTTTTTCATAGAGTGATAACGTATCGGAGATTTCAACTATTAATATATTATTGTGCATATAAATTATTTAGCCAGTCAATTAGTACTTGACTTCTACTGTAAAGAGTGTATAATAGCATTATTAGTTAGTTAATACACAGTGGAAGTTAAGTATGACATCATTAGTAGCTAGAGCAAGATCATTTGCTATCGAAGCGCATAGCGCAATCAATCATAAACGAAAATACACAGGTGACGACTACATTGTTCACCCTGCCGAAGTTGCGGCGATTGTTGCTACTGTTCCACACACAGACGAAATGCTAGCGGCGGCTTGGTTGCATGACACAGTAGAAGACACTGGTGTTACAATCGAAACTATCCGTGAAGAGTTTGGTCCAATTGTAGCAGGGTTGGTTGCTGACCTAACTGATGTTAGCACTCCAAGTCTTGGCAACAGAGCAATTCGTAAAGGTATTGACTTGGCACATACTGCAAGTGCAAGCCCTAGCGCAAAAACAATTAAACTTGGCGACTTAATTTCAAACACTGCAAGCATTGTTGCACATGACCCGGGCTTTGCACGTGTATATCTTAAAGAAAAAGCCGCAATGCTTGAAGTAATGACTGACGGTGATGCAACACTGTTGGCTCGTGCTAAAGCTACACTAGCGGCAGGACTTGCTAAACTAGAAGGCAAATAACGGTTGACAGATGACTGAATTGACTGTATAATGCTATACATACACTAACAACACAGGAGCAACAAATGGCTTATATTGGCGCACAAGATGTTAAAGCAATACGTGACGAACTTAAAGCAACTTTTCCTAAATTTAAGTTTGGTGTACGTAAAGGTTATGCAGGTAGTTCAGTTGATGTTACTATTAAACAAGGTCCAGTTGACTTTGCCGAAGTATTCAAAGGTGGTCATTTACCTACTAAACGTAAATATGTTCAAATTAACGAATATCATCTATATAACTATGGTAAGTACGAAGCATTCTTTGAACAAGTATTAAACATTATCAAGACTGCTCCAGCTAACGCAGGTGGACGTGCTTGGTTTGATAAAAGTGATTCGCAAACAGATTATTTCTCAATTGCCTATTACATTCATTTAAACGTAGGTGAATGGGATGCTCCGTACGCTTGCACTAAGGAGTTTGCATAATGTCATCAGCTTATTTCGTAAATTATCACAAGAGTCGTATTTCTTTGTTGTCAGATGATGACTTAGAGGTTGCGTTTGAAACTTACAAAACATTGCAGGCACGTTCAGTCAATGATGAAATCGTAACAGAATTGCTTGCACAAGAATTAGATGCACGTGATCAAAAAGAATTTGCATAGTAGTAGAAAGTGCTTGACAAAAAGAGAAAGTGGTAGTATAATATGTTTTGTTACATCAAGTTAAACAATTAATTAGGAGCAGGAAATGGCAACAATTACTGAAAATAGAACAGTTACAGCAACGGAAGCAAAGGCGGCAATTTTGCGTTGCTTTACTAAACAACGTCCACTATTTTTATGGGGTCCCCCAGGTATTGGTAAGTCAGAATTAGTAGAAGGTATTACTAAAGACATGGGCGGGTTAATGATTGACTTGCGCTTGGCACAAATGGACCCGACGGATATACGTGGTATTCCTTACTTTAACAAAGATAAGGGTGTAATGGATTGGGCTCCTCCAATTGACTTGCCTGATGAAGAACTTGCGTCACAATATCCTATTGTGGTGTTGTTTTTAGATGAGATGAACAGTGCGGCGCCAAGTGTGCAAGCAGTTGCGTATCAACTTATTTTGAACAGACGTGTTGGTAAGTATAAACTTCCTGACAACGTTGTAATGGTAGCGGCAGGTAACAGAGACGGTGACAAAGGTGTTAGCTACAGAATGCCAAGTCCACTTGCTAACAGGTTTGTGCATTTGGAAATGCGTGTAGATTTTGATAGCTGGTTACAATGGGCTACTGAAAATCGTATTAACAAAGACGTTATTGGTTACATCTCGTTTGCTAAAAACGACTTGTATGACTTCGATCCAAAAAGCTCAAGTCGTAGTTTTGCAACACCTCGTAGCTGGACTTTTGTTAGCGAGTTGTTAGATGACGGCATGGCAGATAGCACTACTACAGATATTGTAGCAGGTACTATTGGTGAAGGTACTGCGGTTAAGTTTATGGCGCATAGAAAGATTTCTGCTAAAATGCCTAATCCAAGTGACATTTTAAATGGCAAGGTTACAGAACTTTCTGTTAAAGAAATTAGTGCAATGTACTCTCTAACAATGAGTATGTGTTACGAGTTGAAAGATGCGTACACTAAAATTGGTAAGGAAGATAATGCTAAATGGCATACTATGGCAGATTACTTCTTTAAGTTTATGATGGAGAACTTTACTACAGAAGTTACTGTTATGGGGGCGCGGGTTGCTTTGACTACTTTTAACTTGCCTTTTGTGCCAAACAAGTTGAAAAACTTTGATGAGTTCCATCGTCGCTTCGGAAAATATGTCGTAGCGGCCGTTGCGTGATAAGACTAGTTCTTAAATAGCAATTAAATAAAAGCGTCTTAATTGGCGCTTTTATTTTGGCTATTATTCCATATAGTAAATGAATGTATTGCCATTTCTTTACGGTCGAATATACGACATATAACTTTTGGTTTGGCTATTCCTAAACCCTGACCTGCATGTGCGGCTTTATTATTTGCTCTATGTGTATCTGATTGTGCTTTACCTTTATTCCAAGCAATCTGTTCGCCTACTTTACCTTTGTTATGTGCAACCTGCACTCCTTTCTTACCTTTATTCCAAGGAGCAGTTCCTTTCTTAGATTCGCTAATTCTTCGTTTATGTTCGTCTGATTTAACTCTGCCTTTGTGCGCAATCGAGCGTTTCATTTTTGCTTCATCTGACTGTGGGCCAAGTTTCTTACCTTTAAATATACATGGTCTGTTTAAGCCAGTAAACTTGCCATCACCATTGTGTTGATTGTAGCTTAAAGGGTCGTTTTTAGCGTCTACAAGCGTTAGTAATGCGGTCTCTAATGCTAACATATCAACAGCGTGGCCAATGCACAGCACAGTTCGGGACCAATTGGTTTGGTTGGATTCAATCAAAGGTTTGACTATGCGACTACTGCAAATATAACCATCTGCGGGGTTACAGCCGAGCTTAGTGCGTGAGCCAATATACCAACGTCCGGTTGATAATTCTGTCCACTTATAAACATAAGCATAGGTAGGTGAGGTTAAATACATTGCTGACATAGTCCTTTATGTTAGAGTAGTCGGATAGTGAGATATCGTGGACTACACATCTATTTATCATTTCTCCAATTGACATCCCCGAACTTCTATGTTATAATATGCTTTACAATAATATGGTATCGATATGGTAGAATTTAAAATTAAGAAGATGGATGCAAGGTATAACGGCAGTGGATACTTTACTCACGTAATAGACTACGGTGGCAAGTATGGTACAAGTTTAACCTTTCAACAGCATCGAGTTTGGTTCTGGGAATCATTTGGTCCAAGTTGCGAGATTGAGGCGTTTATGCGGCTTGGAAAGAACAATCATTCTCAACCAGATTGTATTAGTGGTAATTGGGCATGGAATACAGAGTTTGGTAATAGAAAACTTTACGTAAGAGATGAAGCAACCCTTGCGTTCTTTACACTGAAATTTTTAACTTGACAACAACAGAAAATGGTAGTATAATAGTCTTTATAGTAAACGATTAGGAGTAGTAAATGTCTACAGCAACAGCAACAACTAGCACAGAAAAGAAAAAAGTAGTTACAGTAACAGATGCACGTATTGATGGTATAGTACGTGAAAAACTTATTACTGCACGTATTGCGCTATTACTTAAAGCGCCGTTTTTTGGTAACTTAGCGACACGGTTAAAATTAGTAAACGCAGATGAGTGGCTTACTACTGCGGCTACAGACGGGCGCAACTTTTATTACAATAGTGAATTTGTAAACAAACTGCCTCAAAAACAAGTGGAGTTTTTAGTTGGGCACGAAGTGTTACACGTAGTTTACGATCACATGGGACGTAGACAAGATAGAAATCCTCAACTGTATAACATTGCGGCAGACTACTGCGTTAACGCTGACTTAATCGATAACAGAATTGGTGAAAAAATTACAAGTGTGCCTATTTTGTTTGATAAGAAATATGCAGGTATGAGCTCAGAAGAAGTGTATGACTTGCTATACGAAAATGCTGAGAAAATTGACATTAGCGAGTTGCTTAAACAAATGTTAGATGAACATTTAGATGATGGCGACGATGATGGTGAAGATGGTGAAGATGGGGACAAAGAAGGTAAAGGTAGTCGCCCAGGTAAAATGACTGCTGAAGAAAAGAAAGCATTGCGTGACGAAATACGCGAAGCTGTATTGCAAGCGGCAGAAGCGGCGGGTGCAGGTAACTTGCCAGCTGGTGTTAAACGTATGATTAATACGCTTACAAACCCACAATTAAACTGGCGTGAGTTGATTCGTCAACAAGTACAAAGTTTAGTAAAAGCCGACTTTACTTGGGCACGTACGAATCGTAAAGGGCAACACTTAGATGCGATTTTGCCTGGTAATAATTTTGCAGAAACAATTGATGTTAGTGTTAGTATTGATGCGTCAGGTAGTATGAGCAACGAAATGTTACATGATATCTTAAGTGAAGTTAAAGGTATTATGGAAGCGTTTGATGACTTCAAACTTGATGTATGGACATTTGATACTAACGTTTACGGGTACGAAAAATACACGCCAGACAACATCGACGATATTGACAGCTACGAATTACAAGGTGGTGGCGGTACAGACTTTGAATGTAACTGGGAATTTATGCGTGAAAATGAAATTGCGCCTAAATTGTTTATTATGTTTACAGATGGATACCCAGGGGGCGGATGGGGTGATGAGAATTACGCAGATACATTGTTTGTAATTCACGGTACTACAAGTATCGAAGCACCATTTGGTATTACAGCTTATTATGATTTATCGAAAGGAAGTAATTAATGGCAACCTATCAAAGTTTTTCGCATAGCCCAACCGAGTATGCGGCTGCACTAACCAACCAGACTCATGTAACACTCGGTTGGTTAGTCAATCGTAATTATATCACTGAAGAGGCTTATGAAGAGTTAGTAAGCACACTGATAGTAGCTAATGTACAACATCACAAAAGTTGGGGCCAAAAGGTGATAGAACATTTATTTAGTAAAGAGTCAACTGATGATGCCTGGGTGTTTCCACTTGTGCTAGTAGATAAATTTGTTAAGCAAGACAAATTACCCAAACCAACCAAACCAAAGTTGGAGATTGTGTAAGTGACAATTAACGCTTACATTTTTGCTTGGGACAATACAGGCATCGAAGCTGTTATTCCAATTACGCAGTATGAGCAAGTTGATCGCGATAACACAATGCGCATACTAGGTAATGAGCCGACTATACGTAATCCGGTGAATGGTATTTTACAAATGCTGATACTACGTGCTAAAGCAAATCCGCAACGTCACTATGAAATCTATAGTGTGGATTGTAATATTGAGTTAGATGAAGAATACTGGAAAGAAGCATGGGAAAGTGATCCGCAAGGGTGTGCTGACTTAGTGCGTGAACGTGGCATTAAATTATACAGTGACAGACAAACGTCTAAGCCTGTAATTAGTTAAGGAATAGTATGAACGAACGAATTAGAGAAATTGCAGAACAAGCTACAATTCAAGAAGGCAGTCATGGTGCGTTTGGTGAACCAACTATAAATGAATATGTTGATTTAGAAAAGTTAGCTGAGTTGATTGTTCTTGAAATGTGTAATGTGTTAGACAAAGCACAGTGGGACAAAGGTGAAGATTGGGTCTGTGCTGATGGCACACGGATCATACCGCAGATTAAAGAACATTTCGGAGTTGAATAATGAACGAACGAATTAAAGAACTATTGTTAAAAGTTGTTCATATGCAAGGTGAGGATGGTGAATATTTGCCGTCTTTAGTTACAGAAGAACACATAGAAAAGTTTGCTGAGTTGATTATTAAAAAATGTTGCAAAATGATGATTGATTTAGAAATCAAATATCCAGCTAATCTTACTGTGCGAGATATTAAAGAACATTTTGGAGTTAAATGATGGATAAACAGGAATTATGCGACCAGCTTAAAGCTATCTCAGATAGTATTGCAAAACTTGAATCTAGCTTGCCGTATGATTATGAACAGCATGACCCGGACAATGCGTTCTTAGCAGAAATACGCCAGAACATTTACGTGGTACGCAGACAGCTTGGTAATGTACGTGAATCAGTTAAAGATCCACGCAATTGGATAAGGGGATGTAAATAATGGAGTTAAGTGATTAATAAAAAAATTCTTTGTTTAGGAAATAGCTCCGAAGATACCGACCTCAGAGCTAAACAAATTGCGTACGAGCAAAATTTGTCTTATCACGGACTATTAACCGAATTTAGAGATACAGTTGCAGGATGTTATCAAACCAGTGTGTATGATATGGCATATGGCGAGTTGATTGAATTAGCTAATAGTATAGATGAATTAATAATTTTAGATCAGGCCAAAGAAACGTATTTAGATGAACATGCGTTTTATCAAACTATAAGTTTAGGTAAACAATTAAAGTCTATATGCAATGTTATATTTTTAGATACGTCATTTAATGATACAATTGAGGACGAGTTAAAAACAAATAAAAGTATATGCATATTACCGTTTATACAGTCAGTTACTATAAATGGCAATTTACATACTTGCTGTAGATCTGATAATCCTTTATCAAAATTTGATCCGTTAATTAAATATTCTGATGATAGTAATCGCAATTTAATTAAGCAGAAAATGATAGCAGGTGAAAATTTAGATCACTATTGTAAAATATGTTATGATCTCGAAGATAAAGAAATTGTAAGTCCGCGAATTACACAAACAATCGAATGGGCAAATAGATTAAACATAAAAAATATCAATGAATTAAGTCAACTAACTGGTCCAATATATTATGATATACAAGCAGGTAACAAGTGTAATCTAATGTGTAGAATGTGCAATTCCGATTATAGTAGTCTAATTGCAAAAGAAAATCAGAAACTAAAAATTGTTAATGATACCGATTATCAATACACTGGTTTTGATATTATTGATATTGAGAAAATAGAAAAATTATATGTTGCAGGTGGTGAGCCGACAATTATGCCGGAACTGCATAAATTTTTAGAAGAATGTATAGCAAAGAAAAAAACAAATTTTGAAATACAACTTAATACAAATGCAGTATCATTGAGTACTAAATTTAAATCTCTTATAAAACATTTTAGTAATTTTAATTTTGAAATTAGCGTCGACGGATATGACTTGGTTAATCAATATATTCGGTGGCCTACTAAGTGGAATAAATTAATTAATAATATTGATTATTTGCATAACGCAGGATATAAAATATCATTTAATTCTGTTGTTTCAATATATAATATTGCTAGTTTACATTCAACTATTAATTTTTTAAGCAATCGTTATAAGAATTTGCCAATACATTTAACTGAAGTAGATTTTCAAGATAATATATTATCACCGTATGTATTTCCAAATGCTACACTTGTTATTGTTGAGTTAGATAAAATTAAAAAATTAGATGCATATAAAAATGATCGTGTATTAAAAAGTAAGATAGATGAATACTTAGATTATTTTACAAATAGTCATAAGGTTGATTTAATAACGCTAGCGGCATTTTTTAAGTACAATGATAAATTAGATGTAGCAAGAGATATACAGCTGGTAGATTATATACCAGAATTAGAACAATGTCGGTTAATAAAAGGAGTTAAATAATGCCAACATATTGGAATACAATACAGAAAATTAAACGTGTAGAAGCCATGGCAAATAAGATGGGCTTTGAATTTTCTCCAGGACGAGGTCACTACATAGATAGCGGCGACTCTATTCATCTCGTTCCATTAGGCGATGCACTTCCACACTACAGACGTGGTGCTGAGATTTTTAGTGGGTCAGTCGAAGACATTGGTACTTGGTTAGAAGGATTACTGTGGGCTCGTAACTATGATGAGATGCTTAGAGTTAGCAATGAAAAGAAACGTACAGAACGTGAACAGACTGAACGTAACAAACAGTTAATGAAAACGATTAAGTCAGGTAAGTTAGTCGAAGGTCCACTCGGATATGGTGATGACGATGACATCGATTCGGACGAAGAAGATGAATATGATCAAATCCCATTTTAGGAAAATATAATGACAAAACTAATCGACGCATTGCCAGACGCATTAACAGACTGCACTAAAGAACAAGCACCGTGGACTACATTAGTAGAAGAGGATTTCCACATTGCTATTTTCAAAGACGGTTTTCCTGTTAGTAATGGCCACTTGCTCTTTGTGCCAAAGTATAATACAATAGATATATTAGCCGACGCAGTAGCCGATGCTGTTGCACAAGGACAACGTTTAGTAGCCACAGGTAAGTGCGATGGATACAACATTGGTATTAATATTGGTGCGGCGGCCGGACAAACAGTTGCGTGGCCACATGTGCATATGATTCCGAGGTACGAAGGTGATGTAACTGACCCACGTGGCGGTGTACGAAATGTTATTCCTCGCTTAGGCAATTACAAGCGTGAAGGTATTAGTGATGCGTATGATGAAGTAAACAAATGGTACGGTGGTTTTGGTGATTCACGAGATTAATGGAGAATAAAATGAACTTAAAAGATTTCATGGAAGTAATTGATTACAAAATCACAGAAGGTAGTGAGTATCAGTGGTCTTGTTTTGGTAACAATGCATACACATTAGATAGTTGGAATGGCGAACAAGACGGGCATACTGTATCAGCAATATTTGATACTAAAGATCAAACGGTATATACAATGATGGCATATGATTACATTGCAAATCGTGCATATCGTTGGATGAATCCAGAGTTTATTACAGTTTATAAAGCAGAATGTGAAAGCAGAAACTGCAATGACGAAGCATGGGAACATGTTGAATATGTTGACTTAGAAGTCGAAGAAGACTTTTTAGAAAAAGCACGTGCAATCGTATTAGGGTCAGACTACGATACACGTATTCAAGTTCCGTTAGACTTTGACAAAGAAACAACGTTTCAACTTATGCAACTTGCGCACAAAGCAGACTTAACGCTTAATAAGTATGTTGAGAAAATTCTACGTGATGAATTAGGAGTATAATATGAATCCAGATAAAAATGAATGGGGTGTATGGAAGACTGCATATAAACACGTAGTTACAGTTCCGGGTGGTCATGTGTTTATTAATCCTATCGAAGAGCGATTAAAGACTGGTGACTTTACAGAAGCCAATGCTGAACTTGCTCGCATTATGAAGTTGAAATAATGTTCGAATATAGTTGGGACCTAGACACAAATGATCCAATGATTATATTGTTTAAGCATAACAGCAAAGTGGTGCAACGTGTATTTCTTGGTGAGGCAATGGAAATGGCAGGTAAAACTGCCGTAATGAAACATGTTAATGCATGCAATAATACTCCATGGCTTATTACGTGGCATGACGAAATGTGGACTGCTCTTAAAGATACAAAGGCGATATAATGGAAGAAGTTTATTACAAAAAAGTTGGTAATAAGTATGTTGCAGTTAGTTACTACAATCACGAAGTTATGGATAGTGTCCCGCTTGGCTCGCATCTTATAATTAAGCGTGAAGGAAGTACAAGTCGACGCAACAATATTACTCCAGCGTTTGCTCCTATGATTGCAGCTGGATATTATGCCGAGTCTGCCATCGTTGCGTCAATTGTAAAAGCAAGTGAGCTACGTCCGACTAATAAACTGCCGTTAACTCCTAAGCAAGCAGAAGCGTGGCATGCGTTAGCGGAAGCGTTTGGTACAGAAACACATGCGCTGACTTATGGTAGCTATCAAGATGCGGCTTCAGCGGGTGTTAAAGCAATGACTGTCGAAGCAGAGAAGTTACTTGCGCATCCATCGGTACGTGCCGCATATAATCACTTTTTACTAACTTGCGAGCTTGTTAATGCTTAAACACAATGAGCCAAACCCGTTAAACATACACGGGTTACGACAAGTTAATCACTGTCCGCCGCACTTCACTCCTGTGATATTTAATCTTGTAGTACAAGAGAAAGACTTAATCGACTGGCTATATGAAAACTTAGAAGGACGTTTCTACTCTGGACAAATTGATGTTAGACAAGAGTCTGGTGTTATCGCACGTCAGCAATGTATTGCATTTGAACAATCCTCTGAAGCGAGCTATTTCGCAATGTTCTTAACACAAATTAATTCAATAAAATACCTTATTTTCTAGAAAATATTTCCACCTGATATAAGTTGGTTAAATACAGTTGTCCCTAAGGAGAACTTTTTAAATGGCTAATACAGAAACACCCGTAGCAGACGATTCCACGCCTGTTGCATCAGCTGAAACACCACAACCAGCACCAAGTTTAACACTTCAAGATTTAATTTTTGTTGCACAAATCATTCAATTTACCAGTCAACGCGGCGTTTATAAAGCCGAAGAGTTACAAAACGTTGGCACACTTTATAACAAATTAATTGCATTTTTAGACAGCGTTGGTGCAATTACTAAGACAGACCAGACTGCTGCACCGGAGAATTAAGATGATTAAGCACGTAGGTAAACACAATAACAAGCGAGTTGTTATTGCATATAAGCAAGTCCCAGATGAAGATCATATGTGTTTGGTAATTTACAGTGAATCATTACCAATGCGTATACACGATGAAGTAATGAAAGTATTAGAAAGTGCCGCAGGTCAAGATGCAAATGACTTTGCTGATGCATTATTCCGTCATACTATGCCAGATGGTGTTAATTGCTTAAATGCAATTCATCGTGGTGGATTGCTATCTAAAGTACCAACTAACCAAGTTATTGTAACACCGACTACAGCTAGCTCAGTGCGTTTAGATGAACTAAACACAATCTTAGCAGAAATTGCTAAAGGCAAAGAAGCTACTGATAAATTAGCTAAAGCAGATGCAGGGCAACGATACGAAGGTAGAGAATTAGGTGAACCAGCAAGAGTCACAGAAAGTGTAAATACTACATCGGCTAGTATTAATACAGATGGTGTATTATCTGATGCCGACATTGCAAATCAGCGGTTAGCACAAGCTGACAAAATGGAGGCCGAAGCTAAATCATTATTAGCAGAAGCAAAACGTTTAAAAGAAGAAGCAAAATCACTTGCCCCAAAGAGACCAAATGTCAGAAAATCTACCAAAAAAGCCACGGCGTAAACCAACCCCGGGCAAGAAACTTAATTTAAATATTAAGAAGCGTTGGCAAGATATTGTTAGAGATGTTGATAAAAAGGAAGTACCGGTTGAAGTCTTACTACGAATTATTGTAAGACTTATTGATGGTACAGATCTTTCTATTGATGTTAGACAATTACTTGATGATGGACAATCGGCTGAGGAAATCGAAGAATTACTCAATGAGAAATTCAGAGACCTCGACGAGTATATTGAAAATGTAGACTTCTTTATTGATATTGATAAAGTAGTTAGCACGGTGCAACCCGAGACTGACAAGGCACTAAAGAATCTATGATTATATCAATTTTAGCTTCTACCAGTACCGGCGGTATTGGGAATCGTGGTACCTTGCCTTGGCCCAAGCATTCCGAAGATATGAAATGGTTTGCGCAACATACTACAGGTCAAATTGTTGTTATGGGGCGCAATACATGGGATGATCCTAAGATGCCCAAGCCATTGCCCAATCGTGAAAATTATGTTGTTAGTAGTAAACATGTAGCACAGCAATATCAACATTTAGTAAAGTGGATTCCGAGTAGCGCCGTAGAGAATATACTACAGTTGCAAAAGGATAATCCAAAGAAAGATGTTTATATTATCGGTGGTAAACAGTTATACGAAGCAACAGAAAGCATTGTAGATAGAGTTTATCTTACTCGTATTAAAGGTGCTTGGTTTACTGATACCCGTATACAGTTAGATAGTATGCTTGCATGTTTTCAAATTAAGTCAGTTACGCCCGGCGACAACTGCACATACGAAACGTGGGACCGCATAATGTTTTTTAAATAGTTGACCTTTAAAACTATCACTGTTATACTATTAGTATGAAAACATATCTCGATTCACTCAAATTTGTACTAGATAATGGTACAGTAAGACCAGACCGCACATCAACAGGAACTATTGGTGTGTTTGGTATGCAACAACGTTACGATCTATCACAGTCCTTTCCTGCTATTACTACTAAAAAACTAGCATGGAAGGCTGTTGTCTCTGAACTACTTTGGTTTATTGAAGGTAGTGGCGATGAACGTAGGCTCGCAGAACTACTGCACGGCACACGTGATGACAGTAAGCGTACAATATGGACAGACAATGCAACATCTCCATATTGGATTCTTAAATCTACATTCAAAGGCGACTTAGGTAGAGTCTACGGGGTGCAGTGGCGACATTGGCGAACACCAGACGGAACGGAAGTGGACCAACTAGCAGAACTTATCCACAATATTAAAACAGACCCACACGGACGACGACATATACTAACAGCGTGGAATCCTGGAGAATTAAGCTCTATGGCTCTACCACCGTGTCACTGTTTTGCCCAGTTTTATGTTAGTGCCGACAATAAGTTGTCGTGTCAATTATACCAGCGATCATGCGATATGTTTTTAGGTGTTCCTTTTAACATAGCGTCCTATTCACTTCTAACACACATGATTGCGCAAGTGTGCGGACTTGGAGTAGGCGAATTCGTTCACGTTCTCGGTGATGCCCACGTATATTTGAATCATGTAGATCAGGTAAACGAACAACTGCAACGTGAACCATTACCTGCGCCACAACTTTGGATTAATCCAGATGTTACTGACATAAATCACTTTACTATGAAGGATTTTAGACTAGATGGCTATAACTCACTTGCTGCTATCTTGGCACCAATGGCTATATAATGATAATTGGTATCGTATCCGATCATGCAATTGGTGGGACATTTTTATCTTGGTCATTACATTACCTTGCAGGACATAGAACTTATTTTTCTACAGTAAAAAAAGAATATAACAAATTGCCCGATAACCCGCTAACTGATATAAATGCACATATCTTTGATAATCAAGTTGAGACACTAACACAATTTACTGAGTATATTGATTTAATAACTGAGATACCAACTAATTTATTTCATTCTGTGTATTTTCATAATTTAAATAATGGTACAGTAGCCACATCATCCATCTGTATAGATACAACAAAAGCAATTGATCAATTACAAACAATAACAGAGAACGTAATATTGTTATACAATCAACCATCTCGAGCATTGTACTATTCAAAATTTCAATGCAGAGATTTATCAGTGAAAATGAATAAAATAGATGAAGTTAATAATAATTTCAATGACCATCATAATGATTTCATTGATACATTCTTTAATGAATCAAAGACAGCATGGGAACAGTCGGGATTAACAAATACATGGGATTATAGAGAATTTTTAGCATTAAATCTAAGACCGTATGATGTTATATCTATCGTCCCAAATTTTAATTTTACTAAAAAGCATTATCCATTGGATTGTTTTGAATTATTTAATAATTTTGATAAGACAGTAATAAGTTTATTTGATTTTTTAGAATTAAAAATTGATAGTAGTAGATGGAATAATTGGCTTACTGTTTATAATCAATGGAAAGAATTACACACAGATAGAATATTATTTGTAGACTATTTTGATCAGATAATAGATGCTATTCTTAACAATTATTATATGGAATTAAGTCGGTTTAATTTAGACATTGTGCAAGAAGCGGCTATTCAACATGTATTGCTTTACAAACACGGGCTAACATTTAGAGCCCGGGGATTAGAAAAATTCAACAATACACAAGATTTACATTTATTATTAGAACCAAATATATATCATGATGTGAAGGATTATTTATAAAATGGCTATGAATCGCTCGCAAGCATTAAATCACCGATGGCAGTCTAAAGAAGCTAATACTCATCGTGTGCGGTTTTTTACAAAAATGGTAGATATAGATGAAGCTTCTGACATGCACAATAATGAGATATTTTGGAAGGTTGCAGAAGAATTTAAACTAACTCCGCAGGCGCAATGGGTTGATGATAATGACATTAAACTTGCATTTATGGAAGGTGAAATATATTATACCTGGGGTAAGATGTGTATTATATACGGCGATATTACCGAACGACAATATGTAGATTATAGTTTGCGATTTTTTGTACACCAAACGGATTGGAAATGAAAATAATAATCACAGGCGGTGCAGGATTCATTGGTCATAATGTAACTCGCATATTAGAACAGCAAGGGCATGAGTGCATTGTTATTGATACTACAACCGACTACGGCTTTATACCAAAAAAGGAATTAACTTATCTTAAATCTTCACGTAAAGAACGTTTTAACTCACATGTTATACATACTGATATATGTAGCGTTAATCATATCGACAGTATTTTTAGCGCAGTACGTCCAGAGCTAGTAATACATCTCGCTAGCTTTCCGCGGCAACATATAGTAAATCGAAACCCAATAATTGGGTCAGAAGTAATGACTACTGGACTAATTAATTTACTCGAAGCAAGCGCACGTTATAACATTAAGAAGTTCGTTTACATTAGCAGTTCGATGGTGTATGGTGATTTCATTGATAAAATGTTTGATGGCATTGATGAATATTCTGAATGCAAACCAATTGGACAATACAGTATCATGAAGTACATGGGCGAGAAACTTGTAGCTGATTATACTTGTCGTGGTTGCTTTGCGCATACTATCATTCGCCCAAGTGCTGTATACGGACCTTGGGATATCAAGGATAGAGTTGTTAGTAAGTTTATGCTTGCGGCAATGCGCAATGAAGTATTAACTGTAAAAGGCCCCAAAGAAGTATTAGACTTTACCTATGTCGAAGATACTGCTACAGGCATTGCCCAAGCCGCGTTAAGCGATAATGCTAACAATAAAATATATAACATCACACGGTCATCTAATATCGAATATACATTACTTGATGCCGCAAAACTTGCTGTTAGTATTGTAGGCAAAGGTAATATCGAAGTTGCAGAACGTGACTTAGCATTTCCAATACGTGGTAGATTGAGTATTATGAATGCAAGAACAGACTTTGGGTACAATCCAACAGTTGATGTAGAAGATGGCTTTGCTCGTTATTATGAATGGTTTACTAACTCGGAGTATTATAAAATATGATTAAATTAAGTGATTTCCATTATGAACGCGAACATAGTTTAGATAAATTATGTTCAGGTACATTAACCAGACAAGACTTTATCTTAGGTAAAGCAGTAAGAGATTTTGAATCTAATTTTGGAAAATATACTAATACCAATCATTGTGTAGCAGTTGGTAATTGTACAGATGCATTACGATTAAGTTTAGATGCAGTAGGGGTTAAGCCCGGTGACAATGTTATTACTGTGGGACTTACCTGGTTAAGTTCATACGAAGTTATTGCTAATTTAGGTGCAGAAATACGCTTAGTTGATGTTAATGAATATTTAACAATGAACATGGGTGATGCATTAAATGCTATAGATAGTCGTACCAAGGCTATAATCGGAGTTGATCTATTTGGGCAACCGTGCGAATGGGACAAGGTTAAATTTCCTGTAGCAACTATTAGCGATGCAGCACAAGCCACTGGTGCAAAATATAAAGATCAAATGGTTGGTGGTATCACTGACTTAACTTGCTTTAGTTTCTATCCTACTAAGAATTTAGGTTGCTTAGGCGATGGTGGTGCAGTTACTACTAATAATGCAGAATATGCCGCTACTATTAAGAAATTACGTAATCACGGACAAGAGAGTAAATTCAATGTTAGTCATGTAGGATATAATAGTCGCTTAGATAGTATACAAGCAGAGTTACTTGATAATAAATTACCATACTTAGATCAATGGAACATTCGTCGTCGAGAGATTTCTGCATACTACGATGAACAATTTAAAAATTTATTTGATGTTATTCCGCAACATCCGTTAGGGTATAATGTACGACATCAGTATATTATATTAAGTGAAAAATCGGAACACATCGAAGCGGCACTTAAAGCAAATGATATCGAGTCACGTAGATATTACAGCAACCTTGCATATAAACAACCTGCATATAATATTAATGTCACCTTGCCTAATACCGAATATTATAGTCGATTAAACCTGGCGATTCCAACTCATCAATTCCTAACTGATAACGAAGTTGAATTAATTGCTAGCATTGTTAAGAGAGAATTTAAATGAAATTAGGCATTGCAGGTGCAGGTTACTGGGGTAGCAAAATTGTTAATAGTGCTAGTAATCAAGCCACTATTGTTATCATGGATATTAAAAATGGCGACAGTTGGCAAAATAAAACATTAGATGCTGTTATTATTGCTACGCCAGCTGATCAACATTACCTTATGACTAAATGGTATCTTGAACAAGGTATTCATGTATTATGCGAAAAACCTACATGCATGAATGTAGTCGAACAACAAGAATTAAATGATTTAGCCAAGGCACAAAACTTAGTTTATCAAGCTGGCCATATCTTATTATTCCAGCCTAACGTAGAGTATATGTTAAATTATGTAAGTGGATTAACTGTACGTCACGTAGAATCACGTAGACTTAATTGGGGTAGATTACAAACCAATATTGATTTAGCTTGGCATTTAGCACCACACGATATTAGTGTAATCGATAAATTATACGGCGAATTACCTAATACTATTAATAGTCAAGGAACACATTTAAACAATGGTCCACAATTTGATTACGCAACAAACGAATTGACATATAATGAGAAGAGTGCTACAATAACATTAGGGTGGCAATGGCCTAAGAAGGTTAGAGAATTTGTTGTTACCTGTGACGAATGCCAAATATGGTTAGATGATATAGAGTTGCAGATTATCGAAGGAGGTTACGCTAATGGTAATCTCAGTGAAACAAAAATTTCAACTGTACAATTCAACCCTAAGCAATCACCATTGGAAGCGCAAATTCAAGACTTTATGCGCTGTATAGATACTGGCAACAAACCAAGAGCAGACATAGACCATATGTTAAGAGTAACACAAACTGTAGAATTAATGTCAAAGAAATTTATGTCAAGGAACTTATATGTATAAACGTATTTTAGCAGTTGGGGCTCATCCCGATGATATCGAATTAGGTTGTTTAGGTACATTATTAAAGTTTCGTGATCAAGGGGCAGAGTTTGATATTGTAGTAGCACGTAACGATAATGTTCCACGCCCAAGTGTATGGCGCGACAAGGATAAAATGATTGCTGAATATTCAGCAAGTGAAAAAGTCATCGGTACTAAGTTTACATTTCTTAATAATCGGTTAGATGCAACTGGTCGCCCTGTATTAGAATGGGATAGTGCCACTGTAGAGCAACTTGATACATATATGCGTGATAAGGAATACGATTTAGTTATTACTCATAGCCCGGGTGACCATCATCAAGATCATGTAAATACGTTCCATATCGTTAACAGTAGTCTACGTCGTTATCAAGGCGAATTGTGGTGCATGGAAGGTGGTCCATATACTAATCGTAATAAAGAATTTGTGCCTAATATATTCGTAGATATTGCTCCATACATTAACACAAAAATTGAAGCCATTCAATGTTATGATAGTTACTTTAGCGATACATTATTGCATAATATCAAAGGGCAGGCTGCCTTACGTGGACAGATGCTAGGTAGTACGTATGCAGAATCGTTTGAAGTTAGGTATCGTTGTATTAAATGATTAAACTATTCCAATTAGATCGAATATGGGCAGAAATACGTGAACATAGTTTAGCGTCAATTGATTATATTTGTAGTCAAGGTATTGCTCAAAAAGGTTCAACAGTAGAAAGCGTAGAAGAATGGTTGCGACTTGAGAGCGGGCGCAAGTATGCTATTACCCTTGCTAGCTGTACAGACGCCTTAACGTGCATCTTAGAAGCATTACAGTTACCACCAAATAGTCTTGTTGCAGTTCCTAGTTATACATTTATTGCTACTGTTAATGCTGTACGTAAAGCAGGTTATATACCAGTGTTTGTTGACGTTACTAACGATTTTCATATAGATTTAGATCAGATATCAAATGTACAAGCAGTAGTGCTAGTAGATTTATTTGGATTAGCAATAGACTACGATTATCTACATAACTGGCAACAGAATAATCCAGACATTGTGGTTGTTATGGATGCCGCGCAAAGTATAGAAACAAAATACAACAATGAGCATAGTATGAAACAAGGTATTGCCGCGGCAGTTAGCTTTGCTCCTACTAAAACTATTCCTGTATTTGGATCCGGTGGAGCTATTGTAACAGATAATGAAGAGCTCGCATTGTATGCACGTAAATGGCGTACTCATGGTAAAAATACCAATGGCGATACTATGATTTGCATTGGTGCAAATAGTATGCTTGGTAGTATGGAGGCCGCACAACTAACAGGCTGTATTACAAATCATGTAGCGTGGCGAAATCGTAGAGAACAGATCGCCCGGGCATATATTGCTAATATTATCAATCCTAGTCTAACTGCACCAACTACTAGAGGTGAGCATAGCTGGCATAAATTTGTTATTACCTGTGAGTCAATTGAAACTAAAGATGCATTGACAAAATTTCTAAATGAGCGTAATATAAGTACTGCGGTGTATTATTCACCATTGGTTCACAACGAATATAACGTAGACATAAGTTTACCCAATTCAGAAAGATTAAGCAAATGTAGTGTTGCTATACCTTGTCAGCATACATTATCAGACCACGAATATCAAACAATAGCGCAAGCTCTTAAGGATTTTATATGAAAATATTAATTTTAGGTGGACACGGCTTTATAGGTAGTCACACAAGCAATAAACTTAACGCATTAGGGCACACAATTGGAGTAGTCGATTGTTACCATCAATATTATACCTTTCCAGATTGGGAATATATTCCAGTGCTGGCCCAACGTATTGCATTAGCAAATGCAGATTCTGTATTCGAAGGACGAATCGAAGATCAGTTGTTTATTAATGGCGTGTTCAATGAATTTAAACCAGATGTTGTAATTCATGTAGCAACTTATCCTAATGCTAAAATGGTGCATCGTAATCCAGTTGATGCGGCTAATAACATGGTTAGTGCTACTGCTAATGTATTATTAAATTGCACTCAACATCACGTTAAACGGCTTGTATTTGCATCTAGTAGCATGGTATACGGTGATTTTAAAACTGCAGCCCCTGATGAGTTTGCGCAATGTGATCCACTTACGTTATATGGTAGTTACAAATTGCAAGGCGAACGTATGGTTAAGATTTGGGCACAAGATCATGATTTAGAATATGTTATTATGCGCCCAAGTGCCTTATATGGCACACGTGATATGATTGTGCGAGTTATTAGTCAAATGGCCGCAGGTGCATTGCGCAACGGTACAATTACAGTACAAGGTCCCAACAATAAATTAGATTTTAGCTTTGTAGAAGATGTTGCTGGATATTTTACCGAGGCGGCATTAAATCCAAACGCAGTAAATCAGATATTCAATTGCACACGTGGATACGGTAGGACTATATTAGAAGCGGCAGAATTAGTGCAAAGTCGAGTAGGCGGTGAAATTATAGTTAAGCCACACGATATATTTTATCCTAGCCGTGATACCCTTGATAGTGATAAGATTAAACACATGCTAAACTACAAACCAATATGGGACATCGAGCAAGGTATTCCTGCATACCTTGATTGGTTGTTAGAACAAGAATTTATTGGTCAACTTCGGGATACAGTTCCGCAAATTGTTTAGCTAACCATTCCCATTTAAATGCTTGTTTAAGTATTTGGTGGGAATTTTTATTGGTTGAATAAAAGTTAACTCCATCTACGGCACCTTTTAATACCCAATCTGCATTTAATCCTTCTGCGTTAGTTGTCCATATATGCAATCTATGTTCAGTTTCAATGCATCTAGTTTCTTCATATATTTGTGCAAGTTTAGCACATTCACGAAACGCACTGCGCCATGCCTGGTACGGAGTTGCACCAATTCGAGCAATTGCACTTATTGTTGGTATTACTGCATGTGGAGCAGACATGGTGTAATCAATACCAAATTCAGTTGCTGTTTTAACTAAGTTAACATTATATAATATAACACCAGCATACCCATACTCTAGTCCATTGGATTCATTATGAGCATAGAATATATAATGCTTAGGTTGCTGAAAGTAATCAGGTTGAAAATCAAATTCAAAATCTGGATGTATTTCTGTCTTAGCAAATACAGCATAATACCATTTAGTTTCGCTTAATTCGGCAGCTGCACGTAGAGCATTTTCCATTCCCTCGACACCATGAATGCGTTTTGCTCTTGGATATTTGATTTTTAATATTGCCCAATTAGCATCTGCATCTGCTTCGTCGTAACTAATAAAGATAATATCTAGTGCAAGTTTACTAATCATAGGTATTTTATCAATATACGGATAATCGTATGCTTGTGTATCAATGAAAGATTTAGTGTCTCTAGGCACCAAAACATAGCTATTGTCGTCCGAAAAACTAGTGATTTGTCTGTCTTTTGCATACCAGATGCTCGGATTATACTGTGGATTATACTGTTGTACCCCACGATCGTAGTTATAAAACCATGTAAACGGATGTTTAAATTCATGTTGCTTAATTACTTCAATTAAGTTGTCGCCACTGTATTCAACTGCGGGAATAGGTAGGCGTGGTACACGTTGTTCTTTACAGTAATTAATAACATTAAACCAATCTAATAATGCAAGCTCAACCATTTGCAGTTTAAAACTTTCTACATGTATATAGAATGTATCACCGCGTTCCTGATTGTTACTTGGAAATACATGTATCATTTCTTTCTGCCACGGTTCAGGTTGCCAGCTAAAATCAAAGCGAGCATAATCACATAAGCTACTAATTATCCACACATGTTCTGTTGTTGCAGTTGACATAATACGTTTAAAGGTATCAAGGTAGTTGTCAACATAGCGAGTTGTTTTAATGTCGGGATGTTTTTTTTGTAATTGTTCAATTTGATCATTATCGTTGCCATGATCTACAAAGTAAATGTCATGCAAGTCATCGGGTATTATAACAGGTTGGTCCATTACAAAATGCAAATTAGGAAATTCTTCTAAGCTCTTTTCCCAACTACTACAGCGAGTAAATTCGCCGCGATTGATTAAGTATGTATCGCTCCACTTCTGATGTTGTGAACCAAACACATGCATCATATGTCCTTGCCATGGTTCAGCATGCCAGCCAAAGTCAAAATCTGTATAAATGTTTTCGCTACTAATAACCCAGAACTTGCTTGTTTTGCTTCGAGCAATGCAACGAGCAATAGTATCCATCATTGAATTAACATAACGTATCTTTTGTAGATGTGGGTATTGTTCAATTAACTTTTCGTACCGTGCAGGCGAACTAGCATTACTCTTATCAATAAAGAATATATCTAATACTTGTATAGCATCACTATTGTTTTTAGTAGGCATCATATCTAAAAACTTAATATCAGTTGCACCTTGCACTGTATAAGTTAATCCGCTACTTACTTGAAACTGTGAACTAAAATGATATATGTATGCTGGATGTGTAGGGTCGGGTCGCCATGTAAAGTCAATGTCTTCACTGTTTATTTCTTCGGGTACATTCCAGCATGACATAGTAGGTATAAATTCTGCAACAAAATCGTATAGATACTTAACTTCTGTTGCACCCGGTACTACGTAACGTGGCCCATCAACATGGTCGCGCCCCCATTTAACAGGAAACTGATATATGTAAGGCGGGTCCAACGGGTCTGGTGCCCAGCGGCTATCTATGCTATTAGGATTGCAATCGTTACAATCCCAATAATCTAAATTAGGTAGTCGATGTGTGTATGTGTCTGTATGAAAGTTATGTGTCTTATCTTGAATAGTATACTTGTTAGCAAGGTATGTGCCACCATCTACTTGCCATTGATTTGGCCACGTATGTATTTGATGCTCTTCCCAAGGCACTGCACGGAAATTAAAATCAAAGTTAGTGTAATCATTCTGTCCATCGATAAACCAAAAGAACTTAGTACGACTTAAACTCGCGGCTTCTTCTAATGTATCAGCGGGTAGTTCAAAAGGAAATAGGTTAGGCTTGGCGCCTTGATAAAACACATCAAACATGTACTTGTTCTACTGTCAACCCACATTTAATTAAAAAGTCAGCGCCTATTGTATCGCGATATGATTGTGCATAGTACACTTCTGTAATGCCGGCTTGATAAATTGTTTTTGCGCAATCTAAGCACGGGCAATGTGTAATAAAGATTGCTGCACCTTTGCCTCCACCATTTAATTTAGCAAGTTTTGCCACTGCGTTTGACTCTGCGTGAAGTACTGTTGATTTTGTTTTCAATCTGTATCGACCAATGTAAGAATCATCTAGCTCCGACACTTCAACAAATGGCCATTTCTCATCTATCTCTTCAGGGTCAAGCCAACCACCAGCATCACTCGACATGTATTCTCGTTCTTCACATACGTTATCCCATCCGCTGGGTTGTCCGTTGTATCCAATTGAAATAATTGCATCATCTTTAACAATGATTGACCCGACTTGTAAGCGTACAGCACTTGAACATGCCGCATAATTAAATGCAGTGCGCATGTGTGCTAATTTCATTTTATCTTTCATTTAATTCCTTTATAGAAATAGCATGTGCAATAATAGTTGCCCAACGTTCAGCATCTTGTTCTATTATTCGCATGTCATATTGAGTTGGTGGTTCAAATACTTTGTTTGTATCTTTAAATCTGCCTTTTTTAATTGTGTCGACCCATACTGTATAATCAGCATTAAAGATATCGCGTATCTCTTTAGTAGGCGCAACAAAGTCGCATATAACATGACCTTTGCTATCATCAGCTAACGTTTTCATACGTGTTGCTTGACGCAGTCTGCCTTCTTCGGAAAAATCCCAATCATTATAATTTTCTCGAACTGCATCGGCATTATACCATACACAATCTATCAATTTTGATAATGCGCAAGCAAGGGTTGTTTTTCCACTACCAGGAAGACCCATAATTAGTATGTTCATATTGTAATTATATATTCATTATTAAAGTATGTCAAGTATTTAATATAGTACAGCCTCACGTAATTATAAATATAAACATGAATGTTTTAATATTAACACCGGACCGAGTCGGATCAACCTTATTGCAACGTGTATTAACTATCTATATGTTAAGACGTGGATTTGATAAACCAGTGATTAATTTACACGAATTAACCAATGGATTACAAAAATATTATAACACAACGTTAAATCAAGAAGTATTGGGCAAATCTAGTACCGAGTGGGGCTATCATCAATCATTAAATGAGATCACTGAATTATTGTCTTCAGTTGATCATTATAAAACTAGCAGACTTGCGCATTATCACATAGTTGAGCGGCAAGATGGTATTAATGATCAGCTACCATTTTACAAATACCTTAATGAGAACTTTTTTATTATTAGTTGTCGACGCGACAATTTATTTGAACATGCATTGAGTTGGGCAATAAATGGATATAGCAAAAAATTAAATGTTTATAGCCCCCGAGAAAAGGTCGATGCATTTTATAATATATACAAAAATAAAATAACAGTCTCCGAAGATACATTAATTAAATATTTACAAGCATATAGAGATTATATCAGTTGGTCTGATAGGCATTTCAATATACAATCTCATTTTTATTATGATCGAGAGATAAAAGATATCGAATCATATATATTGAATTTAGATTTTATGCACGGACATCAAAATAATACGTGGCAGGATATGTTTAATTTAGATTTTGCTGATTATAATACCTATCATTCAATTATCCCAAACTTAGTATTAAACGATGTTAACCTATTAGATAAACAGATCGTTGGTAAAATAAACACAATATCAAGTCATAAATGGGATTTAATGAAAGGGGTCGATTGGCCAATGTTAGCCGACCTAAACAATACCGAAATACTTAACCAAGTGCCAGCTAATATAAAATTAGAAATAGATAATTTATGTACTGCAGAGATGTCAACAATTAATGTCAGAGATCATAATCTATATAATTTCTTAATTAATAACTTAGATGCCTACAGAAATATTTCTGCTCAAGTTGAAAATTTAGTTGCCAGTGGCTTTTTAGTCACAGGAGTGCCAATTAAATTACAATCACTTAGTGAAAAGAAATCATTGATAAAAAACTTTAACGATTGTATACAGTGGTATAACAAATGGGTTCATACTAATAATTTTGGTACGCTTTATACTGAAGAAGAACTTTCTTTATTAAGTGATACAGAAGATTTACTCTTAACTAAATCTATTAAGCTGTAATATACTGTTAACTAATTGTGTTGCTGTTAATTTATCATAATGAAACCCATCTCTTGCAAAATCAAGTTGGCGTGGCATTGGGATAGCTAAATTATTTGTTAATAATGTAGATACCTTATCTCTATGATATAGATAATTATAATAATGGTCATATAGATTATCGTTTTGTAGTTCTTGTTTTATTTGCTTATCTAACTGTTCTAATTCTACAGTAGAATTAGGAAATAAGTTAGGCCAATCTGCGCCTTTAAAGAAATTCCATTTTTCCTGTAATATTATAAGTGGACAAAAAATAGAATAGTCATCTGGAATAAATGAATGTATTACATTGTGATTATTAACTAATGATACATTCTTATTAAAATTTGTAAAATCTGCATCTATATCAAATAATGCATTAATAGATTCCGAATTTGATAACACTCTACTTTCATCAGTTTGATAGGTAGCCGAAAGCGCACGTTCGCGGCGATGTAGGAAACTCCAGTGTATTATTAGTTGTTTAGGATTTATTATTTCTAATACGCGAGCAGCTTTTCTCGCTATCCAATCATTACTTGCACCATCCATACTAATATTAATACATCTAGAATTGATATTAGTTTGAAGTATATTTGCCCAAGTATGATTCAACGGACTACCGATACCAACAGTAAAACTATCACCAAAACACCAGACACATTCTTTAAGTTCCTCTATAGTGGTTGGCCATTCATCGTCACGAAAGCCGCGAGAATTATAACTGTATTCAACTGTATAAGGATATTGCTTATAATGATTTCTATCCCTACAAAGTTTATAGGAATCCATGCCAGAATTATTCCATATTTTATTTTGCCGTGTTGGTAATATAAAATCAGGTAGTATCAACTTAGGACCTTGACTCCATATAAATTTTGAAAACGATCTGCATCATTACGATCGTTAACCATTGGCTCGCCACGTATATTTAAACTTGTGTTAAGTAACATCGGACACCCGGTCCATGTATACCATAAGCACAATAGTTCACGTATGCCACTTCCATCACGTGGAACAGTTTGCACACGACTTGTACCATCTACATGTATTATAGCAGGAAATTCGTTGGGGCGTAAGCACTTTGCAGTCGTTTGCATATATCTACTTGATTCAAATCCTTTGGGCATTTCGAAATATTCATTTGCAAACTCTTCTAGTATTACAGGAGCAAACGGTCTAAACTTTTGTCTACGTTTAATTAAGTTTACAGCATCTTTAATGTCTGCGCCACGTGGATCAGCAAGTAAACTTCTATTACCTAATGCTCTCGGACCAAACTCTGCACGACCATTGGCAACACCAACAATCTTATTTGTCATTAGCTCGGAGACAATATCCGCCACAGGATATATCCCAGGAATATTATGGCCAAGAAAAGCATCCACCCAATTAAGTTTGCCCCCGTGCGCAAGCGCCGCTGCTCCAAGGCTGCTACCAGCATCGCCAGGGTTAGGCATAATCCAAATATTATCAAAGTCAAAAAACTCTCCTAAATGTCTATTTGCACTGCAATTAAGCGCAACACCGCCAGCATATACTAAATTACTACTTGGTGCTAACTTCTTTGCTTTGTACATTATATTGTATATTAATTGTTCTGTCAATGATTGAGCTGCATTAGCAATTTCAAAGTCATTCCAGCGAGCACGTATATCACTCTCTGGCAGACCAATATGTAAGTTGTGCTTTAATGTTAAATCAAACTCATGCTCTATTAGCCAAGACGACAACTCATTGTATAGATGTCGTGTATTTTTTTGAGCCCACCCTGCCATGCCCATTAAAATGTATTCTTCGTCTAATGGTTTAAGTCCGACTTCTTTTGTAAATGCACTGTACATTAAGCCGATACTGTGTGGATATAGTTGACGCCATACTCTTGTGTATTGTGCTTTGCCATTTACATATTTTGCAGACCATATGCTTATAGTATCCCACTCGCCGATTGCATCAATTACAACAACCGTCGCATCATCAAACGGACTTGTTTGAAAACCTGCAGCCGCATGTGATAGATGATGATTATATGTTTTGACTGGGAGATGATGTATCGGAGATTCTAGCACCATCTGTTTAAGCATGCCACGCACTGTCCATGGAGTTTTTAGTTCGCTATACTGACCAGAGTAAAGTTGACGGGTCTTTTTAACTAATGGTCTTTCATAATATGCAATTTGATTAGGTGCACCGTAGGTTAATGCATCTGCTATCAACGCATTGTTTAAGTTTGAATCGTGTTTAATTTTGCTATAACGCTCAGCATGACCTGCAAAGACAATATCATCGCCTTTGATTAATGTAATTGCTGCGTCATGAAACCCAGCACTAATTCCGAGAATATTTTTCATTTAAATCCATCCCAGAGACCTAATATGTTCATAAATTTTATCCGCTACTACTTGATGTCCTGCTTCTAAGAAATGTCCGCCTGGACCACGCGGTGTAGCATAAGTCCAATCTGTCATATTATCTTTTAACCAACCAATATAATATCTATGGTCAACTTGGTTTAGTAATTGCATAATTTGCGCATCAGTTTTAAAATCACCGAAATTATTACCAAACGAATCGAGCATTAGATATTGTTTATTTTGTTGTTGAATAAAATGCTGTATTAATAATATGTTAATTAAATATTGTCTATACAAATAATTATCATCGTGATATCGGTTGATATAGTTTAATAGGTCTGCTCTATATGATATTGGACCATTAAACATAACTCCACTGTGTCCGGGCCACGTATCATAAACGCCATAGTTGTCAGCAAATTCAATTCTAGCATAATGGCTCCACGCAATGATAATCAAATCATAATCTGCAGCATGTTCTACTACGTTCCTAATCATACTAGTATTACCAGTCGATGATTTGCCAAGATTTGTTAATTCGCATGATAATTTATTTTGTAAAACATATGGCCATGCCTGTTTAATATCTGTTAACTCATCGCCATATGTAAAACTGTCACCAACCGTTAATATTTTCATTTGTAAATAAATGGATCACGTTTGCGTAATTCTTTTAATTTCTTACGGTATCGTATTTCTAATGTAATTCTATTGTATAAATTCGTTAACCAATTCATTGTAGTTCTCCTTAATGTAGTTCATGGCATCAATGTGTGCTGGCTCCAATGGGTGTGTAGTAGCAAACGGGTATTTAAAATCTCTAGCCCATGTATAAAATCCCTGATTGTTTGGAAAAGTAACCCACCGATTAAAATCAAGTTGATTGTATAATGTTATTATATTTTCGTCATTCATTAAATGGGTACAATTATTCAACAATGCTTCATCAACCATCGAAAATATATATGGTATTTTCTTTAATTGTAGATATTGTTGCAACATGGTTATTTCTGTTAGCGAATTATATGTTTCCCAATATGCAGTTGACCCAATATGTTTATAAAAGGTTTTAGCAAAATCTGCTGTGCCAGTTTGTTTAGCTCGTAATAAATGATTAGTATGATGCTGTAATATTGCTGTATTATTAGTTTTAAATTCTTTTTTTATTTGTTCTACATCATCAATGATGGACCATGGATTTAAATTATACCAATTTCCCCAACGCTCACCTGTATCATAATCAAATCTAAATTCGTATCGGCCCGGAAATGTCCATGTTACAAAAACTAATCCTACATCTTGTAATTTTTCACATGCATTCATAACAGTGCGGCGAATTGCACTATTACTAAATCCCGGATAGGCTACGCATTCGTACTGCATATTAAAATCTTTAGCCAAAAGCGCAGTAAAGGTTGATTGGCTAACAATTGGGCGGGCTGGTTCGGTCCCATTGGGATCAAATGGTGTAACTCCATCAGCAAGTTCACTACCGTATGTAAAACTATCGCCCCCGGCTACTAAAATCATACATATCCTCGTTTGATATGTTGTACTTGTAAGTCTATATAATTTGCATCAGACCAATTATACCGATAAGTTGCAGATGCATGACTAGTTCTTATATTATACACATCTAAATGTAATCCGAGTCGGTTCCATATAATATTATAATCATCCGACCCAAATGTTCTATGTAAGTCGACTTGTCCTACTTGCGGATGGCCGATTGTCAATGATTTATCATTTGGATCAAATCCATTATCTATTAGCCATTGAGTGAAATCTGTGAGCTCTTTTTTCATCCAAGAAAAATTACCAGGACTAAGTGCCCACTCAATATCAAAATCTCCGGCGGCTTCGGTTTGTGATCGCATCGCCGATGTCGTTAAATCATCAATGGTATGCCCTCCTTTACCTTCATCACGAAAGACTTCGTAATGATGCTTGCCAATGGCTTTATTGACTCCAACAAATACGCCACCTGCTGGTCTATTTAAACTTTCAATTCCAAATAATTCAAAGTCATTAGCATCCAATGTAAATCGTGGTGCATTCAACCAACACATTAATTGACTAGGTCGACGCCATTCCGGCGCATGAATTGCTTTACGCATACTTAATACAAGCGACTCATACTCGTGACATAATAAATTTAGCTGGCGGATGTGCCATTTAATAGTATCAGTGGCCTGATTATAATATTTAGACATGTGTCCACTTACACCTTGTAAATCTTCAAAGTATCTATGTAAATGATTTAATTTGTCGTGTACTAATTTGCCACCTTCGAGAAATTCGCCAACCGGACCGGGCACTATAGTATTTTCTACAGTAAAATGATCAGTAATTTGGTATCCAAGGTCTGCTTGATTTATTGCAGCTATTGATAAATTGATTTGATTAGTAATATATTCTGCATTACGTTCCGATTCGATAAATCCGTGAAAGCAGTAATTTTTCTCAAGGTGATAGTTATTTTCTATTAGATTGTTTAGGGCCGATAGCCATTTACGACTAAGCGAGCTATCAAATATATCAATATATACTGTTAAGAGTTTATTAGTTTTATTATTTTTTAAATCAATTTCAATTTGATCAAGCAATGTTGTTGTACCACTCATATACTTCCGGTCTCTCTTTTAAGATGTCTGCTAATGTATACGTATCACCACGAATACTTTCTAATTGTAGCACACGAGCCTTACCTTTTGCAAGACTTACTTTATATGTATCTGGCCATTGCTCATCAAATGTCGGTCGTGATTTTAACTGTACAAGTATATCTTGCATAGCACCAGAAGTTTGTGGTATTAGTTCATCTAACCATGGATGTAATAACTTGCGCGGCAGTGCCAAGGGACTAAGAATAATATCAGGGCTAAAGCTAAAAACAACTTTAGCCAATATATCTACTTTTTCTTCGTTAGCAAGCTGGGTAATGTTAATAACTTCAAACATTCCCGGCATTGTGAGTGTGAAGTCGATTCGCATTTGTCTGCGGTTAGTTGCAATTTTAACTCCTTCACGGAAGTTTTCAAGCCATTGACTATAATTAAGTCCTGTTCTAATATATTCGCCAATGCGACCAGTTCCGTCGAGACTGGCACAGATTTGCCAGTCACGTAACCTAGATAAAATATCGCTGAAGAGATTGATGCCACGATAGTCGATGCGGCTAAGATTAGTATTGTACCTTGCATAAGCATTCTTTCCATCTCCCAAATCAATTATGCGTTTCATATAACGCCAATGCTGTTCGTACATTAAGGGCTCACCGCCAACCCAATATACTTCCTCAACTTGATGATTCTCGACTGCTTGAGCAAACTCCTGTTCAATTTGACTATCTTGAAATTTTGATATTTCGCTTCTCACTTCGGGCTTCATCCAATTATTCTTTGGATTGTGCCAATTGATCATATTATGTTGTTTTTGTTCAGTTTCCCAAGCACTTGACAACATATCGCCACACATGCGACATTTAAAGTTACATAAGTTACTAAATCTATAATCCCAACTTATAGGACGCATAGTTGTATAACCTGTTTCGTCTGTTGTTTCTATTACTTGCAAATATTTATTTTCGAACATTTGATCAAAATAACTACGGTAAACTGATGTATTCAACAGCTTATCATTACATACTTCGCACTCTGGGAGGGTTTCCCCAGCAATCATGCGACGACGGACCGACCGCATGTGCTCGCTATTCCAGTGTTCATCCAGAGTTATTGGAATGTATTTGCCCGTTCCGGCTTTTGTATCAATATACTGCTGAAAGTTTTGCGCAGGTTCGCGACTAGCACAGCACATACGTCTTTCTGTGACAGGGCTTAAATAGGTATGGAGAAATGGCGCAAAACAGAAATTCTCTGGCGGCTTTTTAGGAATTGACATAACCCATTGCTAGTGCAATTTCCTTATGTGTTGTTAGCATACTTTGTTCGCGATATGCATCTGTCTGTTGCATTTTTTGTAAGAATTCTGTACCATCACTTCCTGCGCCGTTTTCAATGAACTGAATTATTTTATCAATTTCAACACGATGCTTAACATTAAATGGGTAATCATTCAATCTATCTATAACTAATTTTTGTGCGGCTGGTGTCATACGATTAATACACATAACATTTGGGTCATGCAACATATTAAAATGCACCATGTCAAATTGTTGAGTATTAACCCAGTCACATAGCTCAGGTAGATAGTAAACATTTTGTATGTTTATAGTCATGCATACCTGTGTTTGAATTAGATTAGTTTTCATTGCATTAAATTTTATAACATTGGTTTTTACTTCGTCCCACACAGCACCATAACGTTCATATTCAAATCGTGCTTCGATATTATCTATGCTAACTGCAATTTCAATGTTTCTAAATTTACCCCATAAACTTACTTCTTCGTCTGAGGGATATACAGTACCATTAGTATTATAATGTATATCTATACGTTTACTATATCCATGTTCTACTGCATAACGTAATAGTTTAAAGTGTTCTTCAATTAAGAATGGTTCGCCACCTGTAAATTCAAAGTACTTGATGTTTGGTAATAGTTCTTTTAAATTTTCCCAGAACACTTCACTTTCTCTTGGCCAAGTTCCTTCTTGTAAGAACATGTATGCACTATGTTGTTTGCGGTCATATCCTTGTACGTCTTTGTATTTTCTAGCTTCGTAATCAATTTCTTCTTTGGCCCATTTACTGCTAGACCACGAGCCACATATACGACATTTAAGATTACAGATGTTGCCTAGCTTAAGATCAATAAACCAAAGTTGGTCAGGTTTATCATTCTTCCAATCAACAATAGGATAAAACTCTTTAAGTCTAATTCTGCTATTAATACGCTTACTAACTATACCGGCATCTTCTTCCTTCCAGCAACGATTACATGTAGATGGCTTTTCACCCCGACGGAATTGTTGTCGTAAGTCTTGCATATATTCACTGTTGTAAATTTCTGCCAATGAACTTTCTTTTAGCTTATACGGTGTACCATCACTTTTAGTAATCTCATCTGTTGCTAAACAACATGGGCGAGCTGTGCCAACCGGACTTGCTTCAATACTAACCCACGGTAACATACAAATATTATCGTGTGTCTTGTTAATACCTAAATGATCACGTAACTCTTTATATTCCGGAAACACTTCTTCAAATGTTTCTTTTCTCATTGAATCAGTTTGATCATTTATCTTAAAGAATTCTTTTAATAAGTGACTTTTGTCGTCTTGATACATAAATGTAATAATAGCTTTATAACCCGAGATAGCTCGTTGCAATTGATCTTGTGGTGCAAGCCATGCGATATGTTCTTCGACACGTTGTTTAATTCTATCTTTAAATTGAATTGGTAATACATCAATACGATCGCGTTCCGGACTCTGTAGAATGTTTACGTTCCAATCCATTGCTTTAATTAAGCCAAGTTCGACCCATTCTTTATGGAATTCTGTTAAATGCCATGCATTAAGTATACTAACTGTACTGCTAACATAAAAGTCAACATTAGGACAAATTTCAATCATTTTGCGGCGATTTTCTACTGTTTCTGCCCAGTCTTGACCCTTGCGGATATATTCTCCACGAAGATAAGAATCATCTAAACTTGCGCCTACACTTACTACATCAAATAGTTTCCAGTATTCAAACACCATCTTATCTTTAAGACGAATGTGACTAAAGTTTGTATTATATACTAATCTAACATGGAACATTTTACGTTTAACTAATTCTTCTAGTATACGATAATGTTCTTCCATGATAAGTGGCTCACCACCAGCAAAGTAAATTTGTTCTAAGTAAGGGATATGTTCTTGCATCTGCTCCCACATATCATCTTTCTCTTTACCAGCAAACATAATTTGTGGGTGATTTAACTTACCAAATAGTTTTGTTTCTTCGGCAAACCAACTACTACTAAACAAACTACCACATGTTCTGCAGCTGAAGTTACATAGATTACTAAAGCGTATGTCATAGTAGCGTAATTTAAAATCATCTAAACTACCATCTGGATTAGTTTTGTCTGTTAGTGCAATATGATGTCCGAAGTTTTTATTTTGGCTATTGCGCATTGAAAAGAAGCCGTTGTCTTCTTGTTCATAACAACGTGTACATTCTTTAGAAGGCTTATCTTCTAACATATTGATACGCATTTGTTTGTACGGAGTACCATTCCATACTTCTGCCATTGTATTTTCTTTAAGATTACCTATAGGCAAATGCATCTCACCTAAACAACAAGGATATGCTCTGCCATCTGGGATACCATGCATGTGTGTCCACGGTATCATACAGAAATATTTACTTTCTATTAATTTATATGTATGGTCTTCTGTTAAATCATCTTCATGTATGTACACTGGCTTACGTGTATTGTAATTGTGATTTTTATGATGTACTGTTAATTTCTTGCTTGGCTCATCGCTCATAGTGTGTCGTACCAGTCTGCTAATTGTGTAAATGTATATTTAAAGTCTTTGCCACGACGTTGGTCGTATTGTTGATAAAAGTTCTTAAAGTCACGCTGTAGTACCTCGCGTGCCAATGCTTCGCTATGCGGAGTATCCACTGTTTCTAAGTATGTAATTAATCGTCGTAGTTGATTATATTCATATTCATGCATAAAATCTACAGCAACATCGCCGAAGATACGCAATTCATCTGCGTATTGTTTACGCATTTCTAACGGTAATATCAATGGGCTTTGGAAACTAGGAAAACGTAAGATGTTAAGGCTAAAGTTAATTGCATCCTCGCCGTACTTCTTTTTAAGATTAACAATCATCCATAAGAATTCTGTTAAGCTCGATAAGCACAATGCATTAATGGTACACATAACATGAAGCCCACGTAATCGTTTACTATCTAATAACCACATAACATTTTGACACCACTGATCCCAATCTAGTCCATCACGAATATATATTGCATGTCTACCGATGCTTTCGTTGCTAGTGTATAAATCTAATTCAGTACCTTCTGTGCTATCTAATAATCGTTCTAATACTTCGCGGTCAACTCCTAGATTACTATTAATAGCTAAACGTGTTTTACTAGTGCCTTTGTTTTCTTTAAACCAATCAAACAGGCGCCATGTGTAACCCGACATCAATGGCTCGCCGCCGGTAATGCGTAATTCTTTTAATGTTTTGTGTAAGTCTGTTTCCCACCATTTGAAGAACGCTTCCACATATGGATTAACTTCATTGAGTTTGAACAGTTGACTACTATCATGAACGTGAGTAAAATGATTCCTACCGTCTGATACCAAACCTGTGTATGCACCGCTTGTTTTAATGTCTCTGACCCAGGCGCTACTAAAAGCAGGGTTGCAGTAACTACAAGCAAATTGGCAAGTGCGGTCAAAAGAAATTTCCAATGTTTGCAAATTAACGTCTTCGTTTGCAGGTAAATTGTATGCATAATCTAAATCCTCATCATTATAAATTACTGTTTTGTATACACGGTCACTAATCGGTACAGGAACATCTACACCATTGTACTTAGAACCCTTGTACATGTCTTCTATCTTCCAGCAGTAATCACACCCTGCAGGTCGTTCACCCTCTTGCATTTGCTTACGTTCTAATTTCTTTTGTGGCGTGTTATGTAATGCACTTGGGTTTGTTTTAATTGCTTCTAAGTCAATTGCATGAGGTAATGGATGATGACAACTTGTAGTCTGACCTGAGCCCAACCATATAGTTGCATTGTACCATTTAGCCGCACAGAAACTAGCTGACTTAATGTCAATTACTCTACGCTTATATTGTATATCTGATTCGTTATTAATTCTCGGCATTTAGTAATTATAGCAGGAACAATGAAGATTGTATATCTTTTTGATAAATAAAAATGCAGTTCACGGAAGTGGAATTCCTAACTGCTCTAACGTTCAGGAGAACAATCAGCATGAATATTTATCAATCAACAGAAGTGCGACCATACATTTATATCTGCACACATAAAACAACTGGAAAATTTTACATCGGATATAGAGAAGCAAATAAAATTGCATCACATCTAGATTTTCCTTTATATAAGACTTCCTCTAAAATTGTCAGACCAGATTTTGATAATTACACCTGGATTATATTTGCTGAATTCTTAAATGGCGAATCCGCATATCAAATTGAGCAACAACTAATTTTCGAAAACTGGAGTAACCCTTTATTAATAAATCAACATCAGAGAGTACACGCTTCGACTCCTCTCAGAGGAAGTAGGAAAAATGCAGTATTATCTGACGCTACTAAAAAGAAAATTTCCGACGCAAATAAAGGTAAGAAGAGGTCAACAGAATTTAAAGAAAGAATGGCTATTTTACACCAAGGCAAAAAACATTCACTAGAATCAATTACAAAAATGAAAATGCGAACAATGTCAGACTCAGCAAAAGCTCATTTATCGAGTATTAATAAAGGAAAAATAATGTCAGCTGAAACTAAAGAGAAACTTCGTCAAGCTAATCTAGGCAAAAAAAGAGGAAAGTATAAAAAAGACTGACTTTAGTTCGAAGCGTGATAGTTGCACTCCTGCCAGAAGTCTGTCATCTGTGGGAACGTTTTCAAAAAGTTTAAGCCTCTGCGTTTATCGTATTCATTGAAGAACTTATAAAAGTCTGCTCTTTGTAGTGTAACATATTCCTTAGGTAGTTCACAACCTTGTTTCATCCAATCTACATTACGTTCCATACGTTGTATTTCGTAATCCTTAAAGCCTTCAAAGTTATCAGCAGTTTCATCTGCTTGATTTGCTCGCATAAACGTAACAACATCTTCTAATATGCGAACATAACTTGCTGGAAGTATTTGTAAACTTTGATAGGTTGGGCTACGTAATAGTGGCGTATCGAACCACACACGTTGATAAGTTGTGCTGTATTTGTTACGCATCTCTAATATCTGTGTCAATAAAAGTTTTAGTCCAAGTACGTTTAAATTGTTCATTGTAATAATAAACGTTAGGCTATTGCGGTATGGCACTACTGCTAGGAAATCGTTAGTATAGCGCATGACTCTGTCCCATTGTAGACCATCGCGTATATATTCTGCATGTCTAGGAAGTCCGCTATCTAAGCTAACATACTGCATAAAGTGTTCAATGCGTTCACCAGTGCATAGTTGTTTTACTTTGTCTAGGTACTTGTCAAACAGTTCGGGCTCAACACTAAAGTTACTAGTAACGTCTACGTGCAGATCACTCTTGGGTAAGGCAAGTATGTAATCAAATACACGATGTGTATTCTTATCCATAAGCGGTTCGCCACCAGTCATTCTAAAGTGTTTTAGCTTAGGGTACAGCTCGGGCCACCAACGCCAAAATGCTTCAACATACGGGTTAGATTCACGTACTGGGATTGGCTTGCGTCGACCTTGAAAGTGTTCAGGCGCATTGTGTGGTACGCTTGTTGGATACGCACCCCAACGATCAATGTCTTTGCCCCACTCCGTTGAATACTGTGGACTGCAATATGAACAAGCTAAGTTACAGCCGTGACTAAAGTTTACTTCGACATAACTTGGCACAACGTCTTGGTCCCATGGTGCGTTTACTATTTCTTCATAGTGTTCGGCCGCCCACGGTTCACCACTGCGATAGTGTCTATCGCTTAGTTGTTTGTTATCTTCTGCACTCCAACAGTAACTACATTCTGCTGGGCGTATTTGCTCTAGCATAAGTTTACGTTGCTGTTTCTTGTAATCAGTGTTATGTAGCGCACCTGGATTGAATAACAATGGAGCACTATCAATCTCATGTAAGGGCGGATGATAACAACTATTTGTTAGTCCAGTTGGCAGATGTAAACTTACTTGTTGCCACTTAGCCAAGCAGAGTGCAGGACCTAATTTATCCTTCATGTCTTCTGCAGCTGTCAGGAAATCACTTTTGCTCATTGATTAATATTTTTTGTAATTCGTTTAACGAAGATGCTTCATAGTAATTATACATGCAATTCTTTGCAAAGTCAATATTTTTTTTGAATCTATTAAGATTATTATACCACAGTGTTTTAGTATTATCTAAATTAATTAATAATTCTCGGTTCAATTCAATGGCAGAAATTATCCGATCTAATGGATTCTCAATGGTGTCGTAACTGTGATTAATAATATCATCAAACATATCAAACCCTACTCGTCTTAAATGCTTAACTGTTCTAACAGGTGCTAGCACAATCGGAAAATTGGCGCCATATATATTTTGTAGGAATTTTTCAGTTAAGAAACTACTTGGTTCACAAAAATTTGATTCTGTGATAATTTCTACAAATGTGTGTTGGTATATAGGTTTAAGATATAAATTAAAATTATTAACATTATCATTGAGTGATTGTTTGAACGTAGCATTGACTTTATTAAAATCAAACTTAATACCATTTCCTTGTTTTGCTTTTTGAAATCCCACAAGTATAGTATCTAAATATAAATTCTGTTGTTGCGTAGTTAACTGCCAATTACATAAATCTAGCCATGAATTATATTTTTTATCTATCGATTGATAATTAAAAGTAATATAACCATATTGGTCAAGATCCATTCCTAATAGATAACTAACTGTAGTATAACGATGTGGTCGTAAACCACGATTTAAACACATAAAGGTAGTTAAATTATCATTGCTCTTATCTAATACACTTTCTCTATGATGTGTATGTTGCATTTGCAGGCCACCGTGACAAATTAAATGTACATTATTAGCAGCAATTTCTCTATCCAAATAATCCATTGCTGTGGATATTATAAATGTAGTAGCTGGATTTTTTAATGCAATATCAAGTAATACCTGCGCATGTACTGTTCTTGTTTGTGTTGGATTATAATCAGAATGATATTGTAAATTATCTACAATGAATAATAATACCAAAGAAGATTCAAATTTTTCCTGTATTAAATCTTCGAACACCTCATTAAATGAAGCAAAGTAATATGCTTCGGCATTGTTGGGCAACGTTGTAACCATTTTCTTAAATAATTCAAAATACCATTCATCAAATGGCAGTCGTTTAAATATCTTCATTGAATATTTCTTGTATTTGATTAATTGATAAATTTAAAAAATTATTATAATTATGATCCAATATTAATTGCATATCATTGAGTTTAGTATGTAAAGTTTCCACTGGCCAATTAGATATACTATTCAATAATTTTTCAATGTGAGTAATACGATCATGAATACCCACTAAATCATATTCTTCGGACCAAAATTCAGCAAATGTTTTAAATCCCAGCTTACGTAGGTTAGCAAGGTAATTAGGATTTGACATCACAATAAACGGACGTTTTGCTATAATACAGCGCCACAGCTTTTCTGTCACTAGAAAACAATTACCACTTACATTTGGTTCACATATAATATCAACAAATATATCATTGTAATATTGTAAAAGATTTAAATTAGTTGGATGCTGAATTGGGTAATAACTATTTTCGTGTTGAAATGTACCATTTTTACAATTATCTAAATTTTGTAAATATTCTATATCTATTGTACGTGGACACGTTTTAATAAATTCCACAGCATCAACAACTATATCACATTTAAAATTTATTAAATCATCGAGTCCAATATAACCATTGCCATTGGCATTTTCTCTCAATGGATCATAATGATATGTTTGTATGGTTTTATTGTTATAATACTTGTTTAATATAGTTGCGATCCATAATCTATACCAATTACTTCTACTAGAGAAATTAGCAAAATGTTTAGTAGGAGTTGTGTTGATATTAAGTACTTTGTTATGTAGCCATTCTTGTATTCCGTTCACTTCATACCACGACGATGCTTGCTTATTGATAATATAATCAGGATGTTGTTCTATCATATTGCCTGTATTAATTGTTATCTGATTCTTATTATAACCTGTACGTAGACAAAATTCATCTAACAATCTATATAATCCTAGTGCAGTAGCACACGATCCCTCGGGCGCAAAATCTATTTCTATAGTCTGTTTATTAATGTAACATTTGTACAAAAATTCAGTCAGCAATTCTTTGCGCCAAATCTTTCTATCTAATGTTTGTACATGTATTTTCATTTAATTTTTCTTCTTGTTACATTTTCTAAATGTATAATTTTAGATTCGATATCAGCGGTTGTAGGGCACATACTACAAACATTAGCAGCTTTTCCAAAATTCTCTAGAAACGTAGTAAGTTCTAATTCTGAACAGTCTGCTCCTATTCCTGTTTGTAAATATTGTGCCCATTGCTCGCTATTAGGATTATTAAATCGTTCCAATGTTTCTGCTAATAAACCGCTTGTACTGCATTTATAAATCCGACCATTATGCATCAATGGACACGTTTGTTGACAACAAATGTCAAATGCTTGTGCTGGGTTGTTAGTATGTGGTTGCATATTTTCATACGAACCTTTAAATGTCTTCCAGAATATGTCAGGTCGTTTAACATGAAATCGAAAGTTATTTGCTGTTTTATAACGTGCTACTCCGTATTCAGTAACAGGCTCCCAATCGTAACTATCAAATATACGTTGTATAATTAATTCTAATTCTGGATTAGGTTGATGTACTGCAATCTTAAATACGCAGTTACCTACTTCGGCTAAATGTTTAACTATATCAAACTTTTTATTTAATAATAATCCGTTTGTAGTAAATCGTATTTGTGAATCAGGCATTAGTTCACGTATCCCAAATATCCATTCATTTACTTCTGGGCTTATAGTAGGCTCACCCCCGAGTATTCCAAAATCAGGTATATCCACCCGTTCCAACCAGGATTCTAGCCAGGCCTTGCCCTGACGCCAAGGTACATATCCTTCGTGTTGTAAATCACTATAGTTTGTACAACCAGTGCAACTTAAATTGCACACCTGAGTAATCATTGTTTCAACAAACGGAAGTGTTGGCTTTACATCCATCCTAATTCCTTAACTAACGGATGGAGTATTTTATTGTACCAATTAGCATTACCTTCTGCTGCATGATGGCCAAACCAGCCAGACCCTTTTTCCCAATCCTCAGCGGCCGGTCTGATATTATCTGCTTCGTTAACTGAATGACATGTATTATCAAATATAATGCATTCTTTGAGAGATTTTATCTTTAGCATTATGTTTTTACTCACTGGCCAGTCCGGCTCATACCTGATGGGAATAGTTAAATTAACAATTACAAATTTTGCCGAATGGGCCTTTAATAAATTGTATATTAATAATATCTTATCACATGTTATTGTTTCTTGCCAGCTGTGATAATAATTTGCCATAAAATATTTTTCTTGTGCAAATATCTCATGAAAATCAAATTGTTGGGTTCCGCCCACTGATTCTGTATTATACTTCTGCTGTTGAAAGTTTTGATTAAATGTTGAATACGGCCATTGTGTTAATCTATTAGATTCTCTATAGATAGCTAGTCTTGCAACTGGAGGAATACCAATAACATAATATCCTTGAGAAAAATCAAATGATTCATTACATATTATATGTATAATCTGATCTAGACTAAATCCACTGTGACTGTAATTAACTATATTATCTACTTTCAAATCTCTGGCTAGCAATCCCCAGAAACTATCTGCAGGTGCTACACAGAAGTTAGGAGTAGAAAACGAATCTCCAAAAACATATAATGTTTTATTCATGTATTCTTGTAATATCCGATGTGAATTGTTGATTGATTAATAATTGATAATTGTGTTCAATAGTTGCTTGTAGTTTATTATTTAACTCATCTAATTGTTGTAGAGATAGATTTGATAATTGATCAATCAGCGATAGTATTGAAAAATATCTATTCTTTCCGGTTAAATCATCATATGATTCACTCCAGCAATCTGCAAATGTCTTAAATCCCATTTGTTGTAAGTATCTTAGGTAGAATAACGGAGCCATTACAATAAATGGTTTACGACACAATATAGCCCGGGCTATTTTTTCTGTAGGATAAAAACTGTTGCCGTTAACGTTAGGTTCGACTACTAGGTCGACAAATATATCCTTGTAAAGATAATTTATCTCGTTGTTATAATCATATCTGCGTAAATTATGATTATGTGCAAAATCTGTGGCCTGATATTGATTGATATTAGTTAATAATGCAATGACCTTAGGCATAATTTCCGGATGCCATCCATATAATTTTTGTAACTCAAAATTCTTACGATTATCTTCTTGTGTATTGTTAAAGCGTACCTTGATAACTGCTTGTGCCGGGTTTACGTAACTAGCAATGCCCAATCTGCTAGCACTCGGTCTGCCATAAAAACACCCAAATATTTTTTGTTTTGTCCATGAATAATCATATGCATGATCAAATGTAGAAAGATCCCATCGGAGCCAATGGTTCCAATCGTATGGTTCTTGAATACTATATCGATGATGGTGTTCTACGATATTAGCAGTTAAAATAGTAACAGACGTAAATGTAAATAAATCAAGGATATCATATACTCCACAAAATCGTAAACAGTGAGATTCTTGATTTACAACTAATTTAATATCTGTATGTTCATTTTCTTTGCAGAATCTAACAAATGGTATTATATTATCTAATTGATCATTTTCTAACTGCAATGTATATGTATTCATTATTTGCAGAATTCCCAATTATACGTATCTTGATAGGCCCAATGTAATTTTCTCCAACAATTTAATATTGTAATAGCTGTTTGGTCAAGTCGTATTCCAAATATACTCATTAATTTTTCTATTATTAAATTAGGATCTGCTGTTATTAACTCCTCAATTGATAACACCGGAATATGTTTATTAACTTCTAAAAATTGTTTTTGCTGTCTCTCGAGTATTTCTCTCATGTTAATAGTATTCATTTTGAAATATTCGTGTTGTCCATTTTCTGATATAAATTGTGTTACTTGTTCTTCTTTATTATCATTAAATGAAAAATCCATCATTGCTTTATTATTGCCATCTACACATTTAAAATGCAATGCTCTAACTTGCCATTCTAATCCTTGAGCTGTCAATGGTGTAATATACAACATGGTTGTATCTTTAAAAAAATTATCAAATTCAGAATTTATATCCCATAGTAGAGAATGGTTTAATATTACTATTGGACTTGTAATTTTATAACGAGATTGTTTATATGTATTGTAATCAAGTGCAAGCGTGGAATCTACACCCGATATAGGATTAATAAAATCTAAGTTCCGTTCAGTGACCCACCAGCCCGATAATGAGTCAGTGGCATATTGTGCTAAAATTGTATCGTATCTATCGCAAGATTGCTCGGGCCAATATACATCTTTACTAGTTAATAGAAGATTTCTTACTAAGTTTCCGGCGGCGCCAACATTAGCAATTAAGAATAAATCTTTAATCATTCTCTAGCCATTATGCCTCTATTTTTAAATACGCTTTTATAATGGTGCTTAAAGAATCTACTTTGGTCTGCTGTAAGATGCGGAGCGGCTAATCCTAATTTTACATTTAAGGTATGTGACATTTCATTACATTCTTCTACTAGATTATACACCTTATGTTGATGCCAAATATTATTCAGTGCATCAAAGTCCTGCACTTCTCTATAATCCCAATCTGTAATCATGGTCATGTATGTACCAAGTTTTGCACCGTACATTGCCCAATCACCATGCTCTACATCCATGCCTACGTTGTGCCATATACTTAAATGATCATAGTTGCGAGCATGTACACGTTGTTCAAACTCTTGTAGGCTCGGTTTTGTACCACGATCTAAACACATTTTAACACCTTCTCTAAAGCCTGCTCGCCATGCCTGATATGGAGATTGATTTGGGTATGTTGTGCTATAGCAATCATTCATTGCCCAATAGTTAGGATGAAAACAAAACTCAACCGCTGTATCATCTGCACCATCACTTGCCTCATGTGTACGCATGTTGTTAACAAAGTCTTTGGTCCAACAACTCATGCCACCGTTGCCATACATAAGTCCGTTGATGTGATTACGTGCTTTCCATCGAAATACTACATCTTTATTAGTATCATCTAATGTAAGTTGTAGGTTGAAAAATTCTGGGTCAGGTAAGTTATCACCGTCAATTAGTACAAAGCGTTCTGTATCACTTGCGGCTGCGGCTGCTTTATGTGCGGCATCACTGCCTTTAACTCCATCTACACGTTTGGCCCACGGAACCATATTTTGAATCTTAATCCAAAACTCTTCTTTTTTGGGTTCATCGTAACTTAGGTAAATGCAATCTAAGTCTGCAATATCAACGATTTGTGTCATAGTATTCTATATCCTGATAGGTGTCAGTTGGTTCTAATATTAATCCTGCATGGTTCTTTACTGTGGCATAACCCTCAGAGCTACTTACTAATTGTATACGATACCCAGGATTGTTGTCAATCTTTTTCAGTTTACCATCTACAATTGTATAGCGGAAGTAGTTGTTATATTCATCTTTGCTAACAATAATATACATTGTATCTGTTGGGTGATTTATCATTGTACACATTGTAATGATTCCATCTTCGGTATAATGTAATCTATATTCTTTAACTTCTTCAACCGCAGGTTTAAGCATTGCTAATGCTTTTTCAAATTCACTTAAGGAGTTCATGTTCATACTCCTTAACTAATTCATCTGTAACCCAAGACTTTTCATGATAGTGAATAGGGTGATATTGATTTGTATTTGCTATACGTATCATTGGCAAATCTGTTTCACACACAACTAACTCGGGCCATGGCGTACTAGTCCACGAGTTAATTGCAGGCTTCATGTGTACAAAGTTAATAAAGTCCATCGGCAATGTACAATCTTCTATGCCAAGTAACTTTGCAGTTAACGCATAAACAACATCAGTGGTTGGATTGTCATCTCGGCAGTTAAGCAATACATTATCACGTAGATGTGCCCAATTTTTAAATATTTGTTCTGCTAGTGTAAAGAACTGTGTCGCTTCTCTTGTATATCTAAAATACATTAGTCCGCTGTAGGTGTCAGGTAATTCATTGTCATCGAACAACTTTCTATATTCACGCGATGCACTTAATTCTTGCTTATAATTTCTACAGCCCGAGCTTAATACAACATTCTTTAATCTAAAAGTAGTCCACCAATGTGCAATACTTCTTGTAAACACAATATCGCTTTCAAGTTTAATTGTTTCTTTGAATGGAGTAAGATAAAATACCTGCCACTCGTTACTTAACTTCCAAGTTTCAACTTGTGCTAAGTCATTCTCAATTGTAATTACATAATCAAATACTTTGCGGTGCTGTTCTGTTACTTGCTCTAATGTATTCTTATCAACTGCTACTGCATATAAACTGCCAGGCATTGTTAATTTAATGCTCATTGCCTGTACGTAAGCAAGACGCAAATAATCAACATCTGCTGTGTTTTGTGCAATAGTCATAAAACCTTGCTGTGCTTGATGTGGAGTTATGCGCATATTGTATCTACTAGTTTATCAAATTCTGCACTTAATAAGTAATCTTTATCCATTATGTGTACGTTTTGCTTGGCAACGACATGTGCTATATTTTCTTCACGTACAACCATCTTTTCACCTGTTATTTCGATGTTTTTAACTAGTTTATCTATAGTTAGCATAGTGAAAGGGATACTTTGCGATAGGTCAGTTGTGTAACCACTAATAATGTTATTAGCAATTGCAAATGCGTAATCGTTGCGGAAATTATTTTCTCTTAATTGATACAACTTTTGATAGTAAGCATAGTTGCGTTCAATTCTGCCCACTAAGTCAAATAATGCTTTTGTTTTATCTGTGCGTTTAAAGGTTATAGCAGTTGCCCATACATAATCTAAACTTAGTTGCCCCATATTACCCGACATTGATTGTGTAGGACTTTGATTGTGATGCATTAATCTATAATCAATAGTTGTATTAAGTATGTTTAATAAACTTGTATCAAACTGTAAGTAATCACTGTCAAGTAATATAGTTTCATCATATGGGCTAAGTTCATAAGCACGATATCTACCACCATTCTTCCATTGTGTGCCGCTGGCATAACCAGTTCGATGGTTGTCTGCGGAATCTACGCCAGTGTTGGTTATAATTGTAGTGGGTAGATTTAATGTATGCTTTATTAGTCGTGCGGCTTGCTCAGCGATTTTAACGTAATCAACTGTATCTGTATTGACTGCAAATAGTATTACGCCCTTAGACTTTTCTTGCACGTTTAATTTCTTCAAATTGAATATGCCATGCGTTCATGGCCAGTTGATAATGTTGTGTGGCTAACTCTAACATTGCTATCCTATTAACTTTAATTGGATTTTGATAAGTATCTTCTATAACCATTTCGTACAAGTCATATAAGTTTAGAAACGCTATTAGCTCAGGCGTAGCTTTAAATAGCCCGCCACTAAGTGTAAAATGCAAATCACTTTGTATTTTTTCTCTGAGTATGCGTTTGTTTGTTTGATAATCTGTCGCTTGTTTAATTTGAGCAACTAGTTGATTGATTTCTGTTGTCATAATAGTAATTAGCCATAAAAATAGGTAAGTGTAAATAACTTACCTATATTATATTACATTTATATTAATATGTCAACTATGCAATAGTTGGCGTACCCCACGAATTAGTTGTAAGATATGTCGATTCCGGGAATACAATATCAATACGGTGGTTAACTGTTACATTTAATGCGCTATCAAACGCACTATGCCCTGGTGAATCTAAATACATCGAAAATACGATTTGTAAGCCGTGGTCTCCATTCCCCGATACATTTTGCGCACTAGTAAACATACGAAGATAAAAATTATCAGTTGTGTAACTAGCAGTGGTACTAGTAATTTGAAAATGGTTAGTAGTAAGAGATGCTGGTAATTGTCTATATCCTGCAGCAGTATTATTAGTAACCAATGTACCGCCAGTGCCGGTTCGACCACCATTGCTATTATTTCTAAAAGCAGTTAGCCCGCCAAAGTTTGTAGCCATTAATGTAACAGCATCGCCACTACGTGCTGTGCCATTATTATTAGTAACACTAGAAATTACTAAATTTATTTGTCCGCCGGCATTAAAGAAATAACGTGCGGCATCACCACTGGCAAAAGAAACTGTACGCTGAACAAAGTCTGCAGCATACGCAACACCTGCAGCAGCTGTTATACCTGTTGCAAAATTAGCACCTGTTAGCGTCGAACCTTGTGCTGCAAATGATGCTAAGTTTGTATTGATTGTTGTTACTGCGGTATTGACATTAGCAAAATATGTAATAGTTTGCCCAGCGGTATAGTTGCCACTCAATACCGCACCAGCACCACTTTGATGACCTAATGCGCCATTAAGTAATGTTAGTAGACCACTCCATTGTGTCGCTGTTACTAGTGCAGAGCTTGCAACTGTATTAATTGCAGTAATAGTTTGTCCGTATCCTGCAGCGTCAGTGCCAACTCCCATAACATACGCAATGTTTTTAGTAACACTGGTGTAGGTACCTTGTGTTCCACCCCACGCCAATGCGTTATAGTCTGTTGCTGAAATTAGGCCGCCTGATGCGTATGACATATTACTTCGATTTCCTTTATAATTTGATTAGGTGATACCAGTAATATATTTAGTCTGGTCCATCTAACGAAGATTATTTATATACTAGTTTAATGCCACCCAGGCAGCACCAGTATATCCATAAAATGTAGTACCAGCAGTTACAAATACTTGCATACCTGCGGCTGGCGAAGTTATTGCAGCGTCACGTGCTGATGTTGTTGCATATACCGCATTTTTTACATATCCACTAATAGTTACATTAGTTGCAGTAACATTACCTGTAACATTACCTGTAACATTTCCCCAAAGTGTAGTAGCATATACATTAGCAAATTTAGTGGCATTTGCACCGATATCTATTGTATTGTTTGCATTTGGCAATAGTGTATTTGATGCAACTATAACACCTTGAGTTAACGTATAACCAGTTATAGTTACGTTACCGGTGATACTTGCAGTACCTTGTCCAATAAAATTGCCAGATACTGTAACTGCTCCTGTTGTACCATTGATACCGAGTGCTTTTGTACTTACTCCGCCTTTATTAACCCATAAATTCATATCACTATTGTTAGTACTATTTGTTAGACTAACAGAACCACTTGCAGATGCAATAGTTAAATCAGTGCCAACTACTATGCCGCCGCCGGCTGTAATGCGATATGCAGTACTTACATTCTGATCGCTACGTAAATACGATGAAATATTGTTTAGGGTTAATGAGCTACTAGCATTACCTGTAAATTGTGCACCTGGTACAGCAAGTTCTGCGGCTAAATTTAAGCCAGGTTTAACTGTTGCAAATCCTAAAATTGATGTTTGTGGAGTAAATGTAGCATCTTTGCTTAGAATAGCAATTACGCTATTTGAAATATAGAATTTAACAATAACATGACTAATTGAGCTACTATCTAAAATAGTTTCAACTATAGCACCAGATGTTCCAGATGCCGATGTATACGTTGGGCCAATGGTTATCCATGCACTTCCACTCCATATCTTAAGTTGCGCATTGTTAGTGTCCCACCATAAATCTCCTGTAACAGGACCAACCGGTGAACTACTAGCCGAGGTAGAACTGCTGATAGGTTTCCATATACTGCCATTATAAATTTTTAATACACTATTTGTACTATCATACCATAATTGCCCAGTTAGCGCAGGCGACGGAGATGCTGTATTAGAAAAATTTTCTAATAATTTAATATAATTTTCATTTAGAAAAATGCCATATCCGGCATAGTTTTTACCAATTAGAGTTAAACTAGTAGCCGAAGAATTAATTGTACCATCTACAATAGTTGCAATTGTTACTCCGGCTGTTGTGGTTACGTTATATGACATTATTTTTACCTATTATGTATTATTTATCTGTGTTAAGCGGTGTATTGGAACCAAAAATCGCCATCGTGCGATCCAGAATCATTAACTCCTGGATCTGGTGCAGATGTACTTACAAATTTAGCACTGCCACCCCACCATTGTCCTGCTGTTGATACATATTCTGTTGTTGCAATTGCAGCATTACCTGCACTTTGATATGTTTGTGGTTGTGTTATTGCAACTGCGCCATTTTTTAAATTTAAACCAGTAGCACTTGCAGTCAGTACACTAGTACCATCAATTACTAAATTGGCACTACCTGTACCTACATCAAGAATTTCTAAATAACTATTTCCTTGATATATTTTATTTTGCAAGAATCCAGCATTATTAACAACGAATTCTGTTGTAGCAATTTGTGTTGTTGCTGTACCAGCAATTGCTGTAGCGGCTGTTGGAACTCCGCCTAATACTGGAGAAGTAGCAAAACTATCATCTACATAATTTTTTGTAGCAATACCTAACGTCGTTGTTGGGTCATTATTAACTTCAATTACCCCAGCAGTTGCATCGATATGCAAATATTGTATACTATTTGTAATTAAACTGATATTACCATTGGTAGAATTATTTGTTATAGTTGCATCGGCTCCGGTTACCGCCAATGATAAGTCTAACCCAGCACCTATTGTAATTCCACTATCGTTTGCAATACGTAAGTTACCAGTACCGGTATTGTTAATATCTGTACGGAAATAATTACTAGCAATAATGCCGCCTAAATAACTAGCATTATTTGCAGTGCCCCAGAAAGTTTCACTACTATGTAAATTGTGGCCAGTTTTAATAGTTGTGAACCCGGTAATTGCAACTAACGGAGTAAACTCGCTATCTTGATTAATAATTGCGGTACGTGTACCATCGATATACAATGATACAACATTATGAGTTACTGCAACTGTATCCACAATTTGTTCCCAAATTGCGCCACCTTTGCCATGTACTTTGCTCCATACAGGGCCAACTAATTTCCATCCTGAAGCAGTATACGGGGTTGTTCCATCATAAACGTATAATTGTTCAGCATAAGTATCCCACCAAATGTCGCCAGAGACAACTGTCGATGGCGCACCAAGTGTACTACTATTTTGTGCTGTTGCACTGCTAATAATTTTAAAATATGTGCCAGTATAAACTTTTAATAATTTAGCTGCTGTATCCCACCAAAGTTGCCCTGGCAATGGATTGCTTGGTTCAATATCGTATGCAAAATTTTCAACTAGTGCTACTAAATTATCAGTCATTATCTGACCATAGTTAGCATAGTTACGACCAACTAATGTTAAACTAGTCTGAGACGTATCCACTGTACCATCTAAAATAGTACCAAGTGTTGTTCCGTTTGTTTTTCTTATTATATACGACATTTTATTATCCTAGTTATGCTATAGTACTTAAATTAGTTAAAGTTGAAATACGCACTGTATAATCAATTTGAATTAGTCTATTTAATGATTTTTGTACTGGACTAAAAATCACGTGTGTTAATAATTTACCAAGGCCATCACCCGATGTGCTAAATCCTTTTAAGCCCAATTCATCAAATACAAATTGTCCATTCAGATCCTGGCTATTATCAAACACTGCTTGTCCATTTGGTTCGCCGTAGTCTAATAAACAACTTACAATAATATCACTATAAATTTGACCAGGCACGTGCGTTATTACTAGTTTATTTCTTAGTGGATCACCATTTGCTGCATTGGTATCATCAACAATTTTGTAATATTGCGGACTATATAAGTCAGCATTCTGTACATTGGTATTAGTCGGCAGGTATGTAATAACTCCGGTAGGGTCAACTGTAGTACCACCATTGCCAAAATGCATTTCTGTAATAAAATTTACACCTTTATTACTTAAACTTTGTGCAATTGCTTCGCTCATGTTTTCATAGTGAATAGCATTGTCTTTGTCAACAAACATTTCATGTGTAATAGGATCGTATATTTTTAAAAATCCTCTAATACTAAAATTAGCCATTGATAACATTATGCTCTCTCCTGTACAAATATTTCTTTAGTTTCAGGATCAAATATTTTAATATGCCCTTGAATATGTATACCACCGCGCTCATCAGGTTGCTTAGACGGTGTTGCTGTTGGTTGTGTTTTTATTGTTGAATCTTGCATTTTTTTATCCATATACTTATTTATTTCAATCCTACTAACAGTTATTGTATTTACCGTATATCTATGGTGCGATTAATGTTGCTGTACTTGCTTTTAAGAATGTAACCGGTGCAGTTGTTGCTCCATTAAATCCTGTCCCATCTGTTGCTACTCCGCTACCTAAATTATACCATACGTTGGTTGTATGCAATGATATATTAGCTGCAATAGTTACGTTACCGTTGCTATCAACAAATGGGTTGCCAGCATCATTTCTACCAACTGGCACAATACTTAATGGATACACATTACCTGTGCTTGTTCCATTTATTATTATCGCTGAACTAAGTGATACATTGCTAGTTATTGTAGTTGGATAGATTGCAACATTAGATCCATTAATTGCAATATTACCACCAGCTTTACCAGTAGTTAATGTTGTAATTCCATAGTAACTTAATGAAATGTTGCTAACATTAGCACCGCTTGTTAATACTGTTAAATTAGCACCAGTCGATGATTGTGTTATATAATCACCAGCAGTTACAGTAACATTTCCACTTAGAGCTACATCATTATTTTGATATGTTAGACTATTTGTATTATTGCGTATAACCAACAACACTCTTGCAACTGAATCAATACCAGCTACTGTCATTGACGCACCAGATACAGATTGTGTTATTACATCACCAACATTGGCACTTACGTTACCAGTTAATGAAAGATAGTACGAACGAGTTGTTGTTACCGTATATGGTGTAATTGTGCTAAGTGAAATATTAGAAACTACATTTGGCACAAGTTGATCAATGCTACCATCAGTTATAAGTGTTCCAGCAGTGTAAAGTGCTGGTGTACCTGTACCTTGTGTGCCTCGACGTATTTGCCCAAGTGTATTTGTTAATAGATTACGTGTGTAATAAGTTATACGTTCACCATTAATAAATATCACGCCAGGGATAGCAATTTGTCCTAATCCTACTGTGTCGATAAATGGTGCAGTTAACTTACTTGCATCTGCCACAACAATTGTAGTGTCGGTTATTGCTAAATTAGAAGCAAGTGTAGTCGAATGTGCAGATGCTATACGTAAATAACTTTCTTCACGCATCATATTGCTAAACATTCTATAGCCAATTACATCGACATTACCATTGATTTTAGTATACACTTGCATATCTAATGTATCAAATACAATACCCGGTACCAATTCTTCAGGAGCATGGCTCGAGTATGTATCGACATACGCACCGCCAGCCACATTAATATCTTCTGCTCGTGTGCCTAATGCTAAATCAGTGTAATCACTGCGTATAATCGAATCAATAGTATAATCATCGAGCATCGGTAATCCATCGGCATCGTATTGAATATTATCAAATACACCTTCGTCAAATGGTGTTGGCCCACTAAAGCCAGGTGCTTGGTCAAAACCAGCACCTTGTACTTTTACACCCGGATATCCAATACCTCGTAATAATTGGGTTAAATCACGAGCTGGCATTGATGCACCTGGCTCATAATATCCAGTAATACGATCATTTGCAGTAGTAAAATCAGATGCATTGTAAATAGTATAATCGGTTGTATGTATGAACGTAGATCCAGATACTATATTTGCAGTTACGATATATGCGTTACGAGTTGCTGTTTCTAGCGAGCCGGTATGTGTTACTATATCACCAATTGTATAGGCAGTATTTGCAGACCATTCCTGCACCGAACTTGTATAATTAACTCTATCAAATTTTAATGTTGTATTAATACTGCGAACTTGATTATTAGCAAGCATAGCATACGCACGTGCAGGAGTTGTACAACTACCATTAATAAGCACAGTTGGAGTTACATAATAACCACTACCACCAGCGATGATATCAATTCTAATTACAGTGCCCAGGTCAAAATCAATAATTGCACGTGCAGTTGCACCGGACGCAGCAAGTCCACCATCGACTATAGTAACTATTGGTTCGGCAGTATAACCACTGCCGCTATACTCCACTACGATACTCTCAACTTTGTAATTTCTATTAGCATACCATTGACTATATGTATCAGTTTGCCATAATGCCTCATCTTTAATTATATTTTCGCCACTCGGACTACGGAATATCTGTGTGTCAGTATCATAATATGCCGGTACATCAAAATCAGATATGTTACCAGCATACTCATCGGTGCTATTGTAGTTAATTGAATATTCGCGTATTTTAGTCGAATATGGTTTAACTTCTGAGATATAATCTTGATAATAAGTTTGATTATCTTTAATATAATTAGGAGTTTGTGCAAGTGTTCGTAGGGTATGAGCTACACTAATAAAACTAGTTTTAAATATCCAATCAACATATTTTTGTTCATTGAATATGTAATTAACTACAACAAAAAATAATTTATTAAATTCAGAATCTAATTCTCCAACAAAAATATCATCTCGTAATGCTGTAATTATATACCGAACTTCGATTGTTGGAGTTGTATTATTAATAAGAGTACCGTTTGATGTTTTTAATTGCACAGTTCCATTTTGAATGCCTACGACATCAAAGTGATTTTGACTATTAAGTACAAGAAGATTCCATCCGTGGTCCCCACCGCGGCTAACTCTAACTAATACATCGTCACCGACTTTAACCGGTAATTTCAATGCATCGGTTAATGTATCAACTACATATTCAAGTTGAGTTTCAACTCCGTACCCAGGTGCGTACCAATCAACATAATCCCAATATAAATCTGTTTTATAACTTTGTATTTTAACTACTTCCCATGTATTGTTAATAGACAATTCATAAACTACCCAAAGATTATTACGTGTAGTATCTTGTTCTACTAATATTTTATAACCAGGGTCTAGTGTAGTTATATCAATCAATTCTAATTCTAATTCTGTTGCAATTTTTAAATCATATTCACCTAATTTAATATTAGGTTGCGGTTCAGACGCAGTAAGATTAGTTAAATCACAATTTCGTGCAATTGGTGTAGTTATTAATACACTATTAGCATAGTCTATTAGATTAGACCATGCTGTGAATCTATCAATAAACATTGTTTGGCGCGGTCTTACTCCGAGTCCAAATTTATCTGCTGTGCTCAATGCCGGATCGGGTACAGTTGCACCTAATATATCAATACCCGCTAAACTATCAATCAATTTATTAATAATTTTTGGAGATATTGCGCTATCTGCATTACCTTTTTGTATTAATTCATATTCACTATGTATAATATTAGTATTTTTAATTGTATTATAATCAATATGTAATATAGTATTTTGTGATGATAGATAATCAACTATGTTGTATACAATAAGTGCATTATTTTGTATAATTGCCGCGTATGGAACTCCTTGATTTTTAGGATTTTCAATTATATCTTGTACCGCAAGAATTGGTATATGTCTAAATTCATTATTTGGGTCAACTGTTGTTTTATTTTTAACCCAATAAAAATATTTAATACCAATAATATTAGTGATTGGATCAACGAAAATAAGTTCGACGTATGCAGAATCATCTTCGTATTTTGGTTGGCCTTCGCCGCCATTTGCAACATACATACTAGGTAGGTATGCACTTTCTACCCATTCAAGCACTTCGACAATTGAACCCGGAAATAATTTGCCCCAGTTGATACTACGATACGTTAAGGTATCTTGTTCGTAATCTATATAACTAAGTAAACTCAAATTCCACCATACTTGGCCAACTTGATTACTGTTCCAGAATATATTATCGTTTAAATTAACTGCATTATTTGTTCCGCGGTTGTATACCGCCGGATCGTACCCAGTTTTATATGATATTTCTTGTTCTGCTAATCCAGATATCTTACCCTTTGCAGGGTCAATAAATTCCAGTGTTTTTAAAATAGTATTTGATAAATTACTATATAGATACAATCTGCTAATAGATTCAATGTCTACTGTAGGTTGTTGATAACGTAATAAACTCCACCCACGTTTGCCAGTTGGATTACTAAACACGTATATGCTTCCGCCATCTGTGATTGTTGTATCATCGCTTGGTGCACTCACTACAATGTGTCCGCCAATTACATCAATTGCAGCACCAAAGCCATCGCCGGTATTTAAGTCAGTCGGATCAAGTTGTTGACAAAATGCATAGCGGCCTGGATGTTCAACTGCATTACGTGGATCATCGTATAATTCATAAGTGTATACGCTTCCACTAGCATTAACACTATCAAAGAATGCTGTAGAAATATTATCAAATGTTGTTGCTGTTCCATCATCAAATGTAGTATAATGATTTGTTGTTCCGCGATCACTACTAATCACCAACATATATGCATTACGGGCCAAGATAACTTTAGTACCAAAATATTCATTGTTACTATGGTACGGGTTAACAATAATCTGCATGAATGCAAATATAGCCATGCCAGCGTCTTCGTACACGGTGCCACTTGCTGATAGGATACGTAAACGATTTTTAGCTACAGTTTTATCACTATTCAATCTTAAATAACCTGCTTCATTAACTGCGGTGATACCTAATAGATTAGCGTCATTGATATCTTGTACTAAACTATCTAAACTTGTACCGGTTACAGTAATTTGGAAGTTATCTAACCGAATTGTATCGCCTGGAGTAAACGTTGGATTATGTATATAACCTGTATTAGTACCGTAAAGTGTTCCTCTATTATGGAATTTCCAAACTGCACCGGTGTTGTAAATTGTACCTGCATTGTAATACGGAGCACCGATATAGAATGCGCAATTGTTTGAACATATTGTTAACGCCGAACCAAATCGTGCCCCTGCTTGAATTGCACTTAAACTACCATCTAGCGTATCAATGCCAATTAATCTTTCTAATAGAGTAAATTTATTAGTTTCAATTTTTACAACTTTACCTACCCCAAGTGGCACAAATAAAGTTATTTCATTTGTTCCAGTTTTTGTATAATTAAATATTTCAATATCATCAACTGTTACTTTATGTACATCGGCTATTATTTCTTGCGTAGTATATACTGTACCATTTGTGCTATTAAATGCTTCGATTACACGATCATATACATATACTGCACCAGCCTGTGCAAGTGTCACTCCAGTTGACCCAATTACGCCATCTCCTGGTGCACCAACTCCGAGTTGTGCTCCGTTCAAACTTGCATCAATGCAATATCCAAACTCACTGCCTGCAGGTCCAGAAATAGTTTCAACTAATGTGTAATACGGACCTTGTGAAATTGTAAATGTGCCATTTACATTACCCGATATAAATGTTATTGTTTGTCCACTTATAGTATAATCGATTCTTGGAATATATGTACGTGTTGCACTTGTTACTAATACCGAATTAGCATCAGTTGAGCTAACTATTGTATCACGAGTAAACGGTACTGTTATTGTAGATACGGAACCAGATGTAGTAACATTTCCGGTAGCTTCAGTTACAAAGCGTTGTAAGCCATATACATAAACTTTTGGAGTTGCTTCATATGGTGCACTAACGTATAACCAGTGTCCTAACTCATCAAATGCGAATCCTGTACCAAATTTGCCACCGGTTGCACTTACATTACCGGCAATAACCTGTCCACGAACCCAATTTTCAGTGCTAGCAGTTTCTTTATATATGTACATTAATCCGACATTAGCAGCACCGCCTAACCCAGAACTTGTTGGTGCGCTAATTGCTAGTGTTTCTCTTGTGTCGACTCCATCATTGATAAACGAATCAACTGCGGTATCAATATGTGAACCAAATGTAAATGTGTTTGCACCATCTGGTATTATCGAAGTTGTTTCAACATATACATTAGATGCATTTTTTTCAAATATATTTACTGCACCTGTATTAGTTGAGACAGATAAATTTGCGTATAATGTAGTACCAGTAAAAATAGTTTGTTCAGCGTTATCAATCATTTTTAATGATCGGCCAAAACCTATGTTTGCAGAGTATTCGCTAGTATTTTTTACAAGGCGTTGGCCCATAGACCACGGATGTGTTTTTTCATACACTTTCCATGTACCACTTGGCTGTGTACCAAATGGTTGCCCTTGTACTGCATTAGTTTCTGCATCATCATCAATCCAAATCTTTTCACCTATGTGCCAGCCGTGCGGTGGTACATATAGACGTGCAGTTTCCATGTAATCAAATCGTAAACTGTGTAAGTTAAATAACATACCATTACCATCAATAGTAGTTAATTGTGCTGTATCTCCAGAATATTTAACTAATATATTTGTAAGATCGAGTACTTCCTCAACTTGATAGAAGCCATCAAATGCTGTATTAAAATTGCGAGTCATGAACACATCGCCTACAAGTAATCCGTGTAGTTTATTTGTAGTAAATGTTATATAACCATCAAGTGAATTAGATACTAAAATAATATTATTGTCAGTTTCTGTTATTCTATAAACATTCCAATTTTGAGTGAAATCTTTGGCGCACCAAATAGTATAACCGGTGCCCATTGCATTTAATCTATCATCTAAATTTACAAAATTAGCAAGATCAAATATAGTAGTCGATACATCATTTATATTTACATAACCAGCAGTTAAAATATCATTACTATAATCACTATGTGCATCTCTGTTTAATGCAATCGTGCCATTATACTGTTCAGTTGATTTATATAATTGTGACTTATTAAATATAGTCACACCATTTCCACTAGTATCGGTTACAAATGAAGCTGTTGCAGGATTAACACTAAATGCTTTTTCATCTAATGCAAGTTCTACATATGGATTTATATTTAATGCACCATACTCACCTGTCCGTATTGCCCACTCTTCGTAAAAATTAATTGAGTTACCGGTATTATTAAATTCTGCATTAATTAATTGATTAACTGCATTAGCAGAACCTTTTTGTTTAATGAATCCTTTATATAATTCAATCTGAGTAGTATCACTTAATCCAAGGTCTGCTAAGTATTGACGTGGTTTAAATCCAATTAAACCATGACTATATCTGATTTGATCCGAATCATTAAAGGTTGTGTGCGAATTATAATATAATTGAGATTTAGCCGCAATAGTAGCAAAATTTGGCATTAATCCTTTTTTAATCTCACTTGCTGCAATTTGTTTCCAGTATGCAAACGCAAACTCAATAGTTGCTGATATGTTTTGTAATGCAACATAAAATTGATTTTTATATTGTACTAAATCACCTTTTAAATAATCCTTGCCACCTTGCCACACATCTATAGCACCAGAATTATACATAAAGCCCGGTGCATTTAAGCTGCCATCCCAGTCTGCAGTTTTTTGTCCAATTAATTTTAATCTAAATTGTCTATTGCCAAGTTCGGGTTTATATATTACATCGTTGAATACAGTAGTATTATCAAATATCAACACATGTTCATATTGTACTAGATTTAATTCAATGTATCCTATAACCGCATCATTTGTTAATGTTATTTTAAATGAAGTAGGACTACGTAATACATTATAATTTGTAGTTTTAACTAAAGTAAAATTCTGATCTAACACTCTCGAACCATGTTGATTATCTGTAATTGCATCTGTAATTGCACCTACTGTAACTACATTCAATACATTAGCAACCGGTGATAATACCAAGATGCTGCCTGCAGCCCAACCTTGTTGTGCCCAAAATATGAATTCTTTAATTGACAATTTCCAGTTACGTGTTTCGCCTAGTTGTTCATCAGTGTCGTTAAATGTAAACCCTTGTGCCATTAAATGTCGTTCGTAACTAATTAAGAAATCGGCTATTTGTTGTTGACTATTAAACTCGTATCCATATGGAACTGTTAATTTTAAGTTCTGATAATCTTTAAACACAGTTACAGAATTATTTAATACATTAATTTTATATGCATTTGAGTTAATTACACTTGGAATAATAGTAAAGTACGGGTTAGATAAATTATATCCACGTACACTATATCCATTTGTAGTTTTTTCAATGATCACGCCACTGTATGCTATTTTTTCCACAGGAGTTGATTTATATAAATGTACATTATAATTTTCGTTTGGAATAATAATACTATCATTTGTACTTGTTGGGGAACTTTGTTCTGCCAATACCTGTAGATATTTTTGATCACTAAATCCTGCCATTTTATATGCAAGATTAATTTCGTAATTTTTTAGTAATGGAGTAATAATAGTAGATGGATCAATGCCTTGATTTACTAAGAAATCTGCAATCCAGTTTATATAACCTGCTGTTCTTACTACTGTGCCAGATGATGTATCACCATTAAATGTTAATGATGTTTGTTTAATATGATCATTGGTATCAGTTAGATATTGTCCTATATTCTTATTCATTGAATAGCGTGAAACATCTATCAATAAGCCAAAGTATCTAGCAGGCTTTGCCAATGCAAGTGCTTGTTGCATAGCAAATGGGAAATCACTGCTATTACGCCATGCTGTTTCAACTGGACCTTCGTGTCCTACTGCCCATGATGTTGCGGCTCTAATAGAATTAAATGATGCTGTCATAATCGATGCTGGATTCTTTAAGAATCCGTGATCGTCAACTGGGATAGCAGTTGACAGCCCGGGACGAATAAAGTTAGGTGCTATACCAGCATTTTCGCCTCTTCTGATTAATCCTGCTTCTAAATCATCCCATAATAATTTATTACCGCCGGTGTATGGTGCAGGACCGTACTCTTCTTCCCACCAAGCTGGTTTTATCGCAAACCCTAACATTTCCCATGGTGTCTGATGTGGGCGAATTGTATCATAATAATATTGATAACATGCTCGCCAACTACCCGGCAATGCTTCTCCACTAATTCTATCAACAAAGCGACTATAGTTCCATGTAAATGGATCATTACTTTCAAAAGTATCATTTACTGTGAAATCAATTTTGTTATTACCTATCCAATTTAAAAAACTCTTAGATAATAATTGATTAACTTCTGTTAATGAATAATCATCATTTCTAAATTTTCCAGATTTAACAGAATAAATGTCTTGGTAGCTACCATTATCAAGTAATTTAATATTATTGTATATACGTTTTTCTAATTCTAATACAAAATCATCTCTGTAATCACCAAATGCCGGTGTGATACTACCATCGTGACCGCGTATAACATTAATAGTAGTGCGATAAGTATCATCTAAAAAGATTTCTGGTAGAAATTTAGGATATAGACCTAATTTAGTAGGTGTCTCCGGAACATAACATCCATTGGTATCGGCATATTCTACTATTTTAATAATATCATCAACTTCTAATGTAACAGTGTTAGCAATTGTTATTGCCGGGCGGTCTGTATCAAAGGTGTAATCTCTACCTAGCATTAATTGTATATCATTTAAATATACAAGTATCGCCTTGTTACTTAATGCATACGCATCAAATACTGTAGTAATTTCATACGAACGTACCAATGGGTCAAATACAGTATACCCAGTACCATTAACAATATTTTTTAATGTACCATAGGGTATCATATCACTATAAAACCAAGGGAATGTTTTATTTTTAATCTTGTTAATTTCTGTTAATATTAAATCTACACTTGAAGCAGGATCAGTTGGCTGTATGCCAGATAACGTTGCACTTAGTTCTAAGAATTTATTTTTAAATCGTGCATATTCTTGTTGTGCATATCGTGTTGCATCAATGAAATTTGTAGTATCGTTTAACAAGAATAATATCGCATTAGATACTGGGGCACTATGTTGTAATATATTACCACCCTGTGATTTAATCTCAATATCTCTGAGATTGCTACTTCCGAATATATCTCCTACTAATTCAGTACTACGTTGACTTAATTCAACTAAATGATTTCTAAGTTGACCAAGGGTCAACGATGTAAGATTAATATTTTGTGCATTTAAATCTAAATTTTGAGGAACTTGATATTGTCCTATTTTACTTATTTCATCACTAAAAACTAAAATATCAATCTTATCGCCAATTACAGGAGCAACAGATAATGTTATTGCATTGTTTATAATCGACCAATTTGATTGTTGTACAAATATGTTATTTTTATAAACCCTAATATGCGGAACTATATCTGATGGTAATACCGTAACATCAATTTTAAATGGACTATTAGTTCCATCATAGTTATAGGTAATAAGTTGTTCCTGATGCAATGGTTCATTTACTGTTGCCCAGTTATTTTTTGGAATAACTGTATTTCTATCTACTATTTGTTGTAAAAAACCAGTGGTAATATGTTTGTTATATTGAGTTTGCTCAACAATATAACTAAACATATCTGTATCAAAATAATTAGTAAATTCAATATTACCTTGAGTTTGAAATGTTGTATATTTTAATGGAAATGCCAATACTGTATCAATTAACGTACTTGTGCTAGTTCTATTATATCCAAATAATTTTGTACCCAAGAATGTACTAGATGAATATAGTGATAAACTTGTTCCATTTGCGTCGTATACATCAAATAACGGATCTTGTTGTAAACCGGTTTTCTGTTGGCTTTCAATCCATATATCACCATTATACCACCACTGAGTTCCTTTATGAATTCCTGAGGTTACTACTACAGTATCGTATATTTCGTTAGTGGCATCGTTAGCCGGATTTAAATTTATGTATATAGGACCGGTTAATAATCCATTGGTATCAATTTGAATTTGTACCAAATTAATTACATAGATTTTATTGCGGACAACAGGATCAATATCAGATGCAAATATAATTCGCATGCCGTCATATAATGTAACCCCAGCAATAACAGTTAATTCTTGACCGTGTAATTCATTAAATGCATCTCGTGTAGTTGTATCTAAAATACTAATCGCTTGTTTTCCAATTCTACCAAAATTGAATAATTGTAAATCTTCTTCAAATTGTATGATCGGACGTTGCGCACGTAAAGTCTGATTATAAATTGGTTGAACACTATTGTATGTCGCAGTGAGACTAATTATCTCACTATGAAACCAACGATTACTACGTGACCATGCATTTAAATCTTTGCTTGCTCGATTAATGGTAATATAATCTGCATTAGCAGCATTACCTGGTAGTCCGTTGGGGTAATTTAATGCTATTTCATCATTGTATAGTTCAGGAGTAACCAATGCTGTTACATCGATTAATCGAATGCCCGCTGATGTTCCTACTCCTTCTACATAATATTCTTTATTCCGATATGCAATAGGTGTAACATCAGTACTAAAATTTATTTTTAGCCCACTAGTAAACGATATACCGTTAGGACTAGTATACGTTGATTTTCTTAAAATGTCAACTTCTACGTCGATATCCCACCCGGTTATGTCAACTAGTTTAATTGCAGTATACATCGATGGGTCGGTTCCATCTTGAATATATAATGTATCCTGGATACTTGATATAACTGGCACAACATGCAAGAAAGTATCATAATCTTTAAAGAATTCTTTATTAGCATTTACAAGTCCTGATCTAATATATACTTTTTCGTCAAGTAATATATCTTGTATGTGGACTAAACGAATTAATGGGTTTGCCGCTGTAGCATCAACAAATTGTATGCGCCATACTCCAAATCGATCAGCATCTGGAATAATATCTCCGGCATTATAGCCAGGAATAGTTAAGTTAGTTACAGGATCGATAACCGCTGGAATTGTCCATGCAGCTTCGCCATAATTAGTTAATAATTCTTGATTAACAAAAATCATAGTTTGACCATCAAGTTGGCCAGTGAGTCCCGCATATTGTGGATATGTTTCAATAAATTGACTTAGATATTGATTTTGTATAGTGTCATAGGCTATAGGAAGTGCATAATCAACTGACGCTACTACATTCATTGATACATATCTATTTTGTGCAGTTGTTTGCGGAACATTAAATGTAATTGTACCGACGTCTAACCCATTATTAACAACACCGAGTACCTCTCGGGTACTAACTGTCGGAGTTGCATTTACTTTCCCATCAATGCCCAGTTCGGTTTGTATCCAAAATCCTATGCCAGGTTGATTAACTTCAAATGTATACTGGCCTCCACGTGCAAGTATAATTGTATCTTTTATTGTTCCGTTTGCGCTAATGTTGTAACGAACAATATTTGTATTACGAGTCACTGTAAATGCAGTTTCTAATTCAACTCCACTTGTATTAACATTAACTGGATCTGGCCCATTTTCTAACCAATAATACTGACTGAAATTAACAAATTTATCAAATGAAATTTGTGGATCGAAACTATAGTATTCCCCATCGAATAATTTTTTATGATTTGGAGTTAATCCACTATAATATTCAAGTTTATTTAATAAATCAACATAACTAGCAAAGAATGTAATTTCCTTCTGATCATTACGAACTACAATGCTCGGCTCAAGTTGATACTTTTGTCTTTCGGCAGAGTTCTCAATTATATAACTATCTTTGCTTTTATAAGTTGGCGCAAATGTTCTTCCGATATATCCATATATGTTTCTTAAATTTGGCTCTGTTACCAATTGGTCCATTGTTGCCGATAAAAACTTATTGTTAGTATCAGTTTGGAATATGATAGGAAGTAAATTTGAAGTCTTTTTTGTCGCCATGTTATTATAATCTCAAGTGTTATATGTATTTAAGCCAGTACAGTTTGGTTGATTTGCGCCGCAGTAATAGCAGTAATTATTTGCACATTATCTACCGTTGCAGCACTTACAATAATTTCATTATAGCTTGCATTAATTTGTAGCAAGCTACCAAATATACTAGATTCGCTAGATGGTACAATTGTAATACTTGCAATATTTGGTGCAAGTACGCTATGCAAATATGCACTTAACTCACTAAAATAAAATGTTTCGCCAAAGTCCCAATTTGCAACATCAAAATAATTGTTAATTGCAGTAATTACTCCAGTTTTAATATCATTATCACTAATAACAATACTGGAATTTTTTACAACTTTAAAGGTTGCTTGTAGTGATGTAGGTGCCTTTGCACCAAATATTGGTTTAAACTTAGCAGGATTGTAAATAATAGTATCTGTCAGGTTTTTATAATTATCCAATGTACTAAATTCTGTACTTAGTGATTCTACACTAGGAGCAGTAGGCTCGGCTACTACACCAGTAGTATCTCGAATCCATGCTGTATAATCAGTTGAATATTGTTTTGTTAACAAATATAAGTCAATGATATTATTTGGACTAGGGTCAATACGACGATAGTTTGGACTATTATGTCTATATTGGAAATATAAATCTTGTCTACCAACTTTTGCAGTGTATCCAGATACTTCAGTTAGTGCATACGATGCACCAGTTACTACTAATTGATAAAATTTATTCTCTGGTGCAATATAGAATAGTTGCCCGGATTCATACAAGGTTGAATCAACTTGTGCTTCGATTAATGTTGCATATAACGAGTTCACTAGACTATTACTCACTAAAGTTTGTGTAACAAAATTATTATATCCATATGTAGCTTGGAAATATACATATTTGTCTTGACTGTTTATGTCCGGATTAACAATTAGTTCAAATAATTCCGGATTGTCTAAAATACTATTATTATCGATATCTGCAAATGTAACTAATATTTTACTAGGATTTTCATAGCCATCAACTTCAATAATGTTTTTATAGATATACCACGTATAATCTAGCGCCAATGGGGTTGAATTGTCTGGGTTGGAATTTACTTTTAATACTTTAATATTATCGTGTACTGTTAATCCAGTCACCGGGTTATATACCTTTACAGTATTATCAAAATAAAAATTAGTTTCGTTTGCGCTTTCAAATATATAATTCATTCCACAGTAAGAAACATTATATGTTTGTCCTATCGGTTCAAATCGAATTAACCAACTTGCATCTAACCCGGTACTGCTAGTATTACCAGTATAAGCAAGACTAAACTCACCAATATTTAAATCCCCAGGCAATATTATTACCCATGTTGTAGTATTGATATCATATCGTAAACCAAAGTCTTCGTATGCCTGTATATAACCTACTATAGAATCTACTAGTGCAGGCGAAAACCCTGTGTTAAATACTGCATATACTGTAGTTGCTATTGCACCATTTGGTACTTGTTCACCTAAAACAACCGGACCGGCGCCTGTTGATAGATTACCAACTCCACCATTTGTACCATCACCAACAACTTGCTGAACTGATGCATATATGTAATATTTGTCGCCTGCTTTACTAGGGGTACCTGTTTGGATACTATTTCGTGAATCAAAATAGTTTCCAGTACCTGCACTAAATTTAATTATAGAATTTTGTTTAATATATCTATTATTATTTGCAACTACGTCGCCTATTTGTAGTATAGCATTATTTGAATCTACTAGATATCCAGTGGTTCCATTTGTTACTGTAGTTGAATGGTGCCAGTATGCATCACTAATAGTAATAGTAGGATATTTGCTGTAAAAAAATTGTAATGTTTCTTGTGATGAAACAATTGGGTTTACTTTATTATAAATTGCTTTGTAAATATCATTTTTTGTATTATAATCAAACGAAAAGGTGTTAATAAATGGGTCACGATATAATACACCGTCTTCAGCAAAGATGTTTGTACTTGAATATTTTCCAGTTGTATCAACCACATCTAAATAACGACTAATACCACTCGATGTACGGTTAACTGCCTTAACTTTAAGTATATTACTAAACAATGTATATGGAAGAATATTATAATCTTCGCCTGTTACCATACGATCTTGTGTATAATATTGTTGTGGTGCTTTTTGACGTATATCTTCAAGTGATTCACGTGAGCTAGCATTAGCAACTGTATAACGCAAACTTGCACGTATAGTCATAGTTTCGACTCTACCAGTTCTACTTGTATAATTAACAGGCAGGACCATACCTTGCATTTCATCTGGTGTGATTTTATAATCGGCACCGTTGCTTACTCTGTAATATAATCTATAGTTACCTTGTGGAATATTTGCGAACGCACCATCGCCAAATACTAAGTCAATTTGATCGCTTGCACGAGTATTAACTTGATAGATAGATTTGCTAGAACTTTTGTTGTAGATAACATTAGTATTACCCACCGACGGTACTTGTGTCCATAATGCACTTGGTTGACTTTGTGAATCTAAACTATACAACCAAATATCGGTATTATTAATGTTATCTACATTAATACTATATACGCGATTTGGTGTGCTCTCTTGGAATGTGAAATCAATCGTTTTTAATTCGCCTTGTTTAAAATACGTAAAGAACCCAGTATTTGTACTTGTATTACCTAAATTATCATTTTTATACAATAGATTAAATGGCTGACCTGGCAACGGTGCGCTTTCGTATATATAAGTTTTTCCAACACTTGTTGGACTAACCATTTCAAATTTAGTAGTTGTGCCTTCAATTTTAGTTGTAAAACTATACGTCGCAATAATGCCAGGTACTAAATTTATTTGATATTCATCATTAGTTATACCATTAATAAGTTGAGTGCTACCGGGTTTACCAATCGATTGTGTCGACAATAGTCCGGCATTAATTATTGCTGTAAATTGTTCATACCAATTATCGTTTGCTGAATCTGACCAATCAATTACTAACCCTGCTAAATTAATACCATTGCTATCATAGACAGTTTCAGTTGTACTTACACTATCAACTTTCAAAAAACCACTTGATGGAATATTACGTTTAGGATTATAAGAAATTAGTTTAGCAAGTTTAAGAATACTATCACGGCGTTGTGCAGTATCCATGAAGTTTTCACGTGCGTTTAAGTCGCCACGGAATGCCAGTGATTGTCCTAGGAATGCAATTAAATCAATAAGTGCAATAAATTCACTTGATTCGATAAAGTCATTAAAATCTTCTGGATAGTATAAACGTAAATAATCAATCATCGACTTACGAAGTGTTTCGTAGTCATAGCTTTGAAAGTCCGCATTACGGAAGGTTTGATATAGTTTAGTCCAGTCTTCTGCAACTAATAAACCCGATTGTCTTGTAGTAATAGCCATACTATTTCCCTGTTATAATGTATTTATTTAAGGAAAAAGTACGTAGTTTATTAGCGAGCAGTAAGTGTTCTGGTCTGATTATTGAATCTTAAATTCATTAGATTTGTTTGATTTGTTTGTAAATAACGTAGTTCGAGTTCAATTTGAATGCCTGTTTCGAATTCAGTAACAATGACATTATCAATTGATACTCGTGGATCATACGCAGCAATTGCTTTGATATCAGCTATAATTGCACCTTTGAGTTCGGCTGTAAATGGGTCATATAATACGTTCCAAATAATGGTGCCAAAGTTTGGATTCATCAATTTCTCACCTTTGCGAATGTGAAAGTGATTTACTAAATCTTGCTTAATCAACTCAAAGTCAGTTAACCGAAACTTTTTATTTCGCCCAACTGTTGAGAATCCTTTATATAAAATAGCCATAATAATATTTATCCTAGGGTTATGTGGATTTAATTGGTTGATCTAGCGTTGCCATTTTTGGTGCTAATACTGATATAGCATATTTGCCCTTGGCAAAATAATTATCACCGGTGGTACCGTATTGATCTGTTTTGCTACTACCACCGCGCCAGGCTTTTGCGCCGCCTGCGCCTAATAAATGACTGACTGCTAATAATCCTGCAACATCTTCGGGTGGAGTATCTTTAGTTACAGTACCAATATTACATAATGTTTTGTAATTGCGTTTAGTATAAGCGCACATTGCGGCTTCTTGTACAGCAGGGCTTGCTAGGAATTTTTCTAAACTGTCGATACCATCTTTGCCAATCCAGTTATTTGGATTATTCATTTGACTATTACTCTTACATGATCGTTTAACATAACCGCCGTCAATTAGTGCCGGATAACCAAATTGATATTTCCCCACAAACCCAATTGTGTTAACTACATCATATTTTCCGTTACTTTCGCTTTTACCTATCACTGCATAATATGCTGTCATTTGCGCAGAATTTAATTCACCCATTGCACAATCAGTAGTAGGTTGGTTACGTAGATCAACTTCGGTTGCTGGATTTTTAATAGGTGATATTGTTGTTTTAGTTGCGTCGGTTGTACCTGTGTACTTAGCTGCAGGTTGTTGTCCTGGTGATTCGGGTTCAGCAAATGGTGCAGCTTCGCCACGTCTAAATGGCTCGTGAGTAGGAGCAACAACAACTATTGATGATAAGCTACCAGTGCTGGTATATAAGCCAACCGATGTATTAAGTACAGTATCGGGTAAGCTATTAATTTTTATTTCTTTAGGCTTTTCAACAGTTTTTGCACCACCGCTGTTCTGTTTAATCAGTGATCCGGTATGTGCTATATCACCCGATGATTTCATTGATATACTAGCCGAATCAACATTAAACGGTGAATCACTTTGTAAGCCTATAGTGCCCGAGGCACCCACAGTAACTACACCAGTAGACAACATATTAAAACTACCGCAGTCAATTTGAAATTTACTGCCTGATTTCATGTTTATTTTATTAGCAGCATTAAGATTTATATTAGTATCTGAATGTAAATTAATAGATCCTTTACTTCTAACATTAAATCCATTATTAGTAAAGATATTAATTGCACCATCTGTAGTTAGTTCAACCCAACTTGTTCCGTCACCGTGGGCAATATATAATGTATTGTCCGTGTCGTTCATCATTATTTGATGTCCGGTTGCAGTGCGCAATCTAACTAATTGATTATTTCCAATAGCATCACCGTCGTCCATCACAAATGTATGACCGCCTTTGCGAGTTGTGTATCGATAGTCGTCTTCGGTAAGTGTACCTGCTTTTACTTTAGCATTATATATATCAGGGTTATCGGCTGGGTCGTCGGCGTAAGGACGACCGGGTGTACTAATACCAAAAACATTGCTCGGGCTTTCACGCTGGCTGCTACTAGTAATTGTACCGCGGGCAGTATCTCTGTCTAATCCTTGTGTTTTTAATATAGAATATTGTTGTTCGTGTATTGGTTTAGGATTGTCAATAAAATTCGGTTTTGCGCTTAAATCTTTATTAATTTCATTATATTCAACTACTGGAGCAACAGTTCCTGCTGCATACGAGGTTAATGTATCAGCCGATGCTCCTGATATATCAATCTTATTACTACTTGCCAATCCTGGCATCATATGTCTGCTAACATGCGAATTAACACATGCAATAAAATATCCACGTAAAGGATCACCTGCAATGAATATTACAATTACTTCTACTCCGACATCCGGTGGTACCATCCACATGCCATATGTATGTGGTACATTTCTAAATTTGTTATCTATATTAGGTTTATCTGCATACTTTGATGCAATATCAGTGGTACCCATAAATGGGCTAGCATAACTAACTGTTCTCCAGTTTGCTGATTCATCTGGATCACCACCTAGGTCTGGTATCCATACTTGCAATCTCCCTGCACGTGTAGGGTCAAGATTGTTTTTAACAATACCAATGTATGGGTGTGGGTCAACTCTAGTTGCCGCGGCTTCTTCTCTGCGTAAACTTTTAATAACCTTATTACCGACTCTATGATCTATTGCCATTTATTAATTTCCTTATTTTTGATTAAACCGCTCTTGAATATGCATCTAATGCATTAACGTATGCAGTTTGTGCGGCTTTATTGGCTGCGTCCAATGGCGCATATTTAGCTTGAGCAGTTGCTAACTGAGTTTCTGCTGCAGCCAAGGATTGTTGATTATTAGCAATTAATGGGTCAGCTTCAGCTTGTGTTAGTACTCCCCGTGCTACTCTGTCAGGGTATCTATCGAGGTTAGCACGTATGGTTTCAATTCTAGATTGAATTTGCATAACTGCATCTAACGCAGTATTTGCTGCAGATTGTGCTTGATCTCTTGCAGCTCTAGCTTGATCAGCTGTAGCCTTTAATGCTAATTTAGCATCACTCATTGGAGCTACACTCGGTGGTGGAACAGCAATCGGTTCTGTTTGTGTAGTTATTGCAGTTTCTGGTGCTGTTGCATCAACTTTAGCCAACTCTTTCTCTTCAGCAGTTTGTAGTGGAGCCACAGTGTCAGCAACTGGCGCACTACCGGGTGCCTTATCATCACCTGTTGTTTTTGTTGAGAAGTCTGGACTATCTTTTGCAACATCTGCATTAGTTAATAATGGAGTAGCAGCAGTCACTTCTCGATTAGTATCAACAATTGAGCTATCAGTTGGTTCAAGCGATGATTGACGAGGTAAACGAACCATATCTATAACTTGTTCAAATTTTCCGCCTGTAAAAGTACTCGATACTGTAAGCACACGATACATACCCGAAAACAAACTTGTTTTATATTTAGGATCAAAATTCATCATGCCTGTGGATTCATTGATATCGACTGGGCTCTTAACTGTTACTTGAACATATATTTCACCTTGGTCCATGTGTAAACTTCCGTTTGCAATTAGTCGCGGATCTATCCCTGTAGAATCAACCTGATCCGATACCTTAGTTAGTATCGGCGGATAAAATACATCGTCCTGTTTGATATATTGCGGATCACCAATTATTCTTAATTTTGCTTGTAGCATGTCACCACCGGCTGTTGTATATAACGATGATTCAACGTCAGCTAGTGATATTGCTTCTACTGTTACAGCACCACCAGTGGCATGCCGTTGAGTGTCTGCTATTTTAGATTTTATTCCAGATGGTGCAATTGAATTTGCTTGCTGTGTTTCTTGTGAGAGCGGAGCATTTTTGGTTTCATCTATATTTAAATTTTGTGTCTTAGACATATTTTCTCTATATGCCGTCATTGCAGTATAATATAATGCGTTAAACTCAACATTAAAATCGAGTACATCATTATTTTTTCCGGTATACCAATAATTATGTACTTTACAAGGGTTAGTCCAAACCCCTTGAGGAGCATCGGGTATTTTTGTATTATATACCGTGTATGGCAATATATGGTATGTAATTTCTCGTGACCACGTTTCTTGTTTTATATTATAGTCTAATAATTTTACAGTTGGAACAACTTTATACCATTTCAATGGTTCAGCACTTTTCTTATTAAGATATTCTTTATATGCCTTGCCGTCGCCACCAAACGCCGATGCTGGTTTTACTTGTCCTTGTAAATAATGAGTGTGACGCATTGCAAATGAAATAACCTGATCTATACTTGTACCGGTATTAATTGCAAATACGCGAACATTATGCTCAAGTAATGTACCTTCACTGCCGCGGATCGATAGTCTGTTCTCTTCACTTGCCATTGGAGTTTGAGCTGAACTTAATGTTTCAGAATTAAGATTAAATCCGCCTTCTTTTTTAATATCATCGTGAATTTTAAAATAATACTTGTCCATGATTGTAGTCGAATCTTTAGCAGCTAAATCTGCATAATATGCATTAATTGCGCCGCTGTATGATTTTACTTTATAAATTGCATCTTTGCCTAGTATAACGTCAGTCGTTTCTTTACTCACTAATAGTGACGGGGCATACGTTAATTGTCCATCTGGTCCTATTAGATTACCCGTGCGTCCAGCTATAGTGGCAATTCCTCGACCATTGGCGCCGGCTGTGGGCGCTGCACGTAAAATAGTCGATGCTTTTAATTCTCGATTTGCTTTTAACTGGGCGGCTAGATTTTCTTCCTCATTGCTTTTGAAAAAACTTTCAATATCGCCGGCTGTTATTTCAAAGTTAGCTGGTGTAGTAACTGTTGATAAATTCCATGCAGAATGGCTATACGGGCATGCTTCCATTTGATATTCTGCACCTTTTGCAGATGCTTTTATATCCATTTTTAATATCTGAATTGGAATCCGTTTTGTATGATCTGGTATAATACCAACAATTTCACCAGCATCATTTGTACCAAAGAAATCAATCTGTAACATATAAGGTTGTGCGATATAATTCACCGATCCAATATCGTGTGCGAGATCAATTATACGATTAAGCAACGTAATACCATACGGTTCAATAATCGAAAATTTAAGATTTATTGCATTAGTAGCACGTGAATGGTCATTTAATCCAATTACTGTAGTCATGTCGAGATGTTCGAAGTAAAAATCATCAGCAAAAAATGGTGCACGTTTAAACATTGACATACCATTATCATTATTATATCGGCCTGCACTTGCTATAATAACCCGATTTGATTGATAAGTTTTATTGTTTTCCATCATTTTATTATATTCATCAATAGTCATCATAGCTAAACTTAATCCATATGTATACAATGGATAAGCAAGTAACGGATTAGGTAACGGTGGTCTTTTTTTATTAGTTTCTGTATTTGCTTTTATTGGTTCGCTATGTGCAACTTCGGATGCGGTTGATGTAGCTGTATCTACTACTGCTGGTGGGTTGTTTGCTATTCTTGCATCTTCGGTTTTTGAAACTTTAGGCACTCTCGACAGTGCTTCATTTTGCTGTGCTCTAAGTTTCTCAAATTCATTTTGAAATTGCGATTGGTTTATTTTTCCACTGTTTAAATCATTTGCTAGATTAACCTGATATTGTGTATATTGTTGATTAATTCGGTCAGCTGATCCAGCTGCCGGCGGCGGAGTAGATGCCAATTTATTTGCGGCAGTATCTTGCGTTTGCGGTGGTTTTACTAAGGCCATCTACTATAACCCCAATGCTGCTATAATAGTTTCTTTTTTAGGAATGAATATTGTTGTGCCTGGTAAGAAATCGAACACCGGGTCTTGTATAGTGTTAGGATTGCGCATGGCAAATACCCACCATAACGCACTGTCACCGTATAGGTCATAGGCTAATAAGTCCGGGCGATGTTTATATGTTGCGGCAATTCTATATACTACATCAGCGGCCAATGCCGGTATATCTCTAAATGTTGTGACATCTAAAAAGAATCCATAAGTTTCTGTTTTACTATATGGGCTTGTTTGACTATATTTAACTGCTGACATTATATGAATCCTCCTGTGGTAGCAGTTTGTATTAATTTACCTGCTGCAAATGAATCAAGATTGAAATTATCATGTACATTTTTACGACTGTAGACCGGTTTTAATGTAACCATTATTGTACTCGATGCTGGCACTCGTGTCGATGATGTTACTGCTTTAGTAGGTGCAGTTGTTGGTTTACCGGGTACATTAAAATTAGGCCCAATACGCGACCCATTACCTAAAGAATCATTGACTGCACTTATGTTTGGTGCAGTCAATGTTGTTGTTACAACTGGAATTTGTATATAATCAACTTCATTTGACATAGTATGTGTAAAGTTAGTTATGACACAAGGCACATGAGGGAAATAATGACTGCCGTAACCATCTAAGAATACAATAGGCGGTGGATTTCCTGCATTTGCTCCTTGCCCAAAAAACATTTTTGTAGCTGCTCTAAAAAAGTATATTGCCGCAAGTAAATATTTTCCTTCATCGATACCTTGAACAGTAAAATCACCAGTTAATGTAATATCACTTACTTCACTATTGTTATAAAATTGCTGTGAATAGTTACTATGTGTTGGTGAAGTCGGAGTATAATTAGCAACATGCGACATTTGTATACTTGGTGTATACGGAAAGATTACACCATTTGTATCTTTAAGAGGATCCATTAACGTATTTGCGCCGGCTCCGGTTGCTTTATAAAATATATTAGCACCAGCGGCTAAACTTATGCGTATTCTCCAATCATCTTCTGATGGTGCTCCACTTCCAGAAGTGTTTGCATCTTGTATTGCAATTGATGGTACGCTTTGTGTTCCGGATGTCGCTGCATTTGGGGGTAATAGAAGTCTTCTCGCATCTGCTGAATCATACGATGCACCACCTTGTCCATTATTTGGATCATTGTCGTATGTTCCAGCAACATATCCGCCACGAGAATCATATGATCCGGCTAGCGCACTACCTTGGTCATAATTTTGTGATTTAAATGAGTCGCCACCAATTGATGTTGCGCCAGTTAAATAGGCACTAGGACTACTAGGATTATATCCTCCGCCATTGCTTAATGCTTGGTCACCAGTTGGCTTTAGAGCAAAATTAGGAGCAGTTCCGCTAGTATTATCAAATATAGGTGCATCTGTAGGATTTAGAGCCATAGTAAAAACCTCTTTTATAGTGTATTTATTGCCGGAGAAATAGTAGCCGTTAAAGATTACCGCATAAATAGGTTGTATAGCGCAATGCTGTTATGTTATACTAATTAAAAGGAACCAATACTGTGGCTCGCAAACTTAATTACCTTAATAATAAAGATATATTAAAAGAAATCGCAAAAAGTAAATTAGCATATTGTAGTTTTATCAATAAAGAAGTAACTAGTTATGATGCAATTATATCTAGTGTTAGTGCAATTACCAAAAAATCAATAGCAGAAGCAAGGGCAACACGTGCAACCAGGTTAGCAAAAGAAGCACAAGAAGCCGAACTGTTACTAGGCAACAAACGCAAATTAGATGAATTTGCAATCCCTGTAGAAAATATCCCAGTTACTGACATTGTATTTCGTGTTATGACGTGGGAGCATATACCAATCGATGAAGTTAAACAGAAAAAATCCGATGCTAAAGCACAAGAAGCATACGACGAAGACTTATTTGAAACTGAATATGATGAACCCGCTGTTAAAGTTAAAGGTGCTACTAAGTACGTTAAACTAAATTTTCCTCCATTCTTTCATTATTCAGTAACTGAAGACTTAACTCCAGTTATTGTTGGCAAAAGTCATTGGAAGGGTGATTTAGAAACTGGTAAGTTCAGTAGAGATCACGGACAGATGACTGCTAAGTTAGCTCATATGTTTGTTAAACTATGTGAACGCTATGCTACACGTAGTAACTGGCGTGGTTATACATACAATGACGAAATGCGTTCACAAGCATTACTTCAATTAAGTCAGATCGGGCTACAGTTCGATGAAAGTAAATCAGACAATCCATTTGCTTATTACACAGCCGCAATTACAAATAGCTTTACTCGTGTATTAAACATCGAAAAGCGTAATCAAAACATCCGTGATGATATCTTAGAGATGAATAACTATGCACCTAGCTACACACGTCAGAATCAAGGTGGTGGCAGTTGGGGTGGTGGTGGACACGGAGCAGACGAGTAATTTGGCAATATTTTCTTTTGACTTCACTGGGTTAAGTATTATACACTAATTATATGGCAAATTTATTTAAAAAAGCAGCGATTCTGACTGACGTGCATTTTGGCTTAAAGTCAAATAGTCAAACACATAATGATGATTGTTTAAACTTTGTTAAGTGGTTTATTAGCAAAGCTAAAGAAGAAGGTTGTGATGTTTGCTTTATGTTAGGTGACTGGCATAATAATCGAGCGGCAATTAATATCATCACGTTAAACTACAGTCTAACAGCGTTAGAGTTGTTGGGCAAAGCGTTTGAACGTGTTATATTCATTCCGGGCAATCACGACCTATACTATAGAGATAAGCGTGATATACAGTCAGCTGAGTGGGCGCGACATATTCCTAACATCGAAATTATCAATGACTTCTATCAAGAGGGTGATGTAAGCATAGTCCCTTGGCTAGTAGGTGACGATCATAAGAAGATACAAAAGATTAATGCAAAATATATGTTTGGGCACTTTGAGTTACCGGGCTACTATATGAACGCCATGGTGCAGATGCCAGAACACGGTGAAATCAGACGTGAAGACTTTGGACACATTGATCATGTCTATAGCGGACACTTCCATAAACGTCAAACTGGTAAGAACATTACCTACGTTGGTAATGCATTCCCACACAACTATGCAGACGCAGGTGATGACGAACGTGGCATGATGATATTAGAGTGGGGCAATGAGCCAACGTTTCATGCCTGGCCTGACCAACCAAAGTATCGTGTGTATACATTAAGTGGTATACTGCAAAACCCGGATACTTTATTGCAAAAGGGCATGCACTGTCGAGTAAACATTGATGTGGATATTTCATACGAAGAAGCAACCTTTATTAAAGAAACATTTGTAGGTACATACAATTTGCGTGAGCTTACACTAATACCAGTTAAGCATACCGATGTTGGTACAGATATTATGCTAGGTAATATTCAATTCGAAAGTATCGATACTATCGTAACAAGTCAACTAACAGCTATTAATAGTGATCATTATAATCCAGTATTGTTATTAGATATCTATAGGAATCTATGAAGATATATGCAAATGGTTGTAGTTTTACCTACGGAGATGATTTAATCTCACCATTGCAATCTGCATGGCCATCTTTATTAGCCGATAAATTAAGTGGAATAATTACAAACGATGCAGTTAGCGGTGGTACAAATAGTAGAACTATGTATCGTACAATTAAAAATATCCAATATGATTACGATTTATACTTAATTGCATGGACTACATATTCAAGATTTACATTTTATAAAAGCGATAATAATTTTGAAACAAATTTTAATCCACAGTTAATACATCGTTTATATTCAAATAAACATTTTTACACAACATGGGGTAATACATTATATAAACATTGGTATAATGAATTATACGCCTTTAAATTATGGTTGCAACAAATTATACAGCTACAATCATTATTAAGTAATAAAAATTATATCATGATTAATACTATGAATAATAATATCGCGAGATGGACTGTTGATAAAGAATTATTCAATGAATCAGTTAAGTCATTGATTAATTTTGATATTATGAAAGATGAACAAATACTTGCTGAATTTGAAGAAATACAATATTATATAAGTATCATAGATTTTTCTAAGTTTTACAAATGGAACGGATTCTATATAACCCAATTATGTTCACAATTTAAGTGCGGTCCCACTGGACACATATTAGAAGATGGACATGCTCATTTAGCGGAATTAATATACAAACATGTCATTTAAAATAAAAAATCTCACGGTGAAAAATTTCATGAGCGTTGGTAATGCCACGCAGGCAGTGGACTTTGATCGCAACGATCTCACGTTAGTGTTAGGCGTTAACGTTGACTTAGGCGGAGATGATAGTGGTGCACGTAACGGTACTGGTAAAACAACTATCATTAATGCACTAAGCTATAGTTTGTTTGGGCAGGCGTTAACTAATATTAAACGTGATAACTTAATTAATAAAACCAATGGTAAAAACATGTTAGTTACTGTTGAGTTCGAGCATAACGGGCAAGACTATAAGATTGAACGTGGGCGTAAGCCAAACGTAATGAAGTTTTACGTAGGTGACGAAGAAAAAGAAATTACAGATGAGAGTCAAGGCGATAGTAGAGAAACACAAGCTGAGATTGAACGCTTGTTAAGCATGTCGCACAATATGTTCAAACACATTGTTGCGCTTAATACATATACCGAGCCATTCTTAAGTCTTAAATCTAATGATCAGCGTGAGATTATCGAGCAGTTACTTGGTATTACTGTGTTAAGCGAAAAAGCAGAAAAACTTAAAGAGCTAGGTCGTGCTACTAAAGAAGCAATTCAGCAAGAAGAATACAAAATTAAGGCGATTGCAGACGCAAATGAGCGTATTAAAGAGCAAATTGAGAGCTTAAAACGTCGACAAACTATGTGGACTACTAAGCACACAGATGACACAGTAAAACTACAAAATGCATTAACAGAGTTGCTTAAAATTGATATCGAACAAGAGCTCGTGGCACACAAAGGGCTTACTGCATACAATCAAAAGCGTAAAGATATTGCCGATTTAACTACAGCATTAACTCGCGCACGTGCAGATCAAGAACGTGAACGCAAACGTGCAGACAAGTTAACCGCAGAAATAGCTACGCTAGAAAGCCATCAATGTCATACGTGCGGACAAGCATTCCACGATGATAAGCACGAAGCTGTCTTAACTGCTAAGAAAGTTGAACTCAGCGATGCTACTATATCATTCGAAGCACACGGTGCTACTATTGCAGATTTAGAGTTTGCACTCACTGAGTTAGGTGTATTAGGTGCGCAACCAAAAGTCTTTTACGATAAAGAAGCAGATGCGTTTCATCATAAGGGTTCTATTACAAGTTTAGAAACACAGTTAGCAACTAAAACCGCAGAAGTCGACCCGTATGCCGAACAGATTGAAGAGATGACGCATACTGCTATGGCGGACACTGATTATACTACAATGAATGAGCTTGTTAAGTTAAAGGAACATCAAGACTTCTTGTTAAAACTATTAACTAACAAAGATAGCTTTATCCGTAAACGTATTATTGATCAAAACTTGTCGCATTTGAATGCACGATTAAGTCAATACTTAGATCGTATCGGCTTACCGCACACAGTAACGTTCTTAAATGATTTAAGCGTTGAAATTACAGAACTAGGGCGTGAGTTAGACTTTGATAACTTGTCACGTGGAGAACGTAATCGCTTGATACTAAGTTTAAGTTGGGCGTTCCGTGATGTATGGGAGAGTTTATACAATCCAATCAACTTATTGTTTATCGACGAACTTATCGACAGTGGTATGGACAGTAGCGGAGTTGAAAGTTCATTGGGCATACTTAAAAAGATGTCACGTGAGCATGAAAAAAGTATTTGGCTTGTATCGCACAAAGACGAACTTGCAGGGCGAGTTAACAATATTATGACAGTAACAAAAGAGAACGGGTTTACCTCATATAGTACAGACGTAGAAGTAATTTAATTTACCACCCACCGTACGGTGGTTAAATACACATAACAACAAGGAGAAGTAAAACATGTCAATTCATGAAGAAATTTTGGCGGCAGTAGAATTATACGTTTCAGAATCAGAAAAATTTGAAGTTAAGGGTGTTAAGGCTGCAGCGGCACGTGCTCGTGGTGCATTAGGCGATTTAGGTAAGTTAACTAAAGCTCGTCGTGCAGAAATTCAAGACAAGAAAAATAGTTTAGCTGCAAAATAAATAACGTATGACATACGAATTTCCCTGGATCTATAATGGTACACTTTTTGATTCAGGGGATATCGGTGAATATTACGGCTTCATTTATAGAATAACAAATCTCACAAACGGACACGATTACGTGGGCCGCAAATATTTTAAAACTATTAAAAAAAGACCACCATTAAAAGGCAAGAAGAACAAACGTCTAGAAACAATCGAAACTGATTGGAAAGATTATTGGGGTTCATCAAGTCGGTTAGTAGCAGATATATTAGAACTAGGCAAGGAACAGTTTAAACGCGAAATTATACATCTATGTAGCAGTCGCGGAGAAACTAATTATATGGAAGCGCATTATCAATTTAAGGAAGAAGTACTGTTAAGAGAAGATAACTATAATGGTATTATACAACTTAAACTAGGTAAAAACTCCGTTAAAGATGTAAAGATTAATAAAACTAGTTGACCAATAACATTAAACGTATTACAATAAACACATATCTCTCAGACACCAAGTCATTCTCATAGAAACAAATTCCAACTCCGTAGTAAAGTAGTAAATGTTTTAACAGCCCTATTGCAGATTAAGTTCTGTATTCAGAGGAGATCTCGGTCGCATAATGGCCCCGAGTGGAACGTGTAGACTAGACTACACACTGAATGGCGAATTGGTATTGTGCTATAAAAAGCGAATCAACAATATAAAAATTAGGTGTAAAAACCAAATGATTTGGGCACTGTGAAAAAGATACAACCCATATGATGACATAGTTTGGCTAACTACGGATTATGCATCAACCGTCGTAATAAAGCAAGAGTAGGGAGTACAGGGCGACCGCTTCCGTGTAAATGAATATAATCTCTTTTAGTTAGTGTGATGAAGCACTCGGATGAAGTGATCTGTTACATTTTACCTCGGATAGGTAAAGTGTGACTATAATCTGGATGAAGCAGTTCTAAAGTCAAAAGCGAAACAGTAATATTAAAGTAATTTAAATTAATTAGATTAGAAAAAAAAGCATTGAGCGACAGCGAAATGCAGATGTCGTTAGACATCTTTTAAGGATAAGATACAATATAGTCTTTTGCTCTTATAATGACTTTGATAACTTAGCTAATTTCTTACGTAATTTAGATTCTTGTATAGCTTTTATATGTGCTGCTGACTTTGGTTTACGCATCTTTTGTTTTGTTTCTTCTGACTTTGGTTTACGCATCTTTTGTTTTGTTTCTTCTGACATAGCACCTTTACTAACTCCTTTATTTGCTAAACTTAATTTAGCCTTATGTTCAGTAGATTTTGCAGTTGTTCCTTTACCACTACGATTAGCTGATATTTTAGTTGCAATAACTAATTTTTCTTCTAAAGTTTTTTCCTTCCTATTAAGTTGTGCAATACTCATACGTTCTTTCTGTTCCGCTGTTCTTTTTTTGCCTATACAAGATGTACTACGTTTATCTATAGTTTCTTGCGAATGTACTCTTCCTTTTCCTGCTGTAGATATTTTAGCTTTCTGTTCCGCTGACATAGTGCGACCTGTAAGTCTAGCAGAATGTATTTTACTAAATTCTTCTTTAAGATTGGCAAATACACGACTGGTAATTTTAGTAATATATCGTTCTTGTTGATGAGTGCGTGATACACGTCGCATACCATTTAATGCATATATCATTTTTTCACGATTGCTACCTGTTGTTATTTTAATCAACAACCAGTGACATATAAAATGCTCGCGCCCTGACAAATGAACAAGATTATTCTTGCTATCTTGTCCTCCGATTGATTTTGGTATGATGTGATGTTTTTCACTGTAAGAAAGCGGGGTTGATCTCAATTGCGCATTACTGACAATTGCATCATACCACCGCTTGTATTTGTTTTCGATAAACATATAAATCTCCTATATGTTTATTTATCTGCTTTACTTAAAAATGTGGATTACTTATGTTTTAGAAAAACGGGAGGCCACTTTTTTTGGTCGTTTCCATGTTCTCTTTAATTATTTTTGATACTAATTCTCGTTCTTGCTGACTTAACATCATTGCATCTTCGTAACTTATTCCTCCTCGCATATACCAGGAAATTCGCAACGCATCATCTTTATAGGCCCTTATCTCTTTTTCGTAGCCTGCTAATAGCTCTACGATTGCATCGTTATCTAGTGCTAAGAGCCTACTGCGAAAAAACTTGCAAAATCAAATTCAACAGCTACGCTAAATTCTGCTTCACAACTATGACAACTAACTTCGATTGGTTTAATACCGCCTTGCTTGCCTAATTCTGTTAATTTAGCTTTAACTTTTTTAATTACTTTAGAATCACAATTACTATAAAATTCATTAATAAAAGCATCATCGGATACAATAGTACCATCGGGTAATTCTATATAATCAGTGCTACCGGTTAACAATGCTACATTTAAATCAATGATTTTAGTTAATTGTTGATCAAATATTTTTTTAGCTTCGTCTGGATTATCATTTAACTGACTTAATGTTTTCATTATTTGCTGTTCTTCAAAAGCAATCATATTTGATTTATTAACATTGAAATATGCTTGTGGTTTAAGTTTGATATTTAAATTATCAACTGAGACTTTTTGTGTATAAACAGGAGATTCGATATTGCTTAATACAACTCCTAAGTCGATTGCATAATCACTTGTTTCACTGCACTTTGGACAAGTTGCACCAAAGTCCATTTGATTGCCATAACTTGCGATACGTATTGCAATAATTGCAGAATCAACATCAATACTAGGCATCATCCATGCATTCTTAATACTTGGGCAACAACTTTCAATTACATTAACAACACCTTGCCCGTTGAGCAGTGCATCGGGAGTTTTAAGAGTAATTTCATCTTTAGTACTCATTGGCAACACAGCAATTTCATTGTTTAACGGTAAGTCAATTGAACCTTCAGGCCAATGCGTACCACCACTTGGCAGTTTTAAATATAACGCTGGTTGACGAAAGTGCTTTGCTAACGGATTGTGCGGTGTAATTGGTTGAGTTTGATTCACCATGATTTATTTCCTATAAATAATTGATATACTATATTGTATATTTATAGCGTTAAAAGTGGGAGTAAAAAAAGTTATGGCTGATGTTGATGCAGATAAGTTAAACGAAGCATATGAACATATGAGAAAATTCGCCGATATGTTTGGTGCGACTACCCCTGAGCTAGATAAATTTATTAAAGTTACAAGTAAAGGGCATAAAGAATTTAAAAAGGAAATTGATGCTCTTAATAAAGAAATTAAGAAAGGCAAAGCTGGCTACGAACAGCAGAAACAAAAATTAGATGAATTAAACGATGCTCTCGAAGAGTTAGGTGATACTACCAATAACGCTGCAAAAACAACTGAAAAACACCGATTATTAGCTGAACGTGATGCACTTGCACATTCTGCATTAATGCGTGGTGTAATGGAAGATACAGCCGAAGGAGTGAGCAACTCAGCAGTATCGATGACACAAGGTGCCGGTGCATTTGTTAAAGGTCTGCAGGCAAATCAATCAGCGGCACAATTGTCTGGCGATTTATTTAAAGTAGGTATCGACGTTGCGGCTGCAGGTATGAAAACTGCTGGCGGTATGGCTGAAAAATTCGGCGACAAAATGATGAATTCTGCTAACCCGTTTGTTGCTGCTATAGGTATGGTTACAAGTGGTGTAGGCATGCTTGCTCAAGCATCTGCAGAAACTGCCGCCAAGATAGCTAAATTTGGGGTTGATGTACTACAAGCAGAAGTAGAAAAAACATACAAAGCATTTAATTCAATGAGTGCTAGTGGTGCTATGTTTGCAGATGGCATGACTGGCATGCGTAATGCCGCAGGCAAAGCAGGGCTAACAGTTGATTTATTTGCTGGTGTATTAAAAAATCAAAGTGCAAACATAGCTGCAAGTGGTTTAGGCATGAATGAAGGTGCTAAACGTATCGGCGGAGCATTAACAGCTGGTGGCGACAAAATGAAAAAGAGTTTGTTGTCACTTGGATTTAGTTTTGAGGAACAGGCAGAATTAGTAGCCGAAACAATGAAAGACATGCGTGGGGTTTCAACTGGCCCGCTAAAAGCAAGTAATCAACAAGTAGCAGAACAAACTCAAAAATATGCAGAAAATCTTCGTGTTATTACCGCTATAACCGGTGAAGATGCTAAGAAGAAAATGGAAGAAACCCGTAATCAAGCTAATCAGTTAATGTTCCAGCAAAAATTAGCAGGCATGGATGAAACTCAACGTAAAAATATTATCAATGCTATGGGTAATATGAGTAAACAACAGCAGACAGATTACATGGATATGATAAATTTTGGTTCGATTATCAATACCACTGGTGCTGTATTATCATCAACTATACCCGAGTATGGAAAATCTATTAGAGATTCGGTTGAGGCCACTAAAAATAATACACTCGATGATGTAAAACAACGCCAAATAAATGCAGCACATCATGATGCAATGAATAGACAATTAATTGCAAATACAGGCACCGCTGCTGCAGGTGCTGCAGGGTTAAGCGGTGTAGCCAGTGAAAACGCAACTGCAAGCATGGATCTTTTAAATTTTAATAAAACCCAAACTGCCGAAGCTATAAAACAAGCCGAAGCCGATAGAGCAGCACAAGAAAAAACAGCAGATGGATTAACTCAAGGTGTAGTAGATGCAGAAACTGCAGCTATGGAATTAAAAAAATCTCTTCAGACAATATTAACTCCGGCAATTATGGATTTTGCTAATGTTTCTAAAAAAATGTTACAAACTGTTAAGGATACCTTGCACGAACTAGGGTATGATAAAACTAAAGAGCAAAAAGCTAAAGATGCCGACAATACCAAAGCAATGAAAGCGCAATACGATAAAACTAATCCGTTAAATTCTAGTGCTCAATATGATGCTGACGTAAAAGCCTGGAATGACAAACAAAAAGATATTAACAATCTAAATGAGTTACGAAAGACTGGGACTAAAGAAGAAGTAGATGCAGAAATAAAACGCCAAGCAGATGCGAAAAAAGGCCAACAAATGTTATACGATGCCGGCCTGAGTCAAATTGACCCAAGCAAACCAAGTATAGTAGAAAACTATATGAACGGTATAACTGCCCACGATAAGGGTGGTTCTATCGATTCTGGTAAATTAGGGTTAGTAGGCGAAAAAGGTCCAGAACTTATCAGTGGGCCTGCAAATGTATTAAGTACAACATCATCTGAAAAACTACTTAATGTACTTAATGCTATGAAACTGCAATCTGGTACGTTAACCGGTGATGATGGCATGGACAAATCTGTTACATCATCAGAAGCCCTGCGTGGAATAATAGCAAATGAATTAAAAGGATTTGAATCATTCTCACAAAAACAAATACAAGATGCAATAGGTATTACTAAAGTAGGTAATATGTCAAGTTCATTAGGCGGTTACCAATCAGATTTACATAATACTCCAGCAACTGAACAGTCACGTGATACTACAGCACTTCCTAGTAAATCAGATAATAGTGCAATAGCTGCTACGTTACATGAGCAAAATGGATTATTGTCGAGCATACTTGCATCACTGAATAAAGGCAATAGTTTGTCGTCAGGAATTTTGCAGAACAGCTACTAAGCTATAAATACACTATCGTAAAGAGAATATAAACATGGCATGGAAAAAATACTTCAGAACCGCAAATACTGGTGGACAACTAAGTCCAATTAGTGGAATTAACAATGCATCTGACCCGAGTTATCGTAACTATCAAAGCCAATTACCTGAGGTATACATCGGCCATCCAAATCGCACAGAACGTTATAATCAATATGAATCCATGGATATGGACAGTGAAGTTAATGCCGCCCTTGATATTATTGCAGAATTTTGCACACAACCAAACACAGAAAATGGTACAGGCTTTGACTTATATTTTAAAGAAGACCCAACAGATAACGAAATTAAACTACTTAAAGATCAATTGCTACAATGGGTTAATTTAAATCAATTAAACAAACGTCTATTCAAACTTGTTCGTAATACATTAAAGTATGGCGACCAAGTATTTCTACGTGACCCGGAAACATTTAAATTATACTGGACAGAAATGGGCAGTGTAATCAAAGTTATTGTTAATGAAGCAGAAGGCAAAGAGCCAGAACAATATGTAATTAAAAATCTTAATCTTAACTTTCAAAACTTAACTGCAACAGCATTAAGCTCAAGCGACACTTATACAAACCATCCACAACAAGGTGGGTCAGGCGGGTCGGGTTCGTATGTACAACCTAATGTACCATACAGTGGTGGTTCACGTTTTAGCCATGCACAAAACGAAGCAGTACTTGATGCAGAACATGTAGTGCATATTAGTTTAACTGAAGGCTTAGATGTTAACTGGCCATTTGGTACAAGTATCCTTGAAAGTATCTTTAAGATCTTTAAACAAAAAGAATTATTAGAAGATGCTATTATTATCTATCGTGTACAACGTGCTCCTGAACGTCGTATATTTAAAATCGATGTAGGTAATATGCCAACACATATGGCAATGGCCTTTGTGGATAGAATTAAAAATGAAGTACATCAACGTCGCATACCAACACAAACTGGTGGTGGACAAAATATGATGGATGCAACGTATAATCCACTATCAACAAACGAAGACTTTTTCTTCCCAGTGGGTGCCGAAGGGCGTGGCTCAACAGTTGAAGCATTACCAGGCGGCAGCAACTTAGGTGAGATTACCGACTTACGTTTCTTTACTAACAAAATGTTTAGAGGTTTGCGTATTCCTAGTAGTTATTTGCCAACAGGCGCAGATGATAGCTCATCTACATTCAATGATGGACGTAGTACAACTGCGTTAATTCAAGAATGGCGCTTTAATCAATATTGTATGCGTTTACAAACTATGATAGTTGAAAAACTAGATACAGAGTTTAAAATGTTTATGCGATGGAGAGGCATTAACATCGATGGACAGTTATTTGAATTAAGACTAAACGAACCGCAAAACTTTGCAAAATATCGTCAAGCAGAAGTTGATGCGCAACGTATACAAGCATTTACTCAACTTGAGCAAATTCCATATTTAAGTAAACGTTTCTTACTCACTCGTTACTTAGATTTAAGTGAAGAAGAAATGCAAGAAAATGATCAATTGTGGGCAGAAGAGCACAACGACACACCAGATACTACAGATACAGATGCAAGTCTACGTGCAGTTGGTGTAACGCCAGCTGGTATTGAAACAGACATAGGTAATTTAGAAATGCCCGAATTAGGTGCAGAAACAGCCCCGGGCGTAGAACCAGGCGGATTACCTGCAACAGGAGCCGCACCAGCAGCACCAGCTGGCGCACCTCCAGGTTTATAACATAGTAGATAAATAATATTATGTATATAACCGAAATATTTAATGCCGAATTAGTGCAACAGCACCAAACTGAAGAGGAAGATAATACTCCTCTAAAGTTGTCTGACCTGCGCAAAACTAAATTAACATTAACACAATTACATCGTTTACGTATTATGAATGATGTGCGTAGATTAGAGAAAGAGCAAGACTTAGAAAAAGTAAGATCGCAATACAAACCGGCAGAAGTTGCGCCACCAATGTAATTATCAATCAAATTCAATCAAAAAACACGCATTTAACTTCAATTTTTCAATAAAACAGTAAATAATATTACAGAGATATTACGAATTGTTATATCTCACCTAGACATACCATTTAAGGAGTTCTTTATGAACAAGTATGAACAATTAATTGAACACATCATTAATGATGATACAGCTAAGGCTCGCGCATTATTCCACAACATTGTTGTTGAAAAATCACGTGACATCTACGAAAGCCTAATCGACGAATCGGACTTTGAAGAAGAAGTTGGCGGAAATAAAGTTAAAGGTTTTATGGACGAAGTACAAGTTGATGAGCAAGGTATTAGCGAAGAAGACGAAGAAGCTGGCGAATTTGAAATTGGCGATGACGATGAAGAAGGCGATAGCGACTTTGACGGCGGCGAAGAATTTGGCGGTGAAGAAGAATTTGGCGGCGAAGAACAAGGCGAAGCAGAAATTGAAGATCGCGTAGTTGATCTTGAAACTGCACTTGATGAATTAAAAGCAGAATTCGATGCATTAATGGCAGGCGAAGAAGGCGAAGAAGAACATGCAGATATGTTCGGTGGCGATGATGATTTTGGTGGCGAAGAAGAAACTAGTGAATTCAGTGATGATGGCGCTAGCGAATTTGACGAAACTATTGTACGTGAATACGTAGAAAAAGTTGCAGCACCAAGCAAAACTGAAGGCGGCGAAGTTGCTCGTGGCGGTTCTGTTAGTGTAAACAAACAATCTATCGTTGCTAAGAAAAATGATATGGGCGGTTCATCAGCTAATATCGTACGTGGCGGAACAGAAAACGGTGGCAATGTTAAAAAACCAACAGTAAATAACTTAGGTAACATTAATGTTCCAGGCGGTAAAGCAGGTTCAGCATTTAAAGGTAAAGCATCACCAAAAGCTGGCGAAGGCCAAACAACTGATGGTAAAGTACCAACAAATACTAAAAGCCCGTTAGCAAAATAATTTAGGATAAGAAAATGGCTTCATACTTAAAAGAAAACTTAACCTTTGACAATGCTAGAATGGAAATTCTAACAGAAGAAAGTCATGACGGTAAAGGTAAGAATCTTTATATGAAAGGCATATTCATTCAAGGTGGCGTTAAAAACCACAACGAACGAGTGTATCCAGTAAATGAAATTGAAAAAGCTGTATCAAATGTTAATGAACAAATCAAGGGTGGCTATAGCGTCTTAGGCGAAGTAGATCACCCAGATGATTTGAAAATTAACTTAGACCGTGTAAGTCATATGATTACAGATATGTGGATGGACGGTCCAAACGGCTTCGGTAAATTAAAGGTTCTCCCAACTCCAATGGGTAAGTTAGTAGAAACAATGTTGGAAAGTGGAGTTAAACTTGGTGTTAGTTCTAGAGGTAGCGGCAACGTTAGCGAAAGTAACGGTCAAGTAAGTGACTTTGAAATAGTCACAGTAGATGTAGTTGCGCAACCTAGTGCTCCTAATGCATACCCAACAGCGATTTACGAAGGACTGATGAATATGCGTGGTGGTGCTAAGGCATTCGAAATTGCTCGTGAAGCAAGCGCAGATCAAAAGGTACAAAAGTATTTAAAAGAGCAAGTCACTCGCTTAATTAAAGATTTAAAATTAAAATAGGAGATCAGTATGTTAACAGCTATCAAGCCATTGTTAGATAGTGGCATCATTAACGAAGATACTCAAGCAGCTATTACTGAAGCTTGGGAATCACAAATTAATGAAGCTCGTGAAACTGTTCGTGCAGAATTGCGCGAAGAATTCGCTAGCCGCTATGAACATGACAAAAATGTTATGGTTGAAGCTCTAGACAAAATGGTTACTGAAAGTCTTACTGCCGAACTTAATGAGTTCGCTAGTGAGAAACAAGCTCTTGCAGAAGACCGCGTGAAATTTAAACGTCATATGGTCGAAAGCGCAAGCAAATTTAATAACTTTTTAGTTAGTAAATTAGCAGAAGAAATCAAAGAATTACGTTCAGATCGCAAAGTTCAAACTGAAGCAACTGCTAAGTTAGAAAAATTTGTTATCAAAGCGTTAGCTGAAGAAATCAAAGAGTTCGATGCTGACAAGAAAGCAGTAGTTGAAACTAAAGTTAAACTAGTAGCAGAAGCTAAACAAAAATTAGCTAAACTACAAGAAGCTTTTGTTACACGTTCAGCTAAACTTGTTAAAGAATCAGTAGCACAAAATCTAGGCACAGAACTGACACAATTAAAAGAAGATATCCAATCTGCTCGTGAGAACATGTTTGGTCGTCGCTTATTCGAAGCATTTGCTAGCGAATTCTCAGTAACTCATTTAAATGAGAACAAAGAAATTGCTAAATTGCATCAAACTATTGCAGCTGTTAAAGCTGATTTAGCTGAAAGCAAAAAAGTAATTGCACAAAAACAAGCATTAGTTGAGTCAAAAGACCGTGAAGTAAAAGTAATTGTTGAAAGTGCTACCCGTAAGGAAACACTTAATGGATTACTAAAAACGTTAAACACAGAGAAAGCAAGCGTAATGGCTAGTTTACTCGAAGGTGTGCAAACAGCAAAATTGCAATCTGCATACGACAAGTATCTACCAGCAGTTTTAAACAACTCACAAGCACCAGTAAAGGCTGAAAAGTCTGTACTAGCTGAGAGTCGTGTAGAAGTAACTGGTGATAAATCTGCTAAAACAACTATTTCAGAATCCAACAACAACGTTGTTGAACTAAAACGTTTAGCAGGGCTAAAGTAATACAAAACTTATAAAAGGAAAATAAAGAAAATGACAACCCAACTATTAGAAGGCCGTTGGAACGAAACTAAGGATGCCCTGTTAGAAGGTCTACAAGGTTCAAAACGTTCTACTATGGCTGTAATTTTAGAAAACACACGTAAGCATTTGACAGAAAACGCAACAGCTGGTGCTACAGCAGTAGGTAACGTAGCAACATTAAATCGCGTAATTCTTCCAGTGATTCGTCGTGTAATGCCAACAGTTATTGCAAATGAAATCGTTGGTGTACAACCAATGACAGGTCCAGTTGCACAAATCCATACATTACGTGTACGTTACGCTGATAGCGTTTCTGCAGGTACTTCTGGTGCTGATGCAGCAGTTGCTGGCGGTGAAGCTCTATCACCATTCAACATTGCAACAACATACTCAGGTGCATCAACTGGTAAAGCTACTTCAACAGCTTCATTAGAAGGTGTTGCTGGTAACCGTATCAATGTACAAATCTTGAAACAAGTTGTTGAAGCTAAAACACGTAAACTAAGCGCACGTTGGACTTTTGAGGCAGCTCAAGATGCACAATCAATGCACGGTTTAGATGTTGAAGCAGAAATCATGGCAGCTTTAGCACAAGAAATTACTGTTGAAATCGATCAAGAAGTTTTAGCTTCATTAACATCATTAGCTTCAACAGCTTCTGACAACTACAACCAAGCTACTGTTTCTGGTACTGCTACATTCGTTGGTGACGAACACGCTGCTTTAGCTGTTTTAATCAACCGTTCTGCTAACAAAATTGCACAACGTACACGTCGTGGCGCTGGTAACTGGGCAGTTGTAAGTCCATCAGCTTTAACAGTGTTACAATCTGCAACTACTTCAGCTTTTGCTCGTAGTACAGAAGGTACATTTGAAGCTCCTACAAACACTAAATTCGTTGGTACTTTAAACAGTGCTATGAAAGTTTATGTTAACACATACGCTTCAAACGACACAGTGTTAGTTGGTTACAAAGGTTCTTCAGAATCAGACGCAGCAGCGTTTTACTGCCCATACGTTCCATTAATGAGTTCTGGTGTTGTGTTAGATCCATCAACATTCGAACCAGTAGTGGGCTTTATGACACGTTATGGTTATGTTGAATTAAGTAACACTGCATCATCTCTTGGTAATGCAGCTGATTACTTAGAAAAAATCACAGTAGCAAATCTATCATTCCAATAAGATTTATTTCTTAAAGGTATTATAATAAAAAAGCCCCGCAAGGGGCTTTTTTGTTGACTGTCAATCTTCCTCATACCAATCATCATCGTCTTCGTCGTAATAACGTTCATCTATGTAACTTCCTTTCTTATCATAGTCTTGATAGTATGCTTCGTTTGGTGTCATGATACGGAACTTACCCGCATACTTCATAGCCGCTATAGTTACTTCGTATTTGTCTAATAAGTCGCATACAATAAAGCTACTGCCACATCCACCTACTATACGCTTAATAGGACTGTACTTAAATTCATCTGCTTGTAAAGCTCGATGAAATTCACCTCCGCCGTTGGCAATGATACGAGCATGTACTATTTTAGGGTGTGGTAAGTTACGGTCTAAAAATTTAAGTTTAGAGATAGTAGCATTGTTATCCGAGTCAATAACAAGTTTACACTTTTTAAATTTTAGGGAACCTTTTGTGTGCGGATTGTCACTTGTCTCCTTTGTGCTCCAAGGAATATTAGCATCCACGTGGTTGACATATAGAGTTACCCCATGTGCTTTGAGAACCCACATAGGAATTGTTGGGTCTTCGAGGTGCTTTTTGTTGAAATGAAAAACTAGGTCTTTTACTTGATATTCAATCTATAACATTTTAATTTCCTTATAAAAAAGTATTTAGTTATGGTGCGTTAGGTGGGATTCAAACCCACTATCTTCGGCTTTAGAGACCGTTGCTAGTCGTATAGCTTCTAACGCAATATATTTATATTAACATTAATAATACACAAAGTCAACCAATACTAAATATTTTAATGAAATTATACGATTGGAAGTTAGATGAAATATCAATAGATTGTGATACGTCGGCTAGATTAGTATCATATCAAGGTCAGATATTTCGAGATCTATTTTATAAAATTAATTTAGATTGTGATATATGTTTCTTAGACCCTGGGTTAAAAGATGTTTGTTTTAATGATAATGATATTATAACTACTGCAACTAATATTAATAATTCAAATATTAATATGATTGTCTATTTAATGTGTGATCATAACTGGATGAGTCCGACCCATTGTAATTTAGATGCTAGTACGCACAAATTATTATCATTAATAACTAAACCAACAATTCACATAGTATGGGATTATTTTTCGGAATTAACAAGTCAGCAGATAAGATATCCAATTTGGACTACAATGTGTGCCAAGCGGCAAATACACCAAACTAATTTATCCTTGCCGAGAAAATATTTATATTCGTGTTTATCAAATATAGTTAAACCATTTCGTATTATTAATTTATTGGAATTTCAAAAATCTGCGTATTATAATAAATCATTAATAACATTTAATGCACCAACGGGTGCGCTATATAATGAGTTATCGAGTTACGGAATGCAATATGTTACTCAATTTGAAGATATTATACCATTATTGCCAATTAATACCGCAAGCTCAATAACTGACATTGCATTAGTTAGCGTAGTTAACAATGAGGTTATATATGATTATAGCGGAAGTGCCTATCAAAATACTTATGTAAACATAATATTAGAAACTGGATATACAGATAAATTTTTTAGCGAAAAAACATTTAAACCTATACTTGCTAATCAATTTTTTGTGATTATTGCAGGGAAAGGTGCGGTAGCTGTACTTAGAGAATTAGGATTTGATACATATGATGATATAATTGATCATCGTAGATATGATAACTCACCTGACAATACACGAATACAAGATGTACATACATTATTGCATGATATGCAACATTATAATTGGGAACAAATATATAAAGATACCGTAGAACGACGTGAGAAAAATAGACAACTTCTATTAAACTTAACATTTGAAAAAAACTTTATAACAGAATTAACACATATAATAGAGACAATTGTTAAACCTACATAAATACTATAGTTCGCTCTTGAATGAGAGTTTATGCAGTACCCCACTGCGTAGGCGTTAGAACGCTAAATTAAACAAGGAGAAACAAATGGGACGTCCTATTAAGAAAAAGTTTTTTGGTACAGATATTGTTAATGATGGGTTAACATACAGTGCCGCAGGTGGTGAAGGTATTGCAAGTATTACGTACACAGCTCGTGGTACAAACTACTCACAAGGGCTAACAGCTACAGTAGCAGTTAGTCCAATTGGTGGTACACGTGCAGTTCTTACACCAATTGCAGTATTTACAGCAAACGGTGCAATCAATAGTGCAACTATTGCTACAGCAGGTACAGGCTATACTGCAGCACCAGTAATTACTTTAGTTAAACCAGCAAACGTAGTAGTTACAGGTAGTACATTCGCAGCAGGTAATGTTTTAACAGTTTCAAGCACAACAGGTTTATATGTTGGTATGGCGGCAAACACAGGTTTTGCAGCTACAACTAAAATCTCGTCAATTGGAACAGGTAATGTTACAATGAGTGCTGCTAACACTGGTTCAACTTCAACAACTATCAGCTTTGGTGATATTGGTACAACAGGTTCATTAACAGCAGTTCTTGCAGCAGTTAACGTTACAGCAAACACAATCCAAGCCAACGCATGGATTAACGGTGGTACAATTGGTTCGCAAGCTGATATTGTTTCACAACGTTCATCACGTCGTTATAGAGTTACAAATGCAGATGGTACTGGTGTAGCTCGATTAGTTCCAACTGGTGTTAACGGTGTTAATAGCCCAACAGTAGCGCAAGTTGTTGCCGCAGGCGGTCCAACTGCTACAGGTGAAATGACACTTCTTGCAACTGATAGTGCTGGTGGTGTATATCTAGTTGGTAAACTTGAATCACGTACATGTTTAGTATATCCAGCTGCAATTGGCGGAAGTGCTGGTACACAATTTGCTGCGAACTCGCATGTAACTTGGACTTCAACTGGAACAGCAACAGTAAACGTAAGCGTTAAACTTAAAACAAACGACTAATTATCTTAGTTTTAAAATAGCATCTTCGGATGCTATTTTTTTGACTATACTATCTACAATGTAGCATAAATAATAGAAACTAGGATATTTAAATGGCCGCTGTTAAAAGACTTAATACCTCGTATACGATTGATACCACCGATGTTTACATCACTGGTAACTTAACGGTACAAGGAGCACAAACTACAATTTCAACCACTAACATGGCAATCAAGGATAATATTGTTGTCCTGAATGAAGGTGAAGCAGGCGCCGGAGTAACATTAGGTACTGCTGGTATGCTAATTAATCGTGGGTCAGCAACTAACGTTGCTATACGATGGACTGAAACAAATGGTGGATCGTGGCAAATTTCAAATGCGGCAGGCACATTTGCTAATTTATCATCATCGACTACAGGGTTAACTCGTCTAGTAGATGACACTACACCAACATTAGGTGCAAATTTAAATACAAATACGTGGACAATATCATCGAACGTTGGCAATGTAAAATTTGGCGGCAACATACAAATTAATAATACTGCGGTGGTACCAAGTGCAGTTACTAATGCAACTGTATTATATGCCACAACTGCAGGTGCAGGTACCACTGGACTTTATGTTGTTAATAGCGGAGCTGTTAACGAAGAACTAATTACGAAAAAAAGAGCATTTGCTTTTTCGATACTATTATAGGATAATACAATGGCACTTTCTAATACCTTATTAACAACAATAACATCAAACGTATATGTCAGCTCGGGCAATACTGTAGTATCTGTTATGTATTTCTGTAATACAAACGGAACAGCACAAACATTTGATTTATATGCGGTACCAAGCGGAACAGCAACAATTAATAGCAATGTACAAATTTACAAATCTGTGCAAATACAAAGCAATGATACATTTGTTGTTGATATGGAAAAACTTGTACTAGCAAACGGCGATACATTACGAGCTAATGCATCTGCAAATTCAGCAATAACAACAACAGTTAGTTACGTAGGAATGTAAATGGGACGCTTACTTAAAAATACAGTTTTCAAATCCGGAAGTTATGCACTTGGTGTCCCAGTGGGTTCGAGTACAATATCTCCGGATGTTCCAGTAGTTGGGCAGACACGATATAGTACAACAACAAACAAATTAGAATTTTATAATAATTCTGTGTGGAATGCTGTTGCTAAAGAAGGTAATGTTACTATTACTAAAGATTCATTTACTGGAAACAATGTTGCTACTGATTTTACAATGTCATCAACTTACACATCCGGTCAAGAAGCACAGGTGCTGGTATTTTTAAATACAGTTCATCAAAATCCCGGTGTTAATTACACATTTAATGGAACAACATCTATACATTTTACTAGTACTCCGCCGGCCGCAGCTACTATATTAGTATTACACGGCCTTGGTAGTACAACCGCAGCCTAACTCCTGCGATAAATATTAAAATAGGAGTCAGTGAATGGCAATAGGTCGCGTACCCGGCGCTGCACTGTTAGGAAATTTAGATAGACAAGGTCTCGATCTAGGATTTACTACAAACAGTACAACGCTACTACAGTTAGATTTTACTAACTTTCGTCTCGGTATCAACTCCGCCATACCTCAACAGGCGTTAGATGTTACAGGAAACATCCTTGTAACAACAGGAAACATATATTCATCAGCAAATATATTATATGACATAGGTACAGCAAGTAACCGATGGAATAATGTATTTGCCAATACTATCAATAGTGTCAGTATTAGTGGATTATTAACTACACCAGCACAAACTAATATTACTTCTCTCGGCACATTATCTGCATTAACTGTAAGTGGCAATATTATTGCACAAAGTTCTGTAGTACCGGCAAGTAATATTGCTGGTAATATTGGGTATGCGGACAGATGGTGGAGTGCAATGTATGCCAATACAATTAATGCCACTAATATAAACGGAACACTTCTTACTGCAAATCAACCCAATATTACCACATTAGCTAATATCACAACAGGTAATATTACAGCTAATGTCATTCGTGGTAATGCATTATATGACAATTCCAATAGAGTGATAACTAATATATCAACTATATCAATAACAGGTGATGTAACCGGGTCGGGTAATGTTTCAAATATTGCATTAACCTTAGCAAATACCGGTGTAACTGCTGGTATATATGGGTCTGCCGATGACGAAGTAGCAGATCGGGTACCAAAAATAACAGTTGATAGTAAAGGACGTATTACTAATATTGCAAACGTGACATTAACTCAGGTAGGAAATGTTACATTTACAGATACTACAATATCAACTACAAGTAGCATTACATTAAATTCAGCAAACAATGGAAACATTATATTAAATGCAAACGGAACCGGAACTGTTCAAATTATTGGTAATGATGCTGTAGGATTACCATATGGAAATACCGCTACCCGTCCAACAACTGTATCTGCAGGTTACCTAAGATATAATACCGATCTTGTAACTATTGAATATTTCAATGGCACTGCATGGGAAAACAATTTAAATCTTGCAGGTATTCTAACATCGGAAACAATTACACCAACTGGCTTAACTAACAATTATACGTTATTAAATCCAGCAACAACTGATGGGGTATTAGTCAGTATAAATGGTACATTACAACAACCATCTACATCATACACTGTTTCGGGCAATGTTATTACATTTACAGAAACCCCACTGTCATCAGATATAATCGAAGTAAGAGCAATTACAATGAATCTTATTTCTATACCGGCAATATCCGATGGTAACACCAGAGTAGAAACTGATGCAGTTATAGGCGAAGTACGTTTTTATAATTACGGTGTGGAATATCTAAAAATAAACCAAGCAGGTGCTACAGTTGGGCTAATACCAAATACTTCAGTAGCATCTAGCGCAGTTGCTACAACAATTGATATCTATGATAAAACTATATATAGAACAGCAAAATATATTGTACAGGCAACCCGTACAACTAATTTAGAGAGTTACGAAGTATTAGTAACACATAACGGAACAACTGCGTATGCAAATACTAGTTGTATCATTAATAGCGGAACATCACTTGGGACTCTGAGTTCTACAATTTCTGGGTCAAATGTGCTATTACAGTATACAGCAACTGGTACAAATACCAATATTCGACTGTCAAAAACTTACCTTATTATTTAATTACCGTTTAGCTCTTTAATCTAACTAAATACTAGTTAACATAGTGTCATTCGTAGTGGCATTAATAATTATAAGTGGAGTCTTACTATAGTATGGCATTTTTAACCAGAATTAAAAATAATCAAATTACGGACTCTACAATCCTTGCAAATACTAAGATTCTTCCCGGGTCAATTGTAGGTTCATTATTTAATGCTGACCTAACCTTAAGTAGTAATGTCACTATTACTGGTAATTTAACTGTTCAGGGAACAAGCACTTACCTTACAGTAGCCTCTACTAACACCTATGTAAACGATCCATTAATTGTATTAAATAATGCCTTTAGTGGTACAAATACGTACGATATTGGTTTATTATTTAATCGAGGCAATCAAACTAGCACAGCATTAATTTGGAATGAAACAAATAAACAATTTCAATTAATTTATACAACTGAAACTGGTACTAGTTATGGGGCAATTAATAATAGCGGGTTTGCTAATATAAAAATTGGCAATCTTACTGTTGCTGGGTCTACAACTACAAATGATGTTAGCTCGGGTAATTTAGCAGTCAATGGTGGTAATTTAACTACTACATCAACTACATTTAATTTATTAAATACCACAGCAACTACACTAAACTTTGCTGGTGCAGCCACTACAGCTAATATTGGTGCTGGTACCGGTACATTTACAATTAACAACCCAACACTAGTTGGACAACAACCAACACAAAATTTATATAATACACTTGCAACTACTATGAACTTTGCTGGTGCCGCAACTACAACTAATATTGGTGCAACTACTGGCGTAATAAGTCTAAATAATGCAAATATATGGCTACCTAATGCAACTACTATCAATGGAGCTCAAACTACTGCATCGCTATTAAATGTAAATGCAACTACAGTGAATGCATTTGGTGCAGCCACTACAGTTATAGTTGGTGCAACTACAGGTATAGCAAATATACGTAATGCCACTACAAATATCATCGGTAATGCAACCGTTGGCGGCAATCTTAGTGTAAATGCAAACATAATAACTACTTCTAGTTCGTTTAATTTGGCCACTGTAACCGCAACAACTGTAAATGCATTCATCGCAGCATCGGCAGTTGTAATTGGTGGTAGTGCAGGTACGATGACACTTGGTAATCCTACAATTGTAGGTACTCAACCGACCCAAAATTTATATAATACCGTTGCAACTGCATTGAACTTTGCTGGTGCTGCAACAACACTTAACTTAGGAGCATCAACAGGAAATACTACTGTACAAAATAATTTAATAACAACCGGCAATTTAAATATTAGTGCTACAACAGAAAGCACTAGTATTGCATCCGGAGCATTGGTATTATTAGGCGGAGTTGGTATAGCTAAAAATTTAAATGTCGGTGGTAATGTTATTGTTACAGGTAATTTAACAGTAAATGGTGCAGTAACAACGGTTAATACTGCAACATTAGATGTAACTGATTTAAATATCACAGTAGCAAAAGGTTCTGGAAGTTCTGCGGCAGCAAATGGAGCAGGATTAACTGTTGATGGTGCCGGTGCAACTATATTATATACTCATGCTACAACAAGTTGGAATTTAAATAAAGATTTAATAGGCACATCGGCAACATTTAGTAGTAATTTAACTGTTACAAATCATGGTACATTTGGGTCAATTGGGTCTGATAGTATTCAGACAGGTAATTTAACAGTAGTAAATGATGCGGCCGTTAACGGTAATTTAACTGTCACCGATACTACTTCTACGAATAAATTAACAGTAGTGGGTAATATAATATCTACAAATTCAGCCGCATTTAATTTATTAAATACCACAGCAACTACACTAAACTTTGCTGGTGCAGCCACTACAGCTAATATAGGGGCCGGAACAGGTACTATAACTATTAACAATCCGACATTAGTTGGATTGCAAGCAACACAAAATTTATATAATACGCTTGCAACTACAATGAATTTTGCTGGTGCCGCAACTACACTTGTAATTGGTGCGACTACCGGAACAGCGACACTACGTAATGCAAACATTTATCTACCTAATGCAACTACTATTTATAGCGGACAGACAACACTTGATATTGCAAACGTAAATGTAACAACATTAAATGTAGGCGGATCTGCAACTACATTAAATTTAGGTGCAACCACTGGAACAGCAACACTACGTAATGCTACAACCACAATAACAGGTAATGCAATTGTATCAGCGACTACAGCGTCGACTTCAAATACAACAGGTGCATTGACTGTGCTAGGCGGAGTAGGGTTTTCTAAAAATGTGTACGTAGGTACTGGTGCAACAATAAACAGTACACAAAGCCCAGAAAATTTTATAGTTAAAGGTGCTGCTACAACAAGTTTGATTATAGCCGATAGTAATAGCAGTACTGTGATAATCGGAGGAAGTAATGCGACTCCGGTATCCGGTGCAACATTAAAAATTAATAGCACAAGCGCAATGATGCTTCCTATTGGTACTACTGCTCAACGCCCAAGCAACAGCGGTAATGTTGATGTAGCTGGTATGACACGATTTAATAGTTCTATTAATAATTTGGAATTCTTTGATGGTGCTGGATGGGTACCTGCAGGTACCGCATTTACTATAATTAGTGATAGACAATTCTCAGCGGCAACTGGAAATCCATTTGGTAATGTCAATGGAGTGAATTCTACATTTACAATACAATCAAGTTCGACAACCTCGTCAACTATTGTTAGCATAAACGGTGTAGTACAAATACCGGCACTTGCATATAATATTAGTACAACAACATTGACATTTACAGAAGCACCTGCAGTAGGTGATATAATTGATGTACGCTGTTTAGCAACAACGACCGTGGTATCGGCACTTACCAGTGGCAACGGCATGTCGCAATTTATAGCAGAAAATACAGAAGCACAAATTTGGACAGGTACAAGTGCACCAGTTAAACAATTTAGTATAGATACAGCCGGAACGGCTACATTTGAATCAAATGTATTAATTAAAGGTAAATCGGTATATGACCAAACAGCAATTACAGTAAACACAAGTATAGTGGTTATTGACAGTTTTGCTAAGGCAACATACAGAACAGCAAGATATTTATTATCAATATCTAATAGCGGCACCGGAGAATACGAATCAACTGAAATATTAGTGATACATAATAATACAACGGCACTTTTATCTCAAATTGCAACAAGATTTACAGGAGTAGCAACGTTAGGAACTGTCACAGTTGCCGTAAATGGTGCAAATGTTGAATTAAGATATACCGGAGTTGCAAGTGGCAATGCAGTAAAAATTAGTGCAACATATATTAAAGTGTGATTATAGTTAATGTTAAAAATCAATAAAGCATATAGAACAAATTACACAGGCGAAAATATTGTAATTGACCGTAAGTATGTAGATGGTAGTTGGCACGATATAACTGAGTTCCTAACTCCTGCGATTACTAATGCACAAATATCTAATCGGGCAGTTATAATTGGAAATGGCGTTACTAGATTAGATTTTGATATGCGGGCAATTTTTGAGCATAGAGGCGGATTATTAGGAGTAGATACAGTACAAACATATGGTTGTAATGCATTATATAGAGATTACTCGCCGGATTTTCTAATAGCACGTGGTGATAATATCATTACAGAATTAGCTAACAGTGATTATACTATAGATAATGTGGTTTATACAAGTTCGTTGCATCTATTCAAAAACCCAAATAAATTCTATTTGATACCGTACGATCCATATTGTGACGCCGGGACAACTGCGGCTTATATTGCGGCATTTGATGGCCATAAAAAAATATTCTTATTAGGGTTTGATAACCAAGATACACCAGGACATAATTATAATGTTTATGCAGATACATCCGGATATGATATAATTAATAGTAACATATCGGATCAAAAATGGATCGTTGATAGAGCATCATTGATTAATGCATATGAAGATGTTGATTTTATATGGGTAACTAATAAAGGAAGAACATTAATGCCCAATGAATGGAAAGCATGTGTAAATTTACGACAAATATCATTTAGAGATTTTGTATTAGAAGCAAATCTATAATATAGATTCTAACGTTTTAATCTTAGCAATAACTTCTTTAAAATTAACAGTACGCCAAACCCCAGGATGCAACGGTTTTGGATAATCACTTAATTCAACCCAACAATAACCTCTATGCTCGTGATTTAAGTCGGGCACAAATTCTTCTTTAACTGGTAATAAAAATGTGTGGTATGAGAAATTGTTTTTGTCACTAGTAAACTTTTCAATGGGTATTACTTTAGCAGTTGAAAAATCTACACCTAATTCTTCTGTAAGTTCACGATGTAATGTTCCAAGTAACTGTTCACCGGCATCAATCTTGCCACCTGCTAGACCCCATGTACCCGAATACTTGCTTGAATTACGTAATAGAAAAAGATATCGATGCGTAGTTACACAGTAAATGAACGTGCCTACACCTTCAATTGATTCTTTTATTTTAGTTGACATACTATTATTATACTATATCAACTAATAAGTGTCAACTAAAGGACTAAGGACCATAGTCCATTTTTGTATTCTCCCTCAAAAGATTTAACCCATTGATTGAGATTCCATTTATATTGTGTTCCGGTATTCAAATTTGACACATATTGTACAGTTGCAGCTGAACTGTCAAATACAACAGTCCAGTGAGTGCCATTATATTGAATAATATCATTTGCACCTGCTATTAGATCTGCATTATCTGTACCACGCCATGCACTTGCACCTTCGAGCGCACTATTTGCATTGCTACCAATTGCATTTAGTATTAGATAACGTGTACCATTAACAGCACTACTAGCTAATGCTACCGCAGTATTCTTACGTGGGTCTATAATAGCATCAATTGCGGTTAATGTATTTGCAGGATAGGTATCAATGTCGGCATTAAAAATTAATAAACTATCATCAGTTGGATGATAGCTAACTGTACCGACAATTTCTGATTCACCGTCATCTGCTAATAATCTAATTTGACTAATACCATCAACTAATGAACCATATACACTAACTAAATTATGCCAGTTATCGCGAGTACCAATTTTAGTTGGAGTAGTTAACGTAGGTTCTCTTAATGCTTCTATGTCTTGTATTTTAAGTAAGGTAAGATTATTACCAATTAACAAAACACCATAATCCATTGGGGTATAATACATACGTGCGCCCATTAAATTAGCTTCGGTATATGCCGCAGAATTTAAATCGCCTTGTGCATCGTGAATATTTGCAATAATTTTTTGAATAACGCCAAGTTTCTTAACTTTAGCCGGTGGGCTAATCCAAATTGGTAATTTAAATGTAAGTGTTGCAATGTCGATTGGATTTTCAGTACCAACTGGAATTGAACGGCTAGACCAATTTGGGCTATCTAAATATATAATACTTAAACTTGTCCAGTCTATATAATTATCTGTGCTTTGTACCTCTAGCCCGGGATTAAATAATGGTAATATCTGTTCAATTAATTGCAATTTTTGTTTAGTATTACTAGTCCATATATCTAACTTTAATTCTAAAGTATACGGAACAGGCATTATACGTTCAATAGTAAATGCATTGCCTTGTGTTTGTTCGTAAGTATCGGTATCAAAATCATATTTACGTTGACGTATACTCATGTTATTAACATACGTTGGACTTTGTACACGGTCTCTATCATATGTTAATCCACTGATATAAACAGCCATTGCTGGTACAGTTTGCATAGTGTTCTCACTATTATTTGCTAAAATAGTTGCAACTTGTTTGCTACCATCTGCATAATAAACTGGTACACGTTGTAGAGTTTTATTGCCTGTTCGATCTTGTCCGAACTCAACTTCGTACCCACTCATTATTCTAATGAATTGTACTACAAAGCGTTCGATTTGACCGTCATAAAAATATTGACTGCTCATTAGTTATCCGCCAAAGGTGAAAGTATGTCAGATAAACCCTGACGTTCCGGTGTTACTTTACTGTAAACAGTGTATTCTAGCATGTCGTTACTAGACAGTGTATTTGTGACTGTAAATGACACATTTCCAACAGTATTTGCTACAGTATTGGTGATATGTGTGCCATTTAATGTAGTTTTTACGGCATGTGTGCTAACATACGCAATTTTCGTAACAACTGTTTTAGTTGACATATTAAACGATATTGTAGTTACATTAGCTACTGGTGTATAAGGAGTTGCAACATTGATCGCGTCCCAACCTAGTGCGCCACTGTATGTAGCATTTATGTTATTAACAAAACCACTTGCTAATGAAGTATTATCTAATCCTGGTGTTAAGTTTGTACGCACGGCATCCTCAATTTTAATCCAACGTTTAGAATCAAAGCGGAATAGTCTATTTGGAATATAGTCTAAACGTAAATAGTAATCGCCAGTTACTGGCGAAGGTGGAAACGCAATACCAGCACTAACTGGTAATCCGTTAGGTGGTAATCCAGTACTTGTTAAATATCCTTGTACTTTCGCAGTAGATGTAATAGCCACATTTGGTAAATTGTTAGTATCTACTGGTAATGTATAAATGGTACTGGTATCGTACCCACTCATTGGTACTTCGATTTCGGCACGTGCAATAATAGCATCGTTGACCGCAGTGTATTTGTCGTACGTACTTAGTAAATCACCAATTGGCGTATTATTAGCATCACCACTACTAATAGTTTGTGTAATGTCTTTGTATTCTTGGCTATCTACCAATGGTGCAACTTTAACTCGCCATAAATGGGGATACCATGTGGCACTAAATCCTTCTGCGGCACGTGTAGCATCTTGCACAACGTAATAACGTTTTAATGCACTTGGCAAATCTTCGTCTAACGGATAAAAGTCTTTAAGGTGTGGTAGTTCCATTACATCACCTACTATAATCTTACGACCTAAGTTCTCGACCATGTCATTTAAATGGAATACCATAAACATAGTATCACCAGTTAAGAATAATCCAAACTGACTTAGGTCAAAATCATTGTCATTCATACGATAAACACTGCGCATAGTATAAATGCTAGTGTCATACTTACGATCTCTATTCTCTAGGAATAATAGGTCTTGTATATTTTTCACACTTTCACTAGCATAACTTGGTTGTGTTGCATCGGTATAGATAGAAACAGTAGCGCCAGAGCCAACAATAGCTGTGGTGCTTGCCGATAATGTAACAGTTGTGCTTGTTTTTGCAATAACAGTAGTATTAGCTGGAATATTGGTACCGGCAACAAACATACCTCTTGTTATTGCTGATGTGTTTGCAAATACTAATTCAGTCCCTGGCGCAACTTGTGCAGCAGAAGTAGCAATACTCGTACCTTGCTCCAGTGGGCCAAGATACTTATGAATGTTGATATCAACTCCGCCAACAGTGAACATTTCCGAGATGCGACGATCCATGAATTTGTAATCATTGCCCTTCTGTGGGCGGTACATCGAGAGTCTTGGCATTGCGTAGTCCTGTATATCTAATATTTAGCTTAGATTGACATAGCAACAAATAGATGTTATACTAGCCTTATGAGTGAATTACAAACAAGTTTGGATTGGCCCGCTATGCAGACTGCTATGGAAGCACCTGCGTATAAAATTAATAAGTTTAGCGGTGAACTACGACAGATGAGTGATAATATTGGGTACATGATTAAAGTACTAAGTATTGAAGAGATAGAGTGCAGACGTCAGCAAAAGCAAACAAGAAAACATAAAGAACTTTTAGATAAGATAAATGAATACATTGCCGATTACGAACGCAACTTAACTTTTGCGGTTCTGTTGGCAGGTTGAGCTTGACAAATGAAGAAAATGGCTGTATAATGCTATATATAAACTGTTAACAAGGAAGAACAAATGGCAAAGATTAAAATAGAAGGTGCAACTAAAAAAGCTAAAGTAACACGTGATCCAATCTTTGCAGATGAGAAGAGTGTTGGAACAGAGCCAGTATGGGATTCAGTACGTGCATTAGAGTTTACAGATGAAGAATTTGACCATCACATGCGTATTAGCTTACGTTATTACAATTACTTCTACACAACCAAAGACCTTAAAAAATATCTAGTAGAATGGGCACGTCAGCAAGCTGGTGTAGCACATAAATTTGATAAAGCTACCATTGATAAATTTGCGAAAGCATCTGATAGCTTACTACCACTTACACCGTGCGCATTAGCTAAAGCACACAAACAAGGTATGCCACTACACGAAAAACATGTTGCTTACTTAGTCAGCTCAATTAAGAAAGTAGTTGATAGCTTAGTTGACGAAGTAGAAGTTGTTGACCCAACTACACCAGTTGTAGTTAAAGTAACTATCCAAGATCGACTTAACGATTTACTTAAAACACACATCTTACACTTTGAAGAACTCGAGGATGCGTTGATCGAGGGTAAAATAGTTGATGCTAAAGCATACGATTACTTAACAGGTAAAAATGTACCACAAGGTATGTTAAGTAGAATTGCGGCAGTATTTGAAAAACGTCAAGATGAAATGAACGAAGCACGGGCTGGCAAAGATGAGCAACTGAATGAAGGTTACGCTCACTACAAAGCGGCAGATTACAAACGCTTTGATGCATTTTACACAAAACTAATTGCAGATTTAACTAGCTACGGACAAGTTAAGAAAGCAACTAAGAAAGTAACAGTACGTAAACCACCTGCTAAAGAGAAGTTAGTTGCAAAACTAAAATATCTTAAAGAAGAAAAGACGTTACGCTTAGTATCGGTTAATCCAGTTGACATAGTCGGGTGTGACGAATTGTGGGTTTACAACGTTAAGACACGTAAACTTGGCAAGTATGTTGCAGAAGCAATGGGTGGTGCGCTTACTGTTAAAGGTACTGCTATTGTAGGCTTTAGTGAAACTGCAAGTGTACAAAAGACATTGCGTAAACCCGATGTGCAACTTAAAGAATTCTTAAGTGCAGGTAAGATACAATTGCGCAAGTTCTTAGAAGACATCAAGGCAACGGAAATTAAACTAACAGGTCGTATCAACCCAGATACTATCCTACTTAAAGTACAATAATCAAACCAAAGTCGTCCTGTAAGTGCTAAATATACGAAACAGGACGATTTCATATGGCAACGGCAACAGGCAATCTAACCGCAAATCTTAGTCTAACTACAGATAGTTTATACAATCCAGCTACAGGTACAGGCGCTGGACATATTGCATTTGATGCATCACTATTACTTCCAGAAAATCAACAACGCAATGATATTATAGATTATATTCGTTTACGTTTAGGTGATGGTATTGTTGATGTTGAAGCAGACAAAGAACATTATGATATGGGCATTAAACAAGCCTTTATTCGTTATCGACAACGCAGTTCAAACTCAGTAGAAGAAAGCTATGCGTTCTTAGACCTACACCCAGAAACACAAGAGTACATACTACCACGTGAGATTATGGATGTTAGACAAATATTTAGACGTGGTATCGGTAGCGTAACGGGTACAACAGCAAGTCAGTTCGAACCATTCGCATCGGGTTACTTAAACACTTATATGCTAGTAGCTGGTCGAGTCGGTGGACTTGCTAACTACGAACTATTTGTAGATTATCAAAAGTTAGCAATGACTATGTTTGGAGGCTACATGAACTTTACGTTTAACAAAGCAACTAAGAAGCTAACAGTAATACGTAAACAACCATGGCAAGGTACTAACTCTACTGCGGTAGAAAGTGTTGCGCTATGGGTATACAACGTTAAACCTGATGCTATGTTATTAAACGACCCACAAGTATTTCCGTGGATACAAGATTATGCTTATGCATTAGTAATGATGAGCATTGGTCAAGCACGTGAAAAGTTTGCTACAATTGCTGGCCCACAAGGTGGCGGTAGTTTAAACGGAGCGGCACTTAAATCAGAAGGGCAAGCACTGTTAGATAAACTTGATGCTGAAATTTCAAGTTACGCAGATGGCGGGTCTCCGCTTACGTGGGTGACGGGTTAAATCAATAATTGACACCTGTCTGAAATAAAAGTATAATATACTATATACGAAAGGAATAGTATGATTATATCAGTGACAGGCTTCATCGGTTCGGGTAAAGACACAATCGCAGATTACTTAGTAGCAGAGCATGGCTTTAAACGAGAGAGCTTTGCTGGTACACTTAAAGATGCAGTTGCAACAGTCTTCGGGTGGGATAGAGAACTACTCGAAGGGCGAAGCGCAGAAGGCAGAGCTTGGCGCGAAAAAGTAGATCCATGGTGGGCTAAACGCTTAAAGATGCCTAAACTAACTCCACGTTGGGTATTGCAAAACTGGGGTACAGAAGTGTGTCGACACGGATTCCATACTGATATATGGATAGCAAGCCTAGAAAACAAACTACGTAAAACAAACGAAGACATTGTAATCTCAGATTGCCGCTTTCCAAACGAACTTAAAATGATTAAGAATATGGGTGGTAAAACAGTGCGTGTTAAACGCGGCACCGAACCTGTATGGTATAATTCTGCTAAAGATGTTAATGCAGGCATGAAACGTATTGGCTGGGCATTAGGTAAAAGCGAGTTAGAAAAGTTAGGCATACATCCGAGTGAGTATGCGTGGATTGGTACTAAGTTTGATGTTACTGTTACTAATGATGGTACTATAGATGACTTATATGCTAACACCGAAGCGTTAATTATATCAGAAATCCGGAACGAGATCGCCTTGAGTCCAGCCTAGCCCTTCTTTAACGATGGCAATTTGACAATTAGCACACACTGTTCTTAAATTAAGCGGTGCATTGTTCTTTAAGTTACCATCAACATAGTACACGCTGAGTTGTTCTTTATACTTTGCCTTAAAGCCACATTTCTCACAGTGTGGCTTTTTCTTATATCCAGCAAGCATCCACGCCGGCTTTTGTGGCGCAAGTTTTCTATTCTTTCTAATACAACTACTGCAACGAGTACGATAATGAGTGACTCCTTCTCGCTTATAATTGACAGCAGATAAGTTTCTAGTACAGCTTTGACATAAAGGACGGTGTTCCATACTGTATTTAGCATACCGCAGCACACAAACCTTTGCCAAAGGCTCCTTAAAAGCCTATATTTTGCTAATACTGATAAATATTTTAAAGTATTATAATAAAAGGATACTATACTATGGCCGCATTACTATCACCAGGCGTATCAGTTAGCGTAATAGACGAAAGTCAATACACTCCGACTGCCGCTGGAACTATACCTTACATTCTTCTTGCAACAGCACAAGATAAATTAACTCCAAGTAGCACTACTGCACTTGGAACAACAGCTGCAAATGCTGATAAATTACTTACTATTACTAGCCAACGTGAATTAATTAGCACATTTGGTTATCCAGTATTCCAACAAGATGCACAAGGCAATCCAATCCATGCACATGAATTAAATGAATATGGTTTACTTGCTGCGTATAGTGCATTAGGAGTAGCTAATAGAGTGTATGTTCAACGTGCCGATGTTGATCTGAATCAACTTATAGGTACAAGCATTCGCCCAACAGGCACACCATCGGATGGTATTTACTGGCTTGATCAAACATATACTAACTTAGGATTACACGAGTTTGTGAACGGTGCTAGTTTTACTAGACAAAGCACATTAACAATATCTAGCACATCATACTTAGTTGGCGGTGTAGCTACAGGCGCACCATTACCATCATTTGGTGCAATTGGACAATATGCAGTTAACTCAACAAGTCCTTCTAGTCCTGTATACTTTAAACGTTACGATAACGTGTGGACATTAGTTGGTAGTGATGAATGGATGCTTGCTCATCCTGCAATTGTTGGTAGCGAAGCGAATCCATCTGTAACAGCTGGACAACAATTAACTATCAATTCGATAACAGTAACACTAGGCGGTTCGGGTCTTCTTATTGACGATGTTGCAACTCAGATTAATGCCGCTGTAATTCCTGGTGTAGTAGCAACAGTTAATGTTGCTGGCCACATTGAATTACGTGTTAACGGATTAGCAAAAAGTAATGGTTCTGTGGTAGACGGTAAACTTAAAATTGATGCAGGATCGCCTGATCTTGCTGCAATACTAGGATTATGGGCAGGAGTAGAAATAACACGTACTCTATTAGCTCCAACAGTACAATTTAGTGATTATCGTAACGTTCCGGCATGGAGAGTAAGTGATGCTCCAAATACACGTCCAAGTGGCAGTGTATGGTTTAAAACAACAGCAACTGGCAATGGCGCATCATGGGCATTTAAACGCTACAGTGCTATAGCCGCTGGCTTTAGTCAAGTAGCTGCACCATTATATAATAATGATTTCTCTGCAATCTATGGGTTAGATTCAACAGGTGGCGGTGCAGGCATTGCTGCAGGAACATTGTACGTTAAATATGACACAGCAGGAAATAATACAGCTACATTTACAGCATACGAAAAACAAGTTGCTGGTTTAGTAAAAATAACGGGTATATCAAATCCTCCTGCATTGACTGCACATAATACATTTAGCCTAGCAGTATCAATTCCAGGATCAGATGTTAAAACTCCAGTAACAGTTGAATTATCAGGAACAACAGCACAATCATTTGTGGCAGATATTTTATCTAAAAATATACCAAACATTGTAGCTACTGTTGAATCCGGCGGCGCTGTAAGCATTAGTCATTTAGCTGGTGGTGTAATTGAATTTACAGCATTAACTGGTAGTCCACTAACTACATTGGGTCTAGTTGGCTCAAGCCAAGCAACTTGCCCAACAAATGTATACTATGTTTCATCTACTAAATGGTTAGCTAGTCCATGGGCTCCGTTAGTGTTTACTTTCTCAGCAACTGCACCATATAGTAATCCAGCTGATGGTACACTATGGTATTATAATAATCCACTTGACGTTGATATTATGATTAATGATGGTACTAATTGGAAAGGTTATAGAACTGTTAGCAATGATGCACGTGGTTACAATTTAGTAGCAACTGATGTTAATGGACCGATATTATCTGCCAGTCAACCAACTACACAAAGCAATGGTACAACTGCGGTAGTAGCAGGTGATTTGTGGATTGATACAAGTGATTTAGAAAATTATCCATTGATTCGTCGTTACACAGGTGCTACATGGGAAACGATAGATAATACAGATCAAGTTAGTACTGATGGTGTGGTATTTGCTGATGCACGATGGGCTAATGCTGTATTTGATCCGATTGTTGACTCATTACCGAGTATTGCCGATATGGCACTTGTTAGCTTCTTAGACTCAGACGCACCAGATTACAGATTATATGCACGTGGCACAATATTGTTTAACACACGTCGTAGTGGATACAATGTAAAACGTTTTGAATCTAACTATTTAACTGATGTAAATCTAATTGGTGCATCCTTTATTTCGTCTGCATGGGTAAGCCATAGCGGAATTAATGCCGGAACTGGTGTACCATATTTTGGACACAAAGCACAACGTAATACTGTAGTTGAGGCACTTAAATCTGCAATTGAAACTAGCGTAAACTTACGTGAAGAACAAGTTGAGTTTAACTTAATCGTTTGTCCTGGTTATCCAGAATTAATTCAAAACATGATTACTTTAAACAACGATCGCAAATCAACTGCATTTATTATTGGAGATAGTCCATTAACATTAAATTCAAGTTCAACTGCAATTACAACATGGGCAAGTAATGCTAATTTTGCAATTGATAATGGAGTTGATGGTCTTGTAAGTACAAGTGAATATTTGGGTGTTTACTACCCAAGTGGTTATGCTACAAACTTAGATGGTAATAGCGTAGTTGTTCCAGCTTCACATGCAATGTTACGTACATATATACGTAGCGACAATCAAAGTTATCCATGGTTTGCACCAGCTGGTGTACGTCGTGGTGTACTTGACAACGTAAGTTCAATTGGTTATGTTGATTTAGCTGATGGTAGTACATTTAAGAGTATTGGTGTTACGGTAGGTTTACGTGATGTATTATATACAAATCGTGTTAACCCATTAACAGTATTGCCAGGAGTTGGTTTAGTTGCATATGGCCAAAAAACTCGTGCTTCGATGACTAGTGCAATGGACCGAGTTAATGTTTCGCGCCTAGTATGTTACTTACGATTAGTACTTGATAAAGTTGCTCGTCCGTTCATATTTGAACCAAATGACACAATTACACGTAATCAAGTTAAAGGTGCATTTGAAGCGGTATTGAATGATATTGTTGCTAAACGCGGCATCTACGATTACTTGGTAGTGTGTGATACTTCAAACAACACACCAGATCGCATTGATCGTAACGAATTGTACATTGATATTGCAATTGAGCCAGTTAAAGCAATTGAATTTATTTACATTCCAGTAAGATTAAAAGGTACAGGCGGAATCGCAGCAGGACTTTAATATACTCTGTTAATGGTGGTTAACCCCCACCATTAACTCGTGTATAAAAAGATAAATATATAAAAGGAATAATAAGATGGCAACATCATCATTAAATAAATTTACAGTACCATTATCAACAAACCAAAGTGCATCTGCACAAGGTCTATTGATGCCGAAATTAAAGTTCCGCTTCCGTGTAACTTTTGAAAATTTTGGTGTTAGCCAACCATCAACTGAGTTAACTAAACAAGTTATGGATTTTAAACGTCCGACTTTAACATTTGACCCGATTGAAATACCAATTTACAACAGTCGTGTATACTATGCAGGTAAACCAACGTGGGAAACAGTTACTTGTCAACTACGTGATGATGCAGGCGGAGAGACTAGTAAACGTGTTGGTGAGCAATTACAAAAACAATTTGACTTTATGGAACAATCTAGTGCAGCTACTGGTATTGATTATAAATTCCTTACACGCTTCGAAGTATTAGATGGCGGAAATGGTGCAAGTGAGCCAACTACATTAGAAACATGGGAAATGTATGGTTGCTTCTTAACATCAGTTGACTATGGTAACGCAGAGTATTCATCAAATGATCCGATGACTATTAGCTTAACTATCCGTTATGATAATGCATTACAAACTCCGACTGGTACAGGTGTTGGCACAGCAGTAGGCCAAGCATTTGTTAAATCAACAGGTGGCGTAGGTGCAATTACTGGTTAATAGCTAGTAAATGAAACAACTTAAAAGCTCGGTAATTTCCGGGCTTTTTTTTGGCGATAAATAATATAAATGGATAGCATATATGGCTGGCTTTATTAACCAATTCTTTACAGATCTAGCAACAGGACCTGATTTACGTGATCAGCAACATGCCGCACGAACCTTTGTTGATAGTTTATATAGACTCGGACCGAAGTCCGGTGCACTATTTCATGTATTCATTGATGTTAATTCAACTGTAGCACAAGGCGACCCAACTGAAATTGGGCTAATGGCAAAAACTGCTTCGCTACCTAAGTTTACAATTCAAAACAAAATTTTAAATGCATATAATAGAAAAAACATAGTTCAAGAACGTATTAACTATGATCCGTTGACATTAACATTTCATGATGATAGTGCCGATGTTGTTCGCGGCTTCTGGCAGAATTATTACAAATATTATTTTAGAGATGCAGATCAAACAGAACAACAATTTAATATGATGCACAAATATCAAAAACGAGCATCTGAATCTTGGGGTTACAGTCCAAAAAACTCAACCGAAGCTGGTAACACTCCGAATTATATTAATGCAATTCGAATTTATAGTCTACATCAGAAACGCTTTAGTAGTTATACGTTGATACGCCCAACTATCATTAACTTTGCACACGGACAGCACACCCAAGGGGAATACAATACTCTTGAACATTCGATGACTATAAATTACGAAGCAGTACAATATGATAGTGGGTCAGTTAACCAAGGTAAGGTAATGGGCTTTCAACGTACTCATTATGATAATGTACCAAGTCCATTAACTGCCGCAGGTGGTGGTACTCAGAGTATAATGGGACCGGGTGGGCTAATAGAAGGCGCAGGCGATGTCCTAACTAATTTACAAAGCGGTAACTTTGGTGCCGCAGCATTAACAGCATTACGAGTTGGTAATAATGCTAAAAACATGAATTTAAAATCAGCCGCATCAGCTGAACTTAAACAAACTGCAATGAATATACTTAGAGGACAAAATACACAAAGTACAGTTTTTGTTCCTACACAAGGTGCTATTGCTGATGGGTTATCAAAAGCTGCAAATTCAATACCGGGCCTTATTAAACCAGCAACAGGGATATTCAATAATATGAATTCACAAAGCAATCAAATACCGAGTACTAACTCTCGTACAATCATATAAAGGACCTATATGACAATAAATGGAAATTTACCTCCTAGTATCAACGTAAATGATAACACCACACAATATTTTAATAATTTTTTTAATCCTGGTATAAATGTTAATCAGAATATTGATGATTCGTTGATTGGATTTTTTCAATCTATCACCGGGAATAAGGATAGTGGGAGAACTTTAGCGGCATCGGTTTTGTATACTGCAACAAGTCAAGGAATCGACATAATGTCATTCATTGATGAATTACGTACTCTTAAAAAAGGCGGCATAATTGAACATAAAGAACCAATAGATAGTATATTAATTAATTCTACATATACTACATATCAGGAATTAATTCTTAATAAGAATGATTATAATTTTGGACAATTATTTTACCTTCCGATACAAAATATATTTTATCAACTACAACCAACAGTTGGCGGCAATTCTGAATTAGTGGCAGTAGTTAACTATAAAGCAGATCGAGTAGTATTAAATAAAGATACAGTATTATATAATTATTTTGTAGTATCGTACACACAAGAACAAAACGAACTCAATGCATATTTAACATTATTATTAAATTTAAATAGAGTAAACACTAGTTTACTTGGGCTTAGTAATAGTCCGCAACTAAACAAATATATAGCACGTGCTATACTTCCATAATGGCAAAATACGCAAACGGCAAATATCAAATAACTAATCCTGAGAAATATATTGGTAAACGTTTACCAACATACAGATCAAGTTGGGAGTTTACCTTTATGTCATTTTGCGATAACAACCCATCTATAATCAACTGGGCAAGCGAAGCAATTACTATTCCGTACCGTAACCCAGTGACTGGCAAGAACACGGTATATATTCCGGACTTTCTTGTAGTCTATTTAGATGCAAATCAACAACGTCATACTGAACTTATCGAAATCAAACCTAGTAAAGAAACAACAATGGAAGCGGCTAAAAGCTATCGCGACAAACTATCTGTAGCAATCAACATGGCTAAATGGGCAATGGCAGATCAATGGGCTAAAGCACACGGCATGCGTTTTAGAGTAGTATCGGAATTTGATATTTTTAAAAACGTTAAACGTTAAACTACTAAATAGTTTACTATGACACAAAAACTACAAGAATTATTTAACCTTGCTCCTACCGAAGAACCCTCAGTAGATGAAGCAAAGCATGTAATTGAAGAAAACACTGCAATATTAGCAGAGGTTGACCTTGCAATTGACAAAATTGATGCGGCACTACCGTATGTCAATGATATAGACACAACTGATAAAGAATTAGATGAGCTTGCCGACCTAGCAACTGATAAGTTCAAAGACTTAATGGATTTGGGTATGAACGTAGAAGCACGTTTTAGCGGAACCATACTGCAAACAGCGGGTACACTACTAGGTCATGCAATTACAGCAAGACAAGCTAAAATGGATAGAAAGATGCGTACCATTGATCTGCAACTTAAAAAGATGCGTTTAGATCAACAAGCCGCAAAAGATGCACAGAAAACAGATGGTGATAAGTTACTTGATGCAGTAGATGGCGGCACTGGCGTGGTACTTGATAGGAATGCACTACTAGCACAGATACTAGGCAAAAGCAAGCCAGATTAAAACAGCAATTTTGAATAAATAACTGTAAGGATATATAAAACTATGAAGAATTTTTTGCAACATTTAACTGAAAGCCAAAAAACATACGAGTTTGTAATTAAGATTGCTAACATCGATCCAGCGGAATCATTGGATAGATTAAAATCAGCACTTGATGCTTACGGCTTAGAAAGTTTAAGTAAACCAAAACGTTTACCAATTAAAGCCAATGATATTGATTTTCCGGCTTTGGTTAACTGCCAGTTATACTTAATGGATGCAGTGCTTAAATATCCAGTAAACGATGCGCAATTACGTGCTATTGTATCAGAACGTGGAGCAATTCCGCCTAGCAAT